AAACTGTTCCTTCCTCCCGGGGGGAGAGAACTGTTCCTTTCCTCCCGGGGGAGAGAACTGTTCCTTCCTCCCGGGGAGAAAAACAATTTGGTTCCTCCGGGGGGGGAGAAAAACAATTTGGTTCCTCCCGGGGGGAGAAAAAACAATTTGGTTCCTCCCGGGGGAGAAAAACAATTTGGTTCCTCCCGGGGGAGAGAACTTTTCCTTCCTCCCGGGGGGAGAAAAAAAATTTGGTTCCTCCCGGGGAGAAAAACTGGTCCTTCCCCCCGGGGGGAGAAAACTGGTCCTTCCGCCCGCCCCGGGGGAGAGAACTGGTCCTTCCCCCCGGCCCGGGGGAGAGAACTGGTCCTTCCGCCCGCCCCGGGGGAGAGAACTGGTCTTCCGCCCTTCGGGGAGAGAAGATTTTGGTTGCTCCTGGGGGGGAGAGAACTGGTTCTTCCGCCCTGCCCCGGGGAGAGAAAAAATCTTCCTCCCCGGGGAAGAAAACTTTTCCTTACAGAAAACTTGATGCCTCCCCGGAGGGAGAAAACTTTTCCTCCCCGGGGGAGGGAGAGAAAACTCGATGCTTCCCGGGGAGGGAGAAAACTCGATGCCTCCCGGGGAGAAAACTTTTCCTTCCGCCCTTACAGAAAACTCGATGCCTCCCCCGGGGAGGGAGAGAAAATGTCGATGCCTCCCGGGGAGGGAGAGAACTGTTCCTTACAGAAAACTCGATGCCTCCCGGGGGAGAGAAAAGTCTTCCTCCCTCCCCCGGGAGAGAACTCGATGCCTCCCGGGAGGGAGAAAAATGTCGATGCCTCCCGGGGAGGGAGAAAACTGGTCTTCCTCCCGGGGGAGGAAATGTTTTCCTTGGACAGAAAACGGTCTTCCTCCCGGGGGAGGAAATGTTTTCCTTGGACAGAAAACGGTCTTCCTCCCTTCCCCGGGGAGAAAACTGGTCCTTGGGGAGAGAAAAAATCTTCCTCCCTCGGGGGAGAAAACTTTTCCTTACAGAAAACTCGATTCCTCCTCGGGGGGAGAAAACTGGTCCTTCGGGGAGAGAAAAAATTGGTTCCTTCCCCGGGTGTCCGCGGACCGGGATTACCGGACGGTCTCCACAGGCCCCGACGGCTTCTTCGGGCGTCCCCGGAATGACAGGGCAGGACAAGGGTGCATCAGGAGAGTATGCTTTATTACGGAGGAATCCCCCGAACCAGGGCAGGGCGTTGCCTTCTATCCTCTAGGGGTTCCGGGTACGGCACTCGGATCCTCCCCGAGGGCGGAACCGATAGGACGCCCCTCAGAACCAATCCCTCGAGCCCCATATCTCCTGAGAGATCGTGGCCTCCCAGGATTGGCAGGCGAGAGACGTCCGAGGAGTTTCCTATCCGCTCAGGAGACCTCCAGCCACCGCCCCTGACACCCGGGGAGAGAAAACTTGTTCTTCCGCCCTGCCCCGGGGAGAGAAACTGGTCTTGCTCCACGGGGGACAGAAAACTTGTCTTCCTCCCCCGGGAGGAGAAACTGGTCTTGCCCTCCCCCGGGAGAGAAAAAATTGACTCCTCCCGGGGGAGAAAACTGGTCTTCCTTCCTCCCCCGGGGACAGAAAACGTTTCCTTCCTCCCTCCCCGGGGAGAGAAATAACTTTGTTCCTTCCTACGGGACTCAAGTGTTTTCCTCCGCGACGGGGAGGAACAAAAGTTTTCTCTCCCCCGACGCGTAGAAAACTTCTCCTTCCCGGGGAGATAACTTCCTCCCGACCCACGGGGCAAAAGTGTCCCTCCTCCCCGACGGGGAGAATTTGTCCCTTCCCCACGGCGAGAGATAACTTTTCTCCTTCCTACGGTGAGAAATGTTGTTCCTCCTCCCCGACGGGGAGAATTTGTCCCTTCCCCACGGCGAGAGAAAACTTTTTCTTCCTTCCCCCGGGAAGGAGAAAGCGTGTGTGCCTTCCGGGGAGAGAACTTGGGTTCCTCCGGGGGAAAAACTCGTCCTCCCTCCCCGGGGAGAAAACCGGTCTTCCTCTCCCCCGGGGAGAGAAAACTTGATTCCCCGGGGGAGAAAACTCGTCCTTCCTCCCGGGAGAGAAAACTTTTTCTTCCTTCCCCCGGAGGGAGAAAACTTGTTCCTTCGGGGAGAACACCGGTCTTCCTCCCCCGGGGAGAGGAAACTTGGTCTTCCTCCCCGGGAGGAGAAAATTCTGCTTCCTCCCTTAGGTAAAAAATCTTCCTCCCCGGGGAGGGAGAACAGGTCTTCCTCCCGGGAGAGAAAACGTGTTCCTTCCTCCCGGGAGAGAAAACGTGTTCCTTCCTCCCGGGAGGAGAAAATTCTGCTTCCTCCCTTAGGTAAAAATCTTCCTCCCCGGGGAGGGAGAACAGGTCTTCCTCCCGGGAGAGAAAACGTGTTCCTTCCTCCCGGGGAGAGGAAACCTGTTCTTCCTCCCGGGAGAGAAAACGTGTTCCTTCCTCCCGGGAGAGAAAAACGTGTTCCTTCCTCCCGGGAGGAGGAGAGAATTCTGCTTCCTCCCCGGGGAGGGAGCACACCGGTCTTCCTCCCGGGAGAGAAAACCAGTTCCTCCTCCCCGGGAGGAGAAAATTCTGCTTCCTCCCTTAGATAAAAATCTTCCTCCCGGGGAGGGAGAACAGGTCTTCCTCCCCCGGGAGGGAGAACACCGGTCTTCCTCCCGGGAGAGAAAACTTGTTCTTCCCGGGAGAGATAACTTGTTCTTCCTCCCGGGGAGAGGAAACCTGTTCCTTCCTCCCGGGAGAGGAAACGTGTTCCTTAGGTAAAAATCTTCCTCCCCGGGGAGGGAGCACACCGGTCTTCCTCCCGGGAGGAGAAAATGTTGCTTCCTCAAGAAAAACTCGCCTTGCTCCCCCTCGTGCGCGGTCGCTCTCCGCGGCGACGTCACCTCTCCTCCGCGCGGCCGCCCCGCTCACCCGTGTAGGTTGGTGGAGAGGATGTACGTGCACCCGTTGACCTCGTCGTTCAGACACGGGAACGTGTTAAGGAGTGTCAATCCTAAGAGTAATGTTAGCACTAGGAGAAGCGCGGTAGAAATTCCTGATGGAATATACGCGAACGTTGTCATAGTCAGCGTCTAGGTAGGCAGCGAAACTGACACAATGTATTTCCGCTGCCTCGTCGAAAGCTGTTTCATTTCTTACTCGCGAACTCCCTTGGAACACATCGACCTCGCAGATCACTTTTCCGTTCTCGTCGGAAACTTCTAAACAGCTTCTGGGTGCCATGTCAACGATACGATCAGAGGGTTCACACATGCAGAGATACGCTCCTGCGTCATCGTCAGCGTCACCGGCACCTGCTTCATCGGAAGTATCTCCATCATCTCCGCGTTCGCCAGCTTCTCCGCGCCACGCTGCTGCCAATGCAGCTGGGACGTTTACATGTGCACCTCCAGTCGCGACAAGCGATGCGTAGGCGCTGGCGGGAACGGGAGATGACGAAGGTACCTGTGCAGTAACATCAGATAGCCTCCCAGAGCTGTACGTGCGACAGAAAGCGCAGCCTAGTTGTACGTCGTGCGTTTCGCAGCTTGACACGTTGATGGAAACATAACTCTTGTAACAGCTACCGCATCCATGCGCTGTTTCAACGAGGTGCTTGTCAATCTCGTGCAGTAGGTCTGCGGGTATCCACCTAGTATCCGCACATACGGCAAAGCAGGATCCTGGGAGGTCTGAATCTATCAGGCAGCAAAAACTACTATAAAGACGCGAACGCGAAGAGAAAGTAGAGCTCATTGTAGCAACGTTACCTCGTCACGTGGATTAATTTATCATTTTTGCAGCGGACGAGTACGGATCGTTCAGACATCTAGTTCCTCGCCCGCGTACGATTCAAAGCGTACTTCGTCGAAAGTATTGTATCCTAGACAGTGTACGCATCTCGAGTAGAAGTAGTACACGGGCTTCCAGATGTTTTGCAAGCAATCTATGACCGGCGAGTAAAGGCAGAACAAACAGATCGCGATCAGCGAGAAAGTGACCAGGACCATAATGATCAACGACACTATTTGCTGCTGCTTCTGCTTGAGCGCGTCGATGTCCGAAGACAACGCTACCGTTGTCCCTCGATCGGTGTTCGTGGGCACGGTAGATACAGTGCCCTCATAACTGGGTTCGAACGTTACCTGCTTAGGACCCAGTAGGAACTTCTCCATGTCGTGCGTGTACTCTTGACATAGCAGGTACAGATCGAATCGGGTACTCACCGTATGCAATCCGTAAGTCACGTTGCAGAAGTAGTGGTAGTAGCCACTATGACTCGAGAGATCTTCCAAGATCTTATCGTGAACCACTAATGCGGATATGGTCAAGGACATAGCTGACAACACCGTCATCTCTCCGTACCCCGGTGGCATCTCTCCCTCTCTACGTCCTGAGTCTCTCATCACTGTCGATCTATACCCCCCTTCGGCGTTACCGAAGAACATGCTGGCCCCGCGGTGATGACCCTTTACTGTGCATTTGAGTTCAACCTCGCAATGAAAACCATCATGTGTGGATACGATGGCGGTGATCTGCGGTGTTGGGCGTGGATGTGCGATAACGAGGAAGATCTCGCAGCAGACCTTCAGTTCTACCAAAGAAGCAGGAGTCTTCTGCGTATCTACAGAATGGTACGCGTACGAGTACAGTCCCTCGCTACCCGAGGTAACATGAACTTCGATGCAGCTCACGTTGATAAGGTACGCATCGAAGTTGAACATGTTACTTTCAGGGGAATCTTTAACGTAAGTCGGACTAGTCTTCCTGGAATTGTTGTATATGGCGCTGATCAGGAAGTTGTCGTTGGACACCTTATGCGAGACAACCGGTAAGTATGACGCGTTATGTTCCATCTTGCTGAGTTCGTTCTTGTCGATACGTTGATGGAACCAGAATACCTTCCTGAAGAGATGCGCGTCCTGCGTATGGCAGCAGATCGTAATAAAGTTTCCGTACTCGACGCTGATCCTCCTCCGCTCTACATTAACCTCTTCATGTGCGCCACGGGCAGCGTAGGAGACGGAAAATAGGAGGAATAACATAACCGCGGCTAAGGTGACCGTTGCGGTCATCGTCACGGCCATCTTGGTGCAGGTGTCTTCCGTATACCTCGAAGTGACAATGGCCTGCTCTTTTTTCACTTTTCACGCATAGGAAAAAAACAGCTCCTGTATAAATATAGATGGCTCGATCATATCTCTGCTTTACTGCGATCGCGTGCTGTATCCTAACTACTGCAGCTACTACCGTTATAGCACAGACGAGCTGCGATTCCTACGCGGCCGAAACTGGTTCCTCTTCCCTCATTGTCAAAGCGTGTCCTCCAGTACCCGTAGAGTGTGTGGATGCCGCCGAGTGGACAGCTACTCGCGACGGATCCAGTTACTCGCTCGTGGGTACGCTGACCTTAACTGACGATGGCCGGTACCGCGTCGAAACCAGCGGGTACGCGAACGTTTCACTCATGTCTCTGACATGGTTAAACCTTGACGGGGAGGATCCTGCAGTGAAGGACACTGGCTATCGCATCCTGTACGTGGTAAACGATTCCCGCTGTGCCAACCTTTCTCGTTTCTACGATCTATACATTGACCTTGATGTTAACCTGACCTACCCAGAGATACGAGTGCTTGACCAAAAGGTCACCATCTTCAGCGCCTGCGTGTTTTTCATGTGGTGTCCTGGTGACGTAGTTCGCTGGACATCACCGTCGGAAACCCTGCGATACCCTGGCGAGAGTCTGCAGCAGGTTAGCCTATCACCAGATTCTAGCGAAGTCGTCAGTTGCCTTTCCGAGGGCTTTCCCCTGTCCAGGGCTTTGACATGCGGCCCAGGTAACAGAACACTCGTTGTCGTTGTCGTTACGAGTGCTGTTGCTAGCTTACTTGCTCTGTTGCTGCTCTGCCGCCGATGGCGTCTCCGACGTTGCTGTTGGTGCCTGCGCCTGAAAGGTCGCGTAACTCCTTCCCGAGACGAAGAGGAAACTATATGGCTCAATGTAAACCATTACAGCGTGCCCTTGATGGTAGAAGAATACGACTAGCTCTATCAGTTGCAGCGACGCAAGGCGATGGATGACGTTGGAGGTCCCCCGAAAAAATCCTGCACGATGTAGTACTTGACAAATTCCATTTCTCCGCTGCGGCACGAGTGAAGGTACGCGGCCAGACACAAACTTGGAACAGCATCCGTATGGCTTCCGTTTAGGACGTCTATGCTGACCACGCCATTGTTGTCCGCGATGATCAGGTGCCCCTGTACGGGATCCGAGATGTACTCGCAGGTGTCGCATTCGCATAGGAAGCTCGAGTCCCCGATCTCGTCTACGTCCTCGTTCGGAGCTCCCCCTCGCCTTTCGTCGAAAATTGACCGCCATCTCGCGTAGTGATCGTAACGGTTGTCTATCAGGTCTTCTTCGTCACGACGGTCTACTACGCCCGCTTCCGGAACCCATTCCTGTTCTCTACCCCCGTCTTCGTGATCCCAGATAGCCTGGGGACCCTGTCCCCAGTCTTCTTCGGCATCGACTACGTCGCCGGCAGCGACCCAGACTCCAGCAGGATCAACGTCCCAACCTCCGACAGCGTCGAATTCCGGAACTGGTCCCGGTAACCGTTCTAGATCGCGTCTCCATTCTGCGTCCGCAGCGTCTAGGTAGTCGCCTAGCTCCGCGTTCATAAAGCTCATATATTCCTCTTCTGACATCAGCACCGTCTCCGGATCCACATAAAGCATGTTCAGCAAGTTTTCTGTATCGTGAGGAACCGTTGCTCCTTCGTCTTCTGTCAGGTCGCTTTCGTCACAACGTAGTAATTCTTCCGATGCCGCTGCCCCCGCTTCCGTTTCCTCTGCCTCTACCTCCTCTTCTATTGCTGCCGGTTCTAATATCGAAACATCGTCCTCTTCCATTCCGTAAACGGTACCTTGTACATCGTCTTCTACTGACCTCTGGAGCGATGTTTCCGTATCGGGGTTGTGTGGTTTCTTCCTGTACGTGTCGCAGAAAGCACAGGTAATCTGTGGCGGTAGTGTACATGTTGGTGTGTTTAAGAAGGCTTCGCTCTTGTAACAACAACCGCAGTCTGACTCTTGCACGCACAAGTCTAGTGTTTCCAAGAATTTAGGAGGTAGGTAGCATACTTCCGCGGATACCGAGTAGATGTTTACATGATTAGTGGTTTCGCAAGACAGACAGAAACGGGTATTCCTAATGCCGAACATCGCAAACGGTTATAAAAACATCGCTTACAATATCATTTTTACGACCTACATGAAAAAATCTTGTTCATTCATGTCTAAAACGTCTTCGCTAGAGGATAACGAGCCGTCGCTGCCGTCGCTCGCCGAGAACGAGCTGTCGCTCGAGGAGAACGAACCACCGTCGCTCGAGGAGACCGACTCGCTACCGTCTCCGTCCTGAGCGGCAGCGCCCACGTCCTGTGCTTCGTCATCTGATGAAGATACGGCGGAAGCACCTTCGTCGGAACCGTAACCAGCATCCGTACCTGAATGGTGATACCACGCAAAGTGCCTATGTTCAGATTCTTCTTCCGATTCAGGGTAGTGGAAGGAACAGTTTCCTACGTGTACGTCGCTGCTGCAGTTGTAGATTCTACGGTACGTGGAGCAGAAGCTGCAGGAAATTTCTGACCGCATGCACTGTCCCGAGTCCACGACAATCACGTAGTTCGTACGATACCCTAGGTGCCTCCTTAACATACTGGCTATTTCGGGACGTAGGTGATCTGGGTTGATTGTATAGATACACACCTTGCTTTGTTCCACCGAACACCCGGTACCTTCGAGGGGGAAACGCTGCATGGTGGTGTCTTCCGGATCAACCTAACAGCTATTAGTTTTCAACTTTATGGCTTTAGAAAATCAATAAAAATAAAACTAACGCAGTAAGGACGAATCTACGAAGGTTCCTACTACGATCAACACCAGTAGCTGGATAAAGGTAAACTCTTGGTTATTGGTGGCGGAATTCTCCTCGGATGCTTTACGGCGGATTCTGCTATTCTTACCTTTTCCAGGGTTTAAACTCGGTAAGCAACAGCAGGAAGAACTGGGAGTATCGCGTGAGAGACGCCCTGGACAGTTTACAACTTCAGGCTTGCCGAGGGGAGCGCAGTAGCAAGAGGCGGACCTTGGAGCCGTAGAGTGTCCTGGACAGCTTCCGACTTCGGGTCTCAGGGACTCGCAGTAGCAAGAGGCGGAGCTTGGATTAGAGTGTCCTGGATAGCTTCCGACGTCGGGTTCCTGCAGGGACTCGCAGTAGCAGAGGGTGGAGCTTGGAACCGTAGAGCTTCCGACGTCGGGTTTCCGTAGGGACTCGCAGTAGCAATATCTGGAGCTTGGAACCGTAGAGCTTCCGACGTCGGGTTTCCGTAGGGACTCGCAGTAGCAGAGGGTGGAGCTTGGAACCGTAGAGCTTCCGACGTCGGGTTCCTGTAGGGACTTGCAGTAGCAGAGGGTGGAGCTTGGAACCGTAGAACTTCCCGGATAGCTTCCGATGTCAGTCTTGAAAGACATGCAGTAGTAGGAGTTGTCGCCTGGACCTGGAGTTTTGTTCTGTTGCGGACACCGGCTCTGATGTTTCGGACAAGGCTTTGAACCGTCCTGAGCTACGGTACCTGAACAGCACGTGTTATGTACCTTAGAAGTACAAAGTCGTGTGCTAGGATTCTGTTGCTGTACGCCGCTGGCACCGTTTGCATGTGTCGTGTTCTCGCAAGATGGACAAGTGGAAGGCTGTAGCCGTGACCGAGGGCGAGGCCTAGGTTTATATGGTATGTTGAAAGGTGCCAACAGGGGAGAGAGGAAAGACTTGGAGCATTGTGGAAAATAGGGTCGTCGTGGAGGGAGCGAACGTGGAGGGGGACAGAGAGGACAGAGTTCAGGGTTAGATGACTCTGGTATTAACGGGTGCGGGCACGGAGGAGGACAGAGCGGCGGTAGCATCTTTCCAGGTTTTCCAGGTCTTCCAGGTCGAGTCGGAGGTCTCGGCGGCGATGGCGGTCGACAGGGCCGCGAGCAAGACGGTGGGTAAGGCAAGTGTGGTTGCGTTATTCCATCCGAATCATGGCAGTTACCGCGCATTCCGGATACGCCAGTACCGGCTACGCAGGAATGGCAAGGTTGTTCGTTGCTCGAACCTGTTGAACCGTTACTCGCCGACTCCGATGCGTAAGCACCGGTTGTCCCCCCGTCGGAAGCTGCTGAAGGTGATCCTCCTGAAGCCGACCCTCCTGAAGCCGACCCTCCTGAAGCCGACCCTCCTGAAGCCGACCCTCCTGAAGCCGACCCTCCTGAAGCCGACCCTCCTGAAGCCGACGAAGACACGGGACACATCATGACAGGTTCAGCGCTCAGTGCTACGCAGCACACGAAGCAGGCAAACAGGATCATACCTGCGCTGTTGCCTGTAACCTACTGAACCTGAAACGAAAACCGGTACCCGAGTTGCCGTTGGTCAGTAAGATTTGGAGCTCCTCAGATACTCCGCTTAGTAAGCAGCGCCTTATTTTTTCAGTTATACAGATAAGCATGTACCTTCAGATCCACTTTCCACCGAGACCTGCTTCACCAGCATCATCCTGGTCCTACCGTCCTCGAACGCCAGGCAAGAATAGTTTCCTCTATCAGAAGCGCTAACGTTGGCCAGCAGCAGCAGGCAGGTCTGACCGCCGTGCCCGCCGAAGCACCGAGGCCGTGGCCGCACGCAGGCGAGCGTCCTGTTGTGTACCCGCCACGCGTACTCTGCGTGATGAGACTCGACGGGACATGTCAAGTAGTGCCTGGAACCCGATACGGCTTTCGATGCAGACATGATCGGTTCGTTGTAGTTACAGCGTTCGTTACCGGCTACGCTGCCTGTATCTTTGTAGACTGAAACGCAGGACGTCCCATTCCACCGGCAGTACGGGTCTCCTGACTGCACGCAGCCAAGGCACCCTCCAGAGTATTCCGAACAGGCACTGTCCAGCGAGGTCCAAGACACGCCGTCTCTAGAGGCCACGTAGAGAACAGGAGACTTCCCTCCTGTGGGTAACGACAGCAGTATGCTCATGGATGTCATCGAAGCAGACGCGTTCGTCCTTTCCGCTGACAACCCAGGCGCTACCCAGCTGAAGACGTTGGTAACTTTTCCGTTGCGCAGCACGAGCTTGTGAACGTCGCCTACCGCGGTTGCCAAGATAAGCAGCGTTGGTGCCATATCGGTGGTGTTGGATACCGGACCGAGGAACGCTACCAGGTGCGTGTAGTGGTACTTGGAGTAAAACAGGGGGATCCCTTCGAGAGGAGAATCTAGCTCCGGGTAGGTATCCGCGAGGGTCGCTGTCTCATGAGGTGTCGACGACGATAGACACTCTCCGGGGCGCGTCTCCGGCCACGCTCCGTAAAATCCCTTGAGCGGAGAATGTTCAAAGAGCCTCTCTATACCGGATAAAGGGTACGCGCACACCGCGGAGCGGTTCCATGCGTCCGACAGCACGACGTAGAGGCTCGCATCGGCACCTCCAGAGCACGTGTCTTCCCAGAGCAGCTGCGACGCATCCTCGACTCGGTCGAAGGCTTTGTTTCCGAAGCGGCACTCCATCCGCGCCTTCAGGAAAGTGCTCCACCTGGACCTGGATAGAGAGCTAGCACCGCCTAGGTCTTCGGCGCACACCCTTCCTAACATGGGCATCGTTCTGTCGGAGAGCTCGTTGAAAAGGTAGTATATCGCGTCCGCACTGTAGCACTTTGTCCTCATCAGGAACACGGGCTCGACAGACGCGCCAGAGAACGACGACGAACCCAGGTACAGCGCGGAAAGTCTGCCACCGCTCGGATTTCTACGGAGGTTTGGTTGGTCGCTACTCGTACCCTTCTTCTCGTGGGTGGTATATAGATCGTTCCCGCAAAACAACAACGGACGCTTGCGGCTCCTGGTGTCGAACGGTGCGTAACCTACTCCGGAGACGGGCGACGAAAGGTTCCCGTCGGATAACAAGTTCCAGCAGCGGGGATCGCCGAAGTTGGTTCCGCACAACAGCACACCGCTGCCGTTCTCGTACACGGTGGAGATGAAGTTTCCTGGACCGGATATGCCCGAGGGGATCTGTACGGCCAAGTTCGTACCGTCGCGGCCTAGCATGTAGAGCACGGAATCTCCACCTACGTAGACCGTCCCGTCCAGGCCTTCGTATAGTGACGTTCTTTCTTCGGGACTTTCGAACGAATAATTCAAGCTCGAGCGGGAGTAGATGCGAGGATTTACCTTAGAGCAGACACGAGCCGCCTGAAAGTTTCCAAAGAGCGTCAGACTGCTCGCTAGAACTATTAGAGCTACGTTCCTCCACGGCATCGTGGCTGAACTTAACTCTATCAACGTAGTTAGTTTTCAGTTTCGACGGAACACAGTCCAGGCTTTCAGGGTGCGAGCACCTATCCTCTAGAGAACCTGATGATAGAACCCGACGCGTCATTTTCCGATTCTTCAGCACCGGTAGAGTGTAATGAGCACGTCGAAGACGGCGGTAGTTCCTCCATCTTGAGCTGCGGAACGCTAGCTTCTCGTTCGTCGACGAGATGCTGCATAGTATCCAACATCCGCTGAACGTCCTCGCGGCTGAGTCGGAATCGTCTCCGGTAGAGCTCGTCGAGAACCCTACGAATCAGCAGGTACGAGGCCACGCCGACGGATGCGGAAAGCACGGAAAACATCACCGCGCGCAACACAGAACGCAGACGCATTTCTTTTAGCACGAGTGTCTAGACGAAGCAGAGATAAAATTTCACTTATCGGAAGAGCTGTGTAGACCTTAGTCATACTGGCAAAAAAATGCTGGGTGAGAACCAAAGCTATAGGCCTGAGCGGCACAGGTACAACTGAAGTAGACACCGGCGCAGGTAGCGACACGCGCATGCGAACAAGGACGTCGCCGTGAATACCAGAAGGAATACGACTAGAAAGGGGACGAGGAAGAGCCAGCGGATGCCTAGAGGAGCCTCGGAGATCTCGCAGACATCGCCTACGTTCAGGACCAGCGACTCTATAGTCGACTCTTCATAATCCACCACGTAGCAATGATAGCGGAACGAACACGCGTCGGAAGGCCACGGAACTACAGCTTCTATCTCCAGATCCGAGGAAGAATTGTCTAGTGCAGGCGTTTCCTCGGAACGGCCGCCGCAGGACGGAGAGAGCCAACCCACAATGAACCTCGAGCCCGCCTGCCGGTTTAGGTAACAGGATGCTGAGACTTTACACTTTGAGCGGTGTCGTCGCACGGACTTTACCAGAACGTGCAGAGAAGGCCTCCGGTGACGAGAACCCGATAACATAGACTGTCGCAGCGGCATCGCCGTCAGGACAGGTACTGCCGCGCTTCCGACTACAAGCCGAATGCACGACGACCAAGAAGGTTCCGCTTCACCGGACCTCCTCAGGAAGTACAGACCCTCATGCAGTTTCGATACGCGTGGGATCTGCAGGTGCTTCGCCGAGACGGAGATGTTCATCTTCTCCGCGAGCTGAGAAACCATGACTTCATGGCCTCCGGAAGAAAAGTAGGCGATAATGCGGCCACCTCTCCTAGTCTCGTTAACGCCTCTGAAGAACAGCACGGCAGTATTAGCATCGGAAGAATGTTCAGGCCAGGGTTCCTGATACGGAAATAGGCCCGTCTCCAGGAGGACGCGGGTTCCGAACGTGGCGTAGCGAAGCCGGGGGTCTCGGCAATGCTCTTCTCCGGTGCCGGCGCCGCAGGTGGGCACCGCCAGCAGCGCCGCCGCCAGCGCTAACGCTGGCACTGTCGCGGCCGGCGCGCGCGCAACTGGCATCGTAACCTGATAGAAAGGTTGGATTGTGAAATGCGCGAGCGATGCGGGTCAGGCTCCTTACCCGACAGGCATACTTTTTCTCTTTTGCGAGCACTTAAATAACCAACTAACTCATTCCTCGTCGGAGCCCTGTGGAGAACCGGGGACCGATGACATGATCACGTCCGACGTACCTACTGGACGAGCCGTGGAAGCCGTCGCAGCCTCGCTAGCAGCATCTTCTTCCTCCAGCGTGTTGTCGGAGAGGTGATCGGCCACGGACGACTTTACCGAGCAGAGATCTCCGTACACGTCATCGATCTTCGTCCTCAAAAGGGAGACCACGTAGCCAACGTACGCGGAGTCCTCTTTGTCACCGCGACCATCTAGTAGCTTCTCGATAGCGTCGATGTCCTCGGATAGCTTGGAGATGTGCGACGCCACGGAGTTTATCTCTAGGTAGATGGAGCGAAGCTTGCTGGACTCCTGTACCGAACAGTAGTCGTCTATGGCTCTCAGCAGGTGACACGTCCGGTCATGGGAATGTTTCATCTTTTCGCTGATTGCGGCTACAGCTCTACGTACCCGGCGGAGACAGAACTTAGACCTCAAGGAACTATATACGCGAGAGATCTTTCCGATAGCTGAGTGCAGATCCTCGAACCTAGATACTGATGCTTCTAGGGACACGCAAGCTACCAGCCTAGAATCCATCTCTGCCAGCGTGACTACTATCGTAGATCTTTTTTACGTTTTGGAGGACCATGGATTAGAAATAAAAAGTCCTCCGGATGCTCAATCGGAGCTCGAGGTCGATTCCGAGTTCGAGGTCGGCTCCGAGTTCGGGGTCGGCTCCGAGTTCGGGGTCGGCTCCGAGCTCGGGGTCGGCTCCGAGTTAGTTTCGTTCTCAGTACCCTCGAATAGAGTCATACCCGAGACAGAATTCGCCACGTACGGAATCATGCGCAGGGACAGCACACCGATATCTTCCAGGAGACGCCGCAGGTTAGAGACTGCGCGAGACATCTGCTCGTGGTGGCCTGAATGAGCGCTGAATTCCAGCCAGACGTTACGCGTGAAACATGAGATGTTCTCCACCATGGCTCGCATTCCGTACAAGTACTCTATCTCCACGTCCAACACGTAAGGTTCCGATCCCGAGGACGAGTACCCTGTCATGTGGTTCTTGATGCACTCCGTGGAAACGGACACGATCGATAGCTTGTCAATCATCAAGATCAGCGCCAAACGTGGAAACGCGTGCTCGGAGTTCTCGGAGATTTCGGAAAGGCGATGGCACGCTTGGTACGCTTCCAGTATCTTCCGGTGGATATCTTCCAGGTACAGCGTCAGGTGAAGAACCTCGGAGCGGCACCCCTGCAATATGGGGAACCCCACGGGAAAACGAGAACCAGAGAGACGCATGCCTACGATAACGCACACGTAGTGGCGGTGATGCCCTGAAGGGTGAGAAAACGACAGGTAATGGTTCCCTAGTAGTACTAGCATGTCACCGCGAGACACGCGACGCACGCTAGCGCCGTTCACCGACCAGCGCCCGTGGAAGTCGGTCAGGCACAACACTGCCACGCACGACTGGAATCGTGGGTAGAACAAGCAGATGTTTTTCGCGTAGTCGCCGCGTGAAAATCGAAGAAAGGAAATCACGAAGTTCGGAGATAGCTGAAAGCCGTTAGCAGCCAGCAGGTCTGTTAGAACCATGGGCAACTGACACAGCGGAGACTCCGGAGAGTAAACCGTCGTTACGCTGTAACACCGGTATCGTTCCTCACGCCGTACCAGTTTCTCCCAACCGAAGGTTCCATGGTAGATCCTGGACATTTCGACGATTACTTCCGAGAGGCCGTGCACGTACAGTGTGAAGTTGCTAGGCATCGGATACTGCTCCGTTGCGCACAGGCTGGAACGTAGGTGCACGCGAGAGGGACGCGGAGGCAGGTATGGCGGTGCAGGCTCCATTTTGCTGCGCTCGCCATCAGAAGCCGCAGATACTTTTTAAATTTTCAAAAAAATACCCGTAGTGCGCGGATACGCTGCGCCCGAGACTGTGTCACCCAGTAGCATGAGAGTATATCTCCGCGATAAGTTCGTATCCTCTTCCATCAGTAGCATCGGTTGAGTGACGCATCATTTGATGCAAACGAGCGGCACTAGGGGTGCGCTAAGAGCGAGTCCGACCTACCCCGCCCCTCCCCCCACCGGGCAAGGACGGCGGCTCCAGATATACCACTGGAGCCGCCGCCGATGCCCGGTCCCCGGTGGACGGGGGGGGGGAGGGACGGGGAAAATTCCCTCCGCAGGCCAGTGGCCCCTTTTCCCGCCTCGGTGAAACACACTCTTTTTCGTAAGCACTTTCTTTCCTTTCAGCACAGCTCCAGCTACGAGGAACTAAGACTATGATACGCCGTATCCTGCGAGCTAGATTGACCAACCGTACTAAGGAGAATATGCGCTTACATAGTAAATGGGTATTAGTTTTTCCGTTTTTAAGAGGAATAGGAACACGAGGTTAGTCGAGAGGACCACATGTAGGGAGCTAGACAGGACACTGCCCATGACGCAGTGACTGGCTGATGGCGTATCCAATTTCATGTTTAATGTGACTCGCTTACAAAAAGGTACCATCTGCTCAGGAGACCATGACTCCGTAGAACAGGCGGGTTCTGTACACGTGGTGTCGAGCAGACAGACCGCTTTCGTTCACCACGGACACGTCCACGCGGTGCGTTCGCCCGGTACGAGCCAGGCGATGAGTCACCACGCTCACCAGGAAGATGATGTCGCGGACGGTGGCATACCGGTTGGATGGTACCGTGTCAGGTTTGTGGCATACAATGAAAGATTCTTCGCAGCGCGAGTTGATGAAGTTAAGATGGTGGTGCGCGACGTGATGCAAGTCGTCGTAGGGATTGAGGTTAGGAACGGAACCCCTAGGGATCAAGCTGATCACACGATCGCGAGTAATGATCTGGCAAAGGTCTTGCGTGATAAGGTGCTCTTCACCATCGAAAGAGCGGTAGTCTGAAGGGTAACCTATCTCGTCATCGTCGTCCTCCTCGGCTGAATCGGCATCGATACTCACCCGTTCGTGCACACACACCTCGAAGATGCCGTCGTTGATGTAGAGGTACTGAGAGGGGTAGATAACCTCTCCGGGCACGAAGGACGTCATGCGCATACGTTCCACCACCGCAAAGTTTACGCCCGAGTGGCGACTGAACACTGAGGAGCACGTTCCCAGGTAGATGTCCACAGGCACAGGGCCATCGTAAGATATTCGCTCTATAGGCTGGTATCCGGGGTCACGCAGCGCGTAGGGGAACTCGCCGACCACCTGAAAGCTATCCTGACGAGACCGGGAACGTACTCGCAACGAGCACGAGTGCATCACGCATGATAATTCGCCGATACGTACGGAAACCTTCTCTGCGGGATCCAGGTGTATTGCGTACGAAGTCGATCCGACATTCTCCAAGCAGATCAGAACGCTGACCTTCAGGTGGTATCCAGAATTCTCGTCAGGAGGACTGGTGTGGTGATACACGTTGGCGTCCGAAACCAGGCGCATGTACGATTGCCGAGAAGTATCTGGGATCAAGATCATGGAAGCCGGTAGTTCCTTCTGGATGAAGTCATCCAGTCCCTGAGGTTCAAGGTGTCCTAGAGGGATCGTAGAACCATGTTCCTTCACCGCCGTAGCATGCTCTGCCATGCTCTGCAGTATAGCATGGGACAGAGACGCTTCCAGATGAGAAAATACCTTGTACTTGAACATCGTGCATCTGTTCCTCGTCGTTGTGTGCTGCAGTATCGGATCTAGAGACCTATTATTCTTCATTTTTAGCGGAAGGACATCATCTGTAGTAAAAAAGTGCCTAAAAAAAGTGAGGGATATCACTGATACCTTCTGCGCTTGCGGCTCTCGGGTCCGAACCGCATCAAGAAGGCTTCATAAGGATAGTTCACAGACTCGTGACCGCCGCGCATGATCATCATGTTAGGGAGCGGGGAGTCGTTCAGCACGCTTAACAACGTACCTTCTTCCACTCGCGAGTTCAAGACATTGCTGCCGTCAGCCAGTGAGGTTGAGACTAGGAACCCCGTTCGCAGCGAAGAGTCCAAGCAAGCCACCAGTACCAGCTCTCCGGGCTGTATCCAGGTAGAGATCCTTAACTTTTCGTTCACCACGACGCAGTCAGACAGGATCATCTCCGTCTGCGCCACGTCGCTAGCGAACTCGTTCCATGGACCGTCACCGAAGAGGATCGTGCCGCTGATGCCTTTGGACTGCAAGGACTCGAGGTGGGAAGGACTTAGGGCCTGGCGCAGCGCGGACAGGTGCTCGGTCAGGAATCGTTCGGGGAAGTCGATGATCTTGTGAAGCATGATGGGCGGGAAATGATCGGCGATCTACCAGGTACACTCTTTTTTCAATAATGTGCTGCTAGGAACATGAACCGGTTACGTTCACGATCAGTCATGGTCCGTTCATCACCGCGAACTTCCATCTCTTCATCGAGATCTCTGCGTGCTGCTCTGCACAACACGATCAGGAAGATGATAGCGGAGATGATGGTTGCCAATGCCAGCAGCCCATACCCTACGGCAATCAAGGTATCTGGGTCAAACGGTTCCGGAGACGTCGGATTTACGGACGTCGGGTACATAGACGTCGAGTAAGCGGATGCCGGAGCAAGAGGTGTGGAAGACATGGGCTCGGCGATGACGGTCGCGTTAACTGTTGTGTTAACCATGGTCGTCTCTCGAGCCGATCTGTATCTTAGGACATATTTTTCCTTTTTCGGAGTAAGAGATGACTAGTGTCCAATGGTCCGAATGATAAAAATTATAGCCAATTGGTGGCAAACCTGTACGAAGCGTGTGATGATACCGCTCCGTAGCTTCAGGTTGCTTTGTAGTTCGCTTGAGGTTCTATCGTCCTCGTAATTTCCCGAGGGCGCGCGGGTCCGAGGAATGGTTGCCACCCGTTCCTCGGACCCGCGCGCCGCGGGAATCCGTTTCGCCGTACCGAATCGAAATCCTTGATCTCGTCGTCTCAGTTACTGACCTGTGTAAATGAAATGTTTGGGTACGGAAGGCATTAACCGTTTTTTTGGCCTTGATCGTCAGAAATGTTCGTGATCTGTTAGCCCTGGAAGGCTAGTGCCCGAACCAGCCACGGGCGCACCTTCCAAGTGTGAAGGAAAGAATGATCCATTGCTAGTGAGAGAGAAGGAGTTGTAGGCGTTTAGCGCACCTCGAGGTTGCTGAGAAGATGACAACCTCGACGCGTGCTCATACCGCAACTTCTTCTTAGGCAGCAACTCAATTGTTAACTATGGCTTGTTTTGCTTAAGGTCTACTCTTCGCTCCACGGCCGGAGGGAGGGCACCACGGCGAGAAGAGGAAGGACAGGAGGAAAGGATAGGACAGGACAGGAAAGATTAACGTGTTATGACGAGCGCGGAATGGTGAAGAGGACGCGGGACATTCTGGGGAAGACGTCGCGCGTCCGATTCACCTTCCTCCGCTAGGTATAACTTTACGGTTACACTCGTTGGCAGAAATGCACTAGTCACCTGGCAGACAAGGGTAAGGACAATAAACTGCATATGTAGATGTCTCAGATACCTGGAAAGCCAAGCTAATAAGATCGTAGTATCATAGCAATAATGCGTGCCGGAATGGCTGGGATGCATCTACTTAAACTATCGGTTGAGAATAATATTCTGTTTTGTTTAATTCTGTTTGAAATCTGTATCGGCTAATAATTGTTTTGCCAACTACACGCTTAGAAACATCAACTAACATTTTCACAAACTACCTTCAACTATGATCCAGGACAGCAGTAGTAATACGCTAACTGATCTGGATCATACCTGCAGGCAGGACAACTTAACATAATATACGTTTACTGATCTGGACCTAATGTTTGTTAACTTGTTGAGCGAGGGATATCTACCGTGCCGCTGCGGCAGCAACGGCTACAGCAGGCACCGCTACACATGGAGTGACGACGTTGTTTCTGGCACTTCACTAATGATTCATAGGTGCAACATCTGTAACAGTAATAAGTTGACTTATTACATCACGCTTAAGTAACTCCATAGCCTGATCGCTTGAATAAATGTTTACTTACTTTAACCTAAAGTAGTTATGGATCTTGGATTAACTCTACCTTATCTACCTTATCTACCTTATCTACTATCTACCTTATCTGATCTAAGTATTAGTCTACATAACCCGCATATTTCCTACGTACTTATCCTAGTTCATGTCTATTCCTATGTACTTATCCTAGTTTATGTCTATTGTCTATTCCTATGCACTTATCATACTAACTTATTATACTCCTATTACCACCACCTCAGGAATGGAGATAGATACTGGGTTCTATATGGTTGGATCTCAGGTTTTAGGATTCAGGTAGGTTGACAGAGGTTAAATACTGTTAGCAAATATAAACGTTATTACCGTGAGCTGAATCAGTGGTTCACCGCGCCAGAGAAATACGTCCAGGAACGCAGCTACCTGCTAGAAGGCGAACCCGCCTGCGAGTAGGTGCTGGTTCTTTTGGTATCCTGCGTGATCCTGACATGGTAGGTCTGATCTCGGGAGGAACTACGGGGTGGTGTCCTCCACCTCATTCCTCAAGACTTCGTAGAGGTGGATAATTTGTTTCGCGTACCAGTCGGCCAGACCTTAGTTACCCACGCGAGAGCTTGGAACCAGCCGTACCTCCGCAATAGCAGAGCAGGTGTTCGCACAGGCTACCTCTACACCAGGCGCGTACACCGACCGTTGATCTTTAGTCGGGTCAGCTCGGGAACGGTATGCGGCGGAACCTCTTGGGCCCAGTGTCTGGCCTGAGCGACCGTCGTCCAAGTTCGGTACCAGGTTAACAATAAATAGCTTTAATAGGTTCCGAGCAGACTTCGAACCTGGACGAGACATTATCCTCTTCCTTCGTCGTTGCGCGCTGGTGGCGAAGGGCACTTCTGCGTAATGATAACGGGAATATGCGGTAGACTCATATACGCCTGGCGTACCTAACATGCCGATGCTGTCAGTATCCGCTCGGCCGGGCTAGGCCCGGCCGGCCTAGCCCGGCCGGGCCCGGCCGCTGCGTACCGTACGACCACTACATCATAATTGTTACCATACCATCTTAATAACAGTATTTATTTTCATTTTAGCGGGACAAAGGAACATGGTCGTTTAGAGACGGAGCGGAAGCCAAAAAAATGACGTGTTGCTTCAGTAAACCATCTCCTGGTAGTAGTTGGAGAACACACCGGCTTTACACGTAGGTACCCACATGAACAGCAGCACGTAGACGGAGAGCATCATCGCTAGGTATATGATGACCTGCCTGTCGACAGTCTTTCCGCCCGCGTCGTTTATCATCGCTTTCATCCTCGAACAGGCATCTAAAAAGCAACGTCTGTCTACCCACGCCTTCCAGGAAACAACAGGTTCGCCAGCGGCAGACACTACCTCCTCTCTAGCGTATACCTCTGGGTACCTCTTTGACGTTAGCACGCATTTTCCTTGTCGAATGTCAACATCGCACCCCATGCGTACCGTCGCGCAAGCGCTTAGCGTGAACTCTTCCGCGGAAAATATGTAGTCATCCCTAGCTTCCTCCATGAAGTACCTGGGTTCGCTTTCGACACCTGTAGCTGACGCGTACCGACAGTGTCCGGAACTACAGATCACTTCCAACGAAAGACTGCGTGGAGATAGTACCTTGTACTCCCATACCGAGTAGACGAACATGACAGAGATTACCAACACCGTGATGAGACTCGCCGTCAATGTGCACCGTACCCGCCCTCTGGGTACTTGCGGAGGTTCTTCGATTATAGCAACGTCATCCGCCTCGAAGGACGTGTCAGAATCGAGCATCCGCGCGTTCATTACAAAACTGCAACTCAGAAGCGGTATCATCGGGTCCAGCGGCGTTAGTCAGGTTATTTTTCCGTTTTCACCGCGGTACAAAAGTAGAAAAGTAAAAAACTGAAATGAATGCTGACTCTAGGCCTTCTGGTATCTACCGGTCGGCCGTGAAATGTGTAACCTTCGCGGGTATGTTTTCATGCTGCCGAAGGCGGTTTCTCCGTGACACGACAAGGCTCGGAATCGTTGCTGTAAGCTATCCACGAGTAGGTCGTATGGTTAGTACGCGTGCCGGAAATTCCCACGATCCGCAGGAAAGGATACTTGTTGCTTCGGCGTCGGGAATCCACCTTGAGAAACCTTCCGTCGCGGACAGAGATACCACGTCCTCTCCGCAACAGAGTCAAGCGGCTGCCTTGCTCGGTATCCATCCTGGATGCTTCGTTATACCCGCGGTTGCAGATGGTGACGTCTGTGTCGGTTTCCTTCGCATGGGACGGTTGCTTTCCACGTACATACGTCTTATCTTAATTATCAATTTTGCCGTCCATGCGGCAACTGTGGCGGCTCCTGGTCTTGGGAGCGAAGAAAAAGGCGGTGATGGTGATAGAGGTGGTTGTGGCGGCGGTGATAGCAGTGACTGCTTAATCTATTCTATCTACCGGGTCTGTAACCTACCGGTACGGCAACCGGTTCGCTCAGGACGCCTAGCAAGGCGTTGGTAGGAACGGGACCTGATCGTTACGGAAGTCGCGCTCATACCATCTTCGCACCGTCCGGAACGGTGACGCCTACATTCAGACTTCTTATTTTTAACGTTGTTGACCTTTGATCTGCTCTATTCCGTTCTCAACGAACGCATTTCTTCCGAGGAACGAATTCCTTAGCTTCATACGGAGTCATGAGATTAAATAACTTAAGAGACAGTACGTCGGGACGGGCGGACCCGAAAGGGTCCGGGGCGGGCCAGGGACGGCCGCACTCGGCCGGCGCGATCCCGTTAAACATGTATAGCCTCACCCGGTTCATAGTCTATAATTAGATAGATAGTTGAGGTCCAAAAACGGACGGAATGCCGCGGCGGCACCGAAGGTCGATGTACGTCGCGTAAGTGTGCGTGTGCGGGCGCGTCCCAAGAGGATGCGCTAGCGCGTGAGTGAATGAGTGCGGAGAAGGTTGGAAGCAGGGAAAGTCAGTTAGGACGTTCGGCTCGAGCCGCGCGGACGTACCAGCGGCCCGCGCGACAGGACCGAGAATGGGTGAAGTGCTGTGTGGCGGCGCCGCGCCGTCGATGCGGCGCCGCGCTCAGTGCGTAGTGCAGCGGCGGTTACATTTGGGAGATCCGGGGACGTGGTCGTCGTGCAGGGTCATCTCGGCGCACGCGCGGAGGGCTAGGGTCCGTACACAGATAGGCTTTGTCATTTAAAGTTCGATATGGGTATGGAGAACGGTGTAGGCGAACAGCTCGTATGCGTAGTAGTGGGCTGTACGGCCTTAGTCTCGAGGGATATTCCGAAGCTGTTGATCTCTTCCGTAGACGGTTGCTCGGTGATGATGGTCAGCCGCTTGACGCGCTTCTTGCCAGGCCGCCCTGGCGCGCAGCAGACCGGTTTGGTGTTACGATCGGACATCGCGCGGTGTGATTTAGTGGCGGTAAAATGAGGTAGTTTACTACGGTATCACGTGCACATGTCCACTACGACCTTTTATGGGATTTAATTTTCTATTTTCCCCGGATAACGTAGAGCAGAGACTCATCAACCAGTCTCGTCAGTGACGGTGGGAAACGCGCCGAGGACAGGGCAACGTTTATCTTGCGTATCCAGGGTAAGTAGTAGTCTACGCTGTCGTAGCCCTGGCTCATAACAGCCGTATATACCCGAGAGATATCTTTATCGATGTTTGAGTTAGATCGGGGATGAAAAGGCTTGGGGTCCACCGTCAGCGAATCGTACAGGTCCTCAAACTCGTCCTCGGTTACGCGCGTCATAGATAGCGCCATCGCGTAGTCCCCCGGCGGGAGCAGTCCGCGAAGCACGAACTTGTGCGCTCGCAAACTCTCAAAGTCCTCCTCGTGGATAACATCGAGTACCTCGTCGATGAGAGCGGATTCCTTCTCCAGCTTCTCGCGAGCTTCGGACAGTTTATCGCGGTAGCTTAGCGCTAGGTCTTCGATGTCCTTCTTGCCCATTTAGGGACGGAAAATCTTGCGCGTATCTACTCCGTAGACGTAACGTAACCGCGTCGGGAGCCTAGCAGCGCCAACTGCCGCTAGCAGCACCAAGATAACAACCGCGGTACCGATTAGCCAACATAGCCGCACCGGCTGCAGAGGTACCCGGTTGTCTACAGGTACGTCCCGGCGGGTGCGTGCCAACGATCCTAGAACGCGCGCGGTGCCGCAGTTGGCCATCGCCGATCCCGAATTCACGACACGGAGATCGATGATCTCCCCATCTGGTGCTGAACACGAGCCTAGGTGCAAACTCTGTAAGTCGATGTGCTGCGTCAGTGCCGAATACGCGATACAGTGCCGTTCCAGAGCAGTGCGTTCTCCGCGCAGGAAGGCATCTATGTCGATGTCCGCGTCTCTTTCCAGCTGAGCGCGCAGTCCAGAGGGAAGGTCGTGCACTGTTTCCGCGAAGGCTTCCAGCAGTAACTGGAAGCTGAGCGTTTCGTTGTTGTTGCAGGCGTTTATCACGCTCACGTGGCAGTTGCGCATACGTCCGGTGATCTCCCCGATGTGGATGGCGCAGTTCACGTACCCGGCTTCCGAATGCAACGAAAGCTTTTCCAGGAACCGGGTCGCGAAGACGTCATAGAGGTTGCCGACCGTCCGTGTCGTCATTTATCCACCTGGAGAAAATGTTCCTAGCTGCAACTTTCGCCAGGAAGGAGATGGAATGTAGCCTCTTGATCTGCAGCCGCGATTTCTCGCAGGTGGACCTGTTGCATAGCATGACGAACTCGTGAAGCGTTCCTGCGAACTGTTCGTCTGCCTCCACCTCGGGGTATATGCGCAAGATCGTGTGCACGAAGAAGTGGAAGTCATAGAACCAGTTGTGTTCTACGTTAACAGTTGTACGCGTCTTCTTGTTAGGTATTTCGGAGACCTGGGAGAAGTCGAAGTCGTTGAGCGTGCAGCGGATGCGTTCCTCGAAGACGTAGGTCAACGTTCCTACGTGAATGACTAGCGGACGATCCGAGTCGAAGATGAGGATGTTATCCGGCTTCAGGTCGAGATGGATGAAGTTGTGGCAGGGCAGCTCGTAGATCTTGACGTAGAGCAGAGCCATCTGCAGGAACATGAACTTGACGTAGGTGACGACGGAGTCGAAGCCGTACTCGCCGCAGTTCTCGCGGTTTATCTTCTCCGCGGAGAACTTGGCTAGCGGGAAGATGATCACATTCCCGCGGTCGAACGTTTGATGCGCGCGCTTATCATTTTCGAAGAAATTTACCATGTAGTTGAAATGGTTGATGACGTTAATGTTGCTCTTGACCACTGCAGGGTAGAAGTACGAGAGAAGCTTCACGAAGCGTGCATCTGTCTTGCGCTGGTTGAAGATGTTCACGATACGGCGGTGCGTGTAATCGAGCGTCAACGGCTGTCCTTCGTAGATTTTGTGCAGTAGAAGTATCGTATACAGGGCGCGCTTGTAGATGCGGTACAGGAACCCGATCCTGAAATTGAGTCCCATGGCTAGCGCGCGTACGATGAGCAGCCTCTCGTCACCGGTTAGGTTGTTGTGCAGGAAGCGAGGTAACGTATATTCGGAAGTCAGATCCATGGGATGCAGGTTTCTGTTGGCTTCGAATACGAACTTGACCACGTACTCTTCTACCTTGAAGACGATACCGTAACCGCCTGTCGAAAGGTGGTAGAAGTCGTTGTTAGTCTCCGCAAACCGTTGGTCACGAAGCTGGAAGTAAGAGGGGTTGATGTAGCTACCCGAGGCAATCTTATCTAGAGACTCGCGTGTGAACTTCCGGAAGTAACGCAGCAACTTGAAGCTGGGTAGCCAGTTCTGATTAGGTTCCAGGTGCCCGTACACGTAGTTAAAGTAGATCTCGTCACCGAGTATGGTGGTCTCGGTGCGTCCTCTAGAAACTACAGTTTCCTCCTCGGTCCCGCTAGTGAATTCCATTTAAGGTGTGGATAAGCGACGCGCGCAGCGTGCTGCATGGCGCGCGGCAGTACTACTGGAATAATGTGGCCGGACTGTCAGGGACCTATAAAAATAACTGATTCGTGTAACGACGCGATAGCTGCAAGTGACGGGCGGGCGCGAGGCGGGCGCGAGGCGGGCGCGAGGCGGGCGCGAGGCGGGCGCGAGGCGGGCGCGAGGCGGAATTTGCTGGTCACTCGATGACCAAGTTCATAGGGACTGCTACGTCGTCGAAGAGTCTCAGCGAACTCCGCAGGCTTTCCTTGTGGATCGCTGCTTCGGAGACATTGACCCTCTGGATCAGCATACGCTCTATGGTCGCCAGTGCACTTGCGTCAAGTACCGCGGACAGTTCAGAGAACAGAAGTTTCATGTCAGTGTGAACTTTGCTCATAAAGGACCTGTGTCTGGAAGATTCTATGCCGAGGAAACGGCTGACTTCGCGGTAGACCATCCTGACGTTCTTGTTAGAGTACAGATCATCGTAGGAAGATGCTTGCTGGAACCTGAGGTACGGAATTGCCGACGACTCTTCCCTGCTGACACGCGCGTACTCCTCACAGAGCCGATTCAGCTTCGTGGCGATTTCGCGGTGCTGCTGCATCACCTGTCTAGAGACCGCAGTTCCCAGAGCGTGCGCTCCTAGGAAAGATAGGATCTTGCTCGCCGTCGTTTCAGCCTGCTGGCGAGTAGGGTTGCGTGTTATCTCTGATAGCATGTAAACCAGCTTCCTCTTGACCAGTTGATCCGCGCCTGTCTCCGGCAAGCTAGAGACGGCACTGAATGTCTGCTCCATTTCTTCCAAGGATCGTACTACGTCATCTGTCATCTCCTCTATATCGTGTACTATCTGCCTACGTGCCGCCAGGAGAGATTCCACAACGTGCTCCTTGTAGCAGTTCGGAGGAAAACAGACCTGGAGTACCTTGGACACCTCACCGATGGAGAACACGCGGAGGTGACAACGTTCGAAGAGCACCCGTAACTCGACCAAGCGGTCAAGCTTCGAAGAGAGCTCTATCTCTCTGGAAATAGCAGCGTTCACGCGCGTATCCTCCACGGAGTAGTAGCAGAAGGACATCCTCGAGGATGCCGAGTTCCTGTCGATAACTCCTGACCACCGCATCATGAAGAGGTCCGATGCCGAGATCTTGACGAACAAGTACGCTGAACGTCCGCCTGTCTGGCGGCAGATGGTAATCCGCCGGTAGGAGCGCATGATGCGGTAATGACCTGGGCGCATCACAGCTGCATGACTATCATCGTGGTGTACGATCAACAACGAGCGCCCGCTGTTCTCCAAACAGATCACCGCCAAAAAAGATGGCACGTTGCTGTCCTCGTAGGAAGAATAGGAAAGCAACTCCTGGCCGTGGTACAGAAGCAGCAGCTTCCTCTCCCCCATCAGAAAGTAGCCTTTGAGGTCCTCCAAGAATTTCAGCGACCCGGGTAGACACACAGGATCGTACCACAGCCCGCTGGACTGGTCAGTGGGAGCCATGCCTGTGTACGATTCCAGGATCTCAGGTACAGGGTTCAACACAGATTTGAGACACACGTCGTTTACATGCACGTATTCCACTCCACGACGGATAACTGAACTGTAGTAAGGTCCTTGTACTTCTTGTTCTGGTGACGATGATGTGGATACAGACACAATCGGTGTATGCGGTCGTGGTTCGGAACCCTGAGCTTCCTGTTCTTCGGTCTCTGATACTCCTCGGGAATCGGGAGAATTGCAGACCTCGGTTACTGCAGCCAGGGGCGCTGCCGTAAGCGGAGGACGCGATCCGCGGTATCCGAGCAGTGACATGATTAGAGGATTCTCCGAAGACAGCTCGGACATGGACTTGCGTTTTACGCACCTGTTATCGTGACCCGTGAATGGTGTCATCTTCCGCTTCCTACGAGTCACGGAGACCGGTCGATCTTCCGAAGAGGTGGTTGCTTCCGCGAGCGCCTCTTCGGAGACGTTCACCGACGGTACTTCTACTGATTCAACCTCCATGGACTCTAGCTGATTCAGCAAGCACCTGTCGGTAATGGTCTCTAGGCGAGATCTGCGGGCGGATGCTGCTACTTCGGGTACCGGCGCAAACACTGGAGAGGGTGCGAACGCAGGCGTCGGCGGCGGAACAGGTGTAATTGGCAGATCTGGAGTAAGAGGATCTGTTGTGAATCCTGGAGTAGGTGGTAGCGCTGGCGAACCAGAAGCGACTGTCGATAACCTAGAAGTTGGATCCGAAACCGGTGACGAGACTGGCACAGAAACCTCTAGCGAGAAAGGTACGGCAGGAGCGAATGGTTCAGGTGTTTGAGATACTTCGAAGGCAGGTGCCTGGGGATCGGTAGCGGGAGATATCTCAAAGGTAGGAGTGGATATCGGAGAGGGTGACACTTCGAAGGCTGGAGAGAGAGTAAGCGCCAGCGAGTGCGGTGAACCCGACGCGTCACCGACGCCGAAGGACCTCACGCCGCGACTTCCGTTAGTTACGAGGTTCGAGGAAGCTAGCGAGAACTCAACCAGAATAGATGCGGCTACTGTAGGATTGTTTACTAGGTCTTCCATCGAGATCGAACACGGTGTGTACGGCGGGTATATCGATATCGTGGTTAATGATTCATTTTTTGCAGCGAGGTGACTCGTGTAGAAAAATCCGGTCCTGTTTTGATTCAACGTTCGAAACGACTGTTCACCCGTAGGCCGTTATAGGAATGCTGTGTCACGAACCTGGATTTTACGTGCCTGTCCATCTTCGATATCATCGCTTGCATTCCCGCTCGGCAGTAGCTTACCGCGAACGCTAGCATCAGAATGGTGTTGTAACTATCTGGAGAGGAGTCGAACTTGTCCTCTACTATGTACCTCCTAGATAGAAGCTCAGAGAGCAACTCCGTACAGCGAGAGTCTGTATCTTTGAAGCGCTGTACCATCGAGGGTATCAGGCTAGTGTACCTGTTGAGAATGCGTCCCTTGGACTCCCACTCCAGGCAACCGATCACTCGTATCTTGTAACCGCCAAGTTCGGTCGCCGTCCGCAGGTCTACCGACGTAAACACGCCTTCGAAGTGACACGCGCGAGGGTTGGATTTAGAGTACAGGAACGGGATGGTGACTGAAGCGTCTCGAGTTACTTCGCACAACGCGATGGACAGCTTGCAAGAGTCAGGCGTCTGAGTGAAGTACGGGCGTCCCAGAGGGTAATGTTCTTTGACCAAGAAGGGAAACACTGATGTAACCATCATATTACGATCACCGCATCCAGGATCCAGGTTCTCCGTTCGCAGGGTTTCGTAACAGATACTTTCTTCCACGAAAGCCACCGCGGAAGGGTGCCTAGGTACGTAGAACGAACAGTCGTGTCTAACCATGAAGCGGAATATAGAGTCGGTAAACATCATATCGTGTAAACTCGTGAAGTTGAGGACGTGTCCCACCGGAAATATAGAACTCAGCATGGCTAGATGCGTCTCTGCGGATGCGTGCATCAATTCCGCATCGAACGAGCACCGGCGAGCGTACTCAGTGCCGTCAACGCGCAAGAACTCCTCCGGAGAGGAGAAATACCCTGGTGCGTCCGTTCGGTGCCTTCCTGACCAGTACCGGCAGTACTCCCGCGAGTTTCTAGCACTTCCGAAGAAGGAAAGGTCAAGCAGCGAGACACGAAACCGGTTCTTGTACACCAGCTTGTTGCCTACTACTTGCCAGTCGCCGTTAGGCAGCCTCGCTACCATCTTGCGCAGCAAAGGTATCTCCTTGAACGCCAGATGGAAACCCGCTAGGCATACCAACGCACCGCGTTCCGCGGCGCGCAGCACCGATTTCAAGTGGTTCAGGAAGTCCAGGAGCAATCGGATAGGGTTGCGGTGCTGAAGTACCAGTCCAGGATACATGGTGATCAAGCACGGTATGCTGTCGCCATCAGCTACGTAAGTTCTCATCTCCAACACGTAGACCAGCACCTTCGACGAGATGTCTACGCGTGGGAGACTCCACCGATCAGGGTCAGCTAGCGCAGCCACGTCGTAACGCAGAATGCTGATCTCCGGTCTTCGGTACGCTTCGCGGTCCTTCACCCAGATGCAATGGTATCCTACGCACGCGATGACCATATCGTCTACTAGCGTCGCGTCGCGGTCAGGGTCCAGACCGTGACGGCGCGCGTCTCGGATACTGACCACGGAGTACCGATCCAGGTCATGCGAGTATAGCCACCAGTTAGTGTTGTCGATGGTGTCAAACACGGACTCGTTCGGGCACTCCAGCAGAGCATCTAAAAGACGAGGAAGGTTACGGTCCGTCGCCATACGGACGATGATCGTGTACAGAGGAAAGCTCGATGACTTTGGGGAGAAGTACGTATCTGTGTCTACTTCTTCCATTACCATGAACGAGGAAACCGAGGATGGGCCACGCGCAGGAGTCCATGCTTCGGTCTCCAATATAGTTGTTGATACAGACTCGCTAACGGAGCGCACCGCTTCACGGTTACGTTCGTTCACGAAAACAACGCCACCGCCAGCCATGAGGAGGTGAACCTCGCGTCCGTTGGACAGGTCCGGTTCGTGGATGAGGGGACGCGAATCTCGCGAGGACCCACAAACGCTGTTTACGAAGCTGAGCATTGTGGTATTGTTAAGGCTACCGTAATTCACATACTATTTCATTATTTTTAGTTAGAAAAATCGCCGCTGGTGCTGGGAAACAGACCCCTGCTCGTAACGATACGCGCGATGCGTGATCTCAACCGGTCCAGGTACGCGGCATCGATGGTCACAGTGGACAGGTTCACACCGGTTCCGTCTTCTGCAGCGGGCCCGGTGGTATCAGCCCGTGGAAGAACTGGTACGGTAGCATCCGTTCTCTCGCGTTCCAGGGCGCCAGCGTCGCCGATCCAGGCAGCACACCCGGAAACTAGTTCCTCGTCGGAAACGGAACTGGTTGTGCTGGTATGCCCGCCGAAGCACAGAACCACCATAGTGAGATCTATGGGGATCGTTAGACATCGAGTACATTTTCACTTTTGTAGGATACGGCACACTCGTTATCGTGCTAGTTCTGAGATGGGCCTGCTGAACGGGGACGTCCAGTCCCGTTCGAAGACCTCCGTCAAACGCTTAGCCATCTCTGCATCCAGAGAGTTGAAACTGACAAAGGCATGGTTAGAGAAGTGCGTGCCATCCATATTGGCGCTGGTGATGTGCGCTCTACAACCGTCCACCACGATCAGCTTGGTGTTGTTGATGTCGTCCGGGCCCGCGCTTGCGGCGGCAGCGTTACCTGTCCCTCCACCGCCCGCGTGCTGGAAAGAGAACACTTTTACAGAGATGTCTATAGAATCGACACCCAACTCCCCGAGGCTGCGCACTGCTGCTGTGGCGCGAACATCCGTCTTCGACCAGTATCCGACCAGGATACGTAGCCGCACGTTACGTTCCAGAGTCGCTCGGATTAGCGCATCCTTCAGCGCAGGCCAGTACGTGACGATTCCGTCACCGGAGCGGCGTATCGGCAGTAACGAGATCAGCTCCATATCTATGGTTGAAGAGGCCGCGTCGATATGCGCCAGCACGCAGTCTTCGTCGAAGGTCCTATGGCTACCGATCATGTGCTCCGGAGAGTCTGAAAAGAACACATTATAGAAGGGTCTGAACATGTGATAAGACGTGGAAAACTTCATACAGTAAAGACACATGCCCTCGGAGATCCGCTCATAGTTGGCAAAGCGCCGCCGTAGGTCCCTAGCGAGGCGCGCGTTCCCGTCGGAGTACACTCCCAGGGTCTTGATGGTGGATAACGAACCTCCTGTCAGCGAGGCGCTGCCTAGGTAGAATCGTATTCCGTCGGAGACCCAGAAGCTGCTGAGCAAGTTACCCACACCGTGCTTATGCAGCAGCCCGATGTCAACCTTCGTATAGGAAACGCTAGAGCTAGATAGCTTGTTCAGGTCAGGATCCTTGCTGTGACTGTCCACCAGAATGCAGACGCGGACCTTGGAGTTCGCCAGTTCCACCAGCCTGTTAAGTATGTCCACGCCCTCTGCGCTGGTGCTCATGTTACAGCAGAAAGAAACGATGCAAAGTTCGCGGCGTGTATCCGCGATGATCTTTTTGAAACACTCGTAGGTAGACAGTCCTGCGGTAGACATACCCTTTAGCGCGCGCGGAATAGTCTCCACTACGTCGTAACGCGCACCGGTACCGTTGTGTTCCAGCAGCGACAACAGTATGCCCATATTTAGAAGCTATCAAAACATTCGAACGTGATATTCTTCCTTGAGAGGACGTTTAATGTCACTACGCTGGGGTAATTGAAAACTACTGAGTCCTGGCCCAGTGCCAGAGACAGCGTGCGCCGACCGGATGCGCAGACCGCTGCGACGTTGCCGCGGAACTCTGTGATCTCGAGAGCAGCTCCTGGCGTTGTTTCCGGTGTCGCGGGCAGTTCGAAGCAGTATCGCGCCTGTTCGTAAAGGTCGCGGCCGCTGCCTTCGACGACCATCGCGACGTCGTAATGATAGTTCCTGTTGCGTTTCGGGCGATGCAGCGTCGGAAAGAATAAGGTACGGCTGGTATGGTGAATGGCTACCCGGACTTCGTCGCTGGTGCTCGCGTTGATGCTCAGACACGATAATGTGCGGTCATGTTCGTGACTGAACTCTACCAGGTCGCGGTCGAAAGGAACTTCTTCGAGGTCGGTGTTGATGCGGTCCAGTACGTCATGAAGGTTACCGGCCAGAATATCGTATCCTTCAGTGCTGACATCACGTACCGGGACCGAGCGTGCCGTGCGGGGTCCGTACTGGCGGCAAAACGGGCGCAGCGTATCTTCGACCTCACGTTCGTAGACATCCGAGCACCTGATAACATCTCCCTTTACGGGTATGAGGAGAGGAAACGTGGGCCTCGCGTGACAGTAGATGGTTAGATATGGCTTAGCAGCTATGATTATCGAGGGAGAAGTGGTCATTGCCGCGGGGAAGCTTCAGGACAAAAATAGGGTATTGCGAATGGCTGAAGACCGCAGCGGGTTCAAAGCAGCAACCGGAAGGATCGGGGTAGATGGCACAGCTGTACTGATTTATTGTAAAGCTTAATTGTTACACCAAGTCATCTCACTCTGAGAAGTAGACTCAACAGAATATTTATCCTCTATGGTAGAGGGAGCTGTATCGTATGAAGGTGGTGATAATATACTCACCAGTTCATCCAGAATGGTTTTCTCTGTGAGTTTCTGAATGGTCTCTCCGATGATGGCCATCTGGGTCAGGATTTCTGCGGAGTCGGGAAACCCGCTCACGTTATCCACTACTAATTCAGAGCACGAGATGAGGCATGTTAAGTTTCTCAGTTCTTCGTTGGACTCTAGGTTCATGTACACGGGTTCGTAGTCGTAGACGAGGTTGTCGAACTCTACAACTTTAGTGGTAGCCATAGCCGTGTAATATGTGTGCGTTTCCGTACACGTCGCAAACTAAGCATATATATTTTCCTTTTTATTTATTCATCCGAAAAGAACACGGCGGCATGCCTGGAAAACGTAGCTTATAAAAACTTGTCGAGTGAAACTGGGGATGGGACTTTCAACTTGCGCGCTCGACGAGGCGGAGATAAGATATTACCTATCGCCGGAACGGATGAAAGTTCTCCGCAGAGAGAACACGGACATAGTCGCAACGGGTTAGAAGAGGGATCGCCGTGACGTTTCCGAGGAACGGGACCGGAAACCCGCTTGAAGGAAGCCGACGGAGTCCAGAGGCTGGAATCGGACGAGGACCGAGAGATCGACACAGGAGGCAGTGCGGAAATGGACATGGGAGAGCGCATATCGAAGATCACCTCGGATCCCGAACTAGAGTCCACGATCTTCATACGAAGACGGTTCACGTCCATCTCGGACACGTAACGGCTGACCCTAGACCTCTTCTTCCGATTTCGCATTCCCAGAGCGGACATTATACGATCCAAGATAGCCATAGCGAAGACTATTTATGACGTGTGATGTAGGCAACGCCAGTAACGATGATAACTTTTCACTTTTCGGTCCTCCGGATAACCAGTCCTGCCCGGCCGGAAAGATTTAGCTAACGTTGAAGACCACCATTTCCGAATCATGGGACGTCTGACGCAATGCTTTCCTCTCCCGCTGCCTGCGGAAACGGATGAAGCACTCTGTTAGGTTCAGGACCATGGACAGAGCCGTGGCAGCCACGGCGAGGACGAGAATTGGTACGTTCATGGTGACTGGAGCTCTATACTGGAGCTTATAATTTCACTTACTAACGCACAAAATAGAAATTTAAGATGCTATGTCTCAGTTTCGTAATCTATTGAGTATAAGGCGATATGGCCTTCGTCAGGAACGGGAACATGTCCGTCCGCAACGTGCTCAGCCGCTATCTGTACAGATCGGTCTTCTGCGAGCACGCTGCCGGAGAAGCCGGCACCAGCGACGAAATGTCGAGGAGCGCTTTCCGTAGCCTAGGTAACAGCGTGATCGGACGCCACTCGCCGCAGCTCTGCGGACCACTGCCTTTGGCCGTTAACTTAGAGGGGTTCCAGCGAGCGGCACTTCACCGCATGATACGTCTAGAAACTGAGGATTTTGCGGTAGGGGACATGTTCATCCGCAGCAAGTTAGCTTCCTTCGTCGCGCCAGGTCGCTGCGGAAAGAAGGCCGTACTGATAGCATTAATATTTAGCAGCCCCATGCTGAACCAACGCATGATCTGTGTGGACACGCCTGTAGCAACTGTCATGATCGACAGGCATCTGCTCTCCGAGGGTAGGATCAGCGTGGCGACCATGATCGTGGTCGAGTGCGAGGCCGGTGTCGACCGCTGGGCGAACGCCTTCTCGGAGCTTAGTAGGAATCCGTACAGTGACGCACCGGAGCTGCTTAGAAATGTAAACTTCGACGAGTACCTAGAACGTGCGGATGACGAAGACGAGAGTTCCCGTATCGATATACTGCTTTGTTCCCTGAACGGGCTAGCTCGACGCCGCGCAGATTTCCTGAAACACCGCGTGATAGTGGACCGGCTGGTCTACTATAACGCAGAGCGCTACTTCGATACCGAGCTGAAAGAGTTTACCTGGTTAGACCGTTGCTTCACCTGGTGCGTGTACTCATCCAGGGAACATCTCGCGCGTGAGCTGGACATTCCGAGATTTTTCAGCGAGTGCGCGAGGAACAGATACACATCCAATTCCGTTATACTACGAGACATCGAACGCTACCGTACAAATCCACTAGTGTCCGTGTACAGCTCTCACGAGTATTACTCATCTCGCAAGTGTGACTACGTAGACATGGACGCGATACTGGCCGCTGGCCGTCAAGAACGGCTCACAGTTTCTAGCGTGCCGCTGAGTCATATAGCTTCCGTGGGTACATTGCGACAGCGTATGCTCAGGAACGGTGATCTAGATAGCCGAGGAGCGGAGTTCGAAAGGAAACTCGTCGAGATCGACACAGCTGGCGAAGACTACGCTGCCATCTACCGCTGCGCGGTCTGCAGGCTCTTCATAGCCACGGACCTTGGTAGAGAGAATGCGGAAACTGATTTCGCACGCGTGTGCGCGAACCGCGGTGTAGGTACGGCAGCTTATGACGTTACCGACGCTCTTGTTGCCGTTACCAGTTGCTGCCTTCAATTCGTGCACCTTTCCTGCTACGCAGTTTCCAACAAGATGTACTGCGTGGGGTGCCACCGCTCAGCCCCGTGTTTACGATACCATCGCTTCGTCAACGATGCGCACAGCGAAGAATGCGGAACTATGGTCTACTTGATCGACGACGTCGCTGGCGAATACCTTTCCTCTTGTACGCTAGATCTACGTACGATGCCTCTGGCGGTCTTCCGGGCGGTTCACGACTTCGCCTGCGCAGCCGCAGCCGGTGCTGTTCGTAGGATGCTCTACTTGGGTTCCGAACGCGTTGAAGACCTTTGCGTTGACCTACGCCTAGAATGTATCACCGCCGCGCGGCCGTCGGAAGACGATTTTGACAGATTCTTCAGCGCACGCCGCGCGGTGGTAATGCATGTCACGCACCCGCCGAGCTTCGACAGCCCACTCATGCAAGGCTGCGACGGAATGGAAGATATCGACGTCATGGTGACAGACTTCGAAGCGCTAGCGGATAACGTTAGCGACGACTTCGCGGACGTGATAGGTGCAAATTCTAGAGAATGGGTCATGGTACGACTGTACGAGTGTTTGAACACCGTGAGGAGAAAAAGGAAACTGAAGATCATCGACCTACGGATGCACGAAGTACCTCTCGTAGAGGGAGATTCTGTGCGCGACGGTACGGCCAGTGATGACGACGGTGCAGATATGTGATCCAACTTAGTGCGCTCAGACGAAGGTGAAGGATGTTCTCCAGTAGTCGCGGATACGTAGACCGATCACTACATATGCCTCACCAGTAGTGGGCACGAAGATGTCCATGTTGAGGTCTCCAGGGTAAGCGTTTTTATGGATGTAGCAGTAGTAGCACGTCCTGTTCTTGCGCTTCGCTGACTCTATGCACTGGAAAATGAACCGCGGCAACAGGTACTGGTACTGCAGGTGCTTGTAGTGGAAAGGAGAGTACAATAGCTCGTTCAAGCTGAACTTGAAACTGTTAACGGAAATGCTGTCATGGGTGGGTATGCGGCAGACAGGCATATTGTAGACCTCAGCCAGCTTTACGAAGCAGCGGTTCGCAAGGATGCATTTTCCTTCCTTGTTAATAGTGACGTTGTTCATGTCGTTGAATGGCCGAAGCGAAATAAGCTGTTCGAGTCCCGCTACCTCCATTTCTATGTCCGGATTTTTATCTCTTCACCTCGAACAGATAGTGCAGTTCTTGTTCTGGGCCTTTTGCAGACAGTGCCCGTGGTACCCGTGCCCGCACGGTGCTACGAGGAACCTGCACGCGCTCGCACAGTTGTCTAGACCGCACGCGTGGTTGAAAGGTGCCCTGCATATGTAGCAGGAGAAGCTGCGGACGGTGGGGTGGTGGACGGCGATGACTGGGGACCAGTGATTCAGCCTCAGCGACATCACGGTAACGAAGATCTACCATACATGGCGATAAAAAATCAATTTTCGTCGTCAGAGTTGGACACTGAACGCCATATTATACGCGGGGTGAACATCTCTAGGGTACCGGCGCGAGGGACGAAGTCGCGGTTTGCTAACAAAGTGCCTTTGCGCAACAGTACTAGTCCCGCGCGTTCCATACGCGAAACGGTTCTGTCTATCAGATTAGAATGACCCCCTAGCAGCACCGAGAGGGCTGTAATGGAAAGTTCACCACCTACCTCGAGGAGCTTCTTTAGTACTAGGTAGTGCGACGTGTTGCAGAGAACGTGGCACGGTTCGATCCCTCCGGGGGGCACGTATTCCAGGTCCGCGAATCCGAAGTGTAGTAGGGGCACTGATTTTAGTTTCCGCCATGGCTTGCTACGCTCGACCTCCACCAGTAGGTCCGTCAACATCTTAGGGCGTTCCTCCATGGGGATGGCTACCATCGGGATAGGCTCGGGTAGCTGATGTGCGTCCACTACAACACCGGAGATGCACGGGTTCGAAGATGCGAGTAACGAACGTGGCGTGCTGTAGCCGGGTTCCAGAAAGCGGTGGCAGCGCACACGGTTCTCGTTGAACTCGCAGAACTTCTTCAGCAGATGGCTCTCCGGGGGCACTGATTCCGAGTAGCTGCTGGATAGCACACGCTTGATGATCTGCGCGACCAGCATGTGCATAAAGCGGGACCGCATGGTATAGTCTAACTCCCGGATCATGTATGTGATATTGGAGATGAGCTCGTCGGTGATCCTGCCTTCGAGAGTGTACTTGACGATGACCTTGTTCAGAACCAGGGGGTCTCCGACGTTCTCGCGCACCAGCATCCGCACGTCGCTGTCGAGGAAGTCACGGAAGGTAGCAGAGACCGAAAGTAGCCGCGTCGCATGTGTGTGGTGCTTGCGCAGCATCCAGCGCACGTAGGTGTTCATCGTGCGCATGAAGACTTTATAACGGACGGCTTCTTGGACCAAGGAGATCATCTTTTCGCCTCGACGGTAAAGCAGGTAGATACCCCGGCGGTGGAAGAGCGAGTCCACCTTGGCTAGCTCGATTAGCATGTTCTTGCGTACGCTTGTCCAGACGGTCACGGACCCGGCTGGCTTCTGCAGAACGTTGCCGATAGACGAGTACATATCAGCGTAACTGCCCAATCGGTACTCTTCGTAGAGCGTACGCGCGCCGATACATGCATGTGAGATTAGAGCGGACTTGACCTCGTCGTACACTCGGCACGATGCCTTCTCCGTGACGAAGCAACAATTGGTCATCAGCTCCACCATGTTCGAACTGGAGAAAATCTGCACAGCGGCCTCCGCGAAGATGGACCTGTACTTGGCGATCACGTGCTCGACCAGCAGCGAGAACATGCTTCTGCTGTTCACGCAATCGTAGCAACCGAAGATGAATGCTAGAGTGAGTTTCACGTCTACCAGGTTTCTAGATATGGCTTCCAGAGCCAGGTGATGCTCGCGCGCGTAGAGGTAGTCCTCAACGTCATGCAGCCAGTTGCAGTCATTGAGCACCGTGCTCACGTTACGTTCAACTACGTACGACATATCCGAAAGCGTCAGTCTCGCAACTTCGTTGCGCAGCAACTGAACCTCCTCAGCTCCGGAGACGTGCCGGAGCACCTTTCCTAGCGCGTCAGCGAACTCTCGCTCGTTCATGGCCGCACGCCGTCAGCATCACCTCCAAGAGCTTCTATCACCGTGTCACCCTCGGTGAAGACAACCTTCTCTGAGGGAAAGACCAGGAACAGCTCACCGTGGACTCCGATGTATCTGTTGCTAAATCGCACACTGCTATCTCCTATTTTTACTTCAATAATTTTGCCCATGGATACGGACACTAACAGTTGGCCTACTACGCCAGAACCTGAGGATGAGAAGGTCATCCAGCAAGGTTCCTCACGGCCCTTCCGGACACGCACCAGCACTGAGTTACGAGCTGCGGAAACGGAGACACGTACGCGCGCCTCGAAGCGATGCTTGCGGCTGAAGACGCCTGGAGGGAGAACTGTTCCTGGAGGCAACCTGAACGTGTATTCGTCTACCGGGCTGGTGTTCGCCATCCTGTAGAACTCGTGCACGCGCACTCGCCCGAGAAGCTCACGCAGCTGGTCCTCGGAATTGGTGCAGGTACGTCGAGCGAAAGCGATCATCTGACTCTCTAGAGAAGGATCATCTGGCGGCTTAGTAGATTTCTCCGAGAGGGAAATACTGTCCACGAAGATACCGTCCATTCCTGGGATGACAGGTACCAGGTGCTCGCGTGACTTGGGTTCTTCCACCAGGGCTACGTATTCCACCGAACGCGACATGATGATTTACCTATAGGCGGATCTTTATAATAAAAAACTGGGAGAAAGACGATACTTTTCTGCACCGCAATAGTTCACCGAATAGATAACAGCATCGGTGGTTTTCATCACCTGACCAGACTCATCCGAGCTATCTCCCCGGCAAGTTCTGAAGCTTTCCGCTCGTCGTATAGCATGCGTAAGTGCTTGATATTTGCCAGGAAGCGCGCGAACGTGAAAGCTCCTAGAGCACCGCGGGCAGGACGTGGCGTAGACCTTCGAAAACTATACCGGTCTAACATTCTGGTGACGAGTGCAACGTGTGACTTCAGCAGCTCGATAAGTTCTCCGAATCCAGAAAAGTGCTCCATGACGAAGTCCGCGATTAACCGTTTCTTGCACGAAGTCAGCGAGACAAGCACTACCAGGTCACGCAAGCTGTTGCGTACCTCCAGCGGTAACGTACGCTCTGGCGATCTAGCGACACGCCTCTCTCTGCTCGCGATAGCTACCATCGTTTCGTCCTCGGTAACTGCACCTGCATCAGCATCTTGCGCGCACGCCAGATCTTCTTCCGTGCCCCGAAATAGCCAGGAATCTTTGTTGTGTGCCGTCATCACAAGATCTTCCTTAGCGAAGTGTACGCGAACCGTTACGTTACCCAAACTGTCGAACAAGTCCGCTGGTTCAGCCTCGAGCTGGACCAACTCGTAGAAGACGAAGTCGCACACGCCGGCCGCTAGAAGCGCCTTCCAGTCTACGCAGGAAAGTGACAGTAGCGTGATCTTTCCGTACTCGCGCACTACGCTCTCGATACGCAACCCGCGCTTCTGGCAGTAGTGCTGGCATATAGTCAGCTGGAAATCGAGCGACGGATCTGCCAGCGACGAGAGGCTGAGGTAGACCAGGCTCCGAGTGGCCATCCGGAAGAGGATTTACCTGGACTGGTTTTTTTTCACTATTGTGCACGGATGCGGGCGCCGGCGGTTTATTTATTTCTACCTATAAATGGCAAGCGGGCGCTTCACCGAACCCTTCGTGTTGGTGACTTCAGAAGGGAAGTTCCTGGTGCTCAAAGCCGTGCGCCTCTGCAATCTAAAGACCGTCGATTGCAACGCAGGGTCCGCATCCTGCGTGCTCAAGGTAGACAAGCCTGATCCTCCGTGCCCACGGCGGGCCTCGCCGCCCGGTTCCCCTAAATGCGAACAACAGCTCCAGTTCATGCGTACGGATCTGCTATCCAACCTCTTCAACACTAACAAGACCAGAGCGATGAACGCCATGAACAACGAGGTCAATGCATGATGATGTCCCTGGCGATGTCGATCACGTGGTGCTTACCAGACTTCTTATCGCGAGGTACCACGGCGATGATCGGTCTCCTGTCCGCTATCACCAGAGAACCTAGCAGGTCCGGTAGGATCTGTTCGTATCCGGTACCTACCAGCACGTGGAAGAGTGCTACGTGTGCGCAGATAGCACGAAAGGAAACTTCGTGAATGTCACTCTCTGAGGCCAACAGGACGGTATTAGAAAAATACGTGTACATAATACCGTTGCTAACGAGGAACGCGGAGTTGGAAACTGCTTCGAAGTCGTACCTGTCTCCAGGCATCTTTCCGGTCACCGAGAGCATCTTCTCTTCGTCCAGGTAGCAGAGGCACTCTTCGTAACCCAGTTCGTAGCCTCGAGTATCCACGAGGACTATGCGCTCTACCAGGTCGATGCGCATGGAAACCTTCAATGCACGTGCTTCGGCGAAGGACACCGAGTAACGGTAACGTGTGTACTCTAGCAGAGTACCAAGACGCGAAGCAAGCCTGGAGAGACGTACTTGCAATTCCTCCAGACGGTCTATCTGCGACAGCATCTTCAGGAAATTCATGAGCTGCACGCAGGGGTCAATTATGTAGACGTTATCCACCATGATCTTGGGGATACGGTTCATGGTACCGGTACTGATGTTGAAGCTATCGATCACATGGTGCTGGTTCTCGTCCTGCATCACGATGTAGTTTTTCAGATAGGGAACCTTGAGCAAGATCACGAAGCGGCCCGTCACGAACCGGATCAGAAAAGCCAAGTCAATCAGGAACAGCCTTGCGTTAGTCTGCAGCAGGTCGATGTCTCCGTATTCGATGTTGTTGTTAAGCAGATGCAGAGAGTACGATCCGTAACAGACACAGGTTCCGCTGTGCCTGCGCATGTACTCCTCCATCAGGCGGTTCACGTGCGAGACCAGTTCGGAAACGTTATGTCTGCCCATGACCTTTCCGGAATCGCAAGCTACGTTATACGACCAGAGTACCTCTTCGGCCAGCTTGTCCATCGAAGAATAATTTAAGCGCACCACCGAGTGGTAGAAGACGGGAGACCGCGTAGTCAGCACCCCTAGGATCTTGGTGTAACTACTAACTATTATCTTCTGGAATTCTAGTATCGTTAAAATGCCACGTAGCTTATCTACGGTCTTCTGCTTGTCGAAGTACTCGAGCACGCGTTCGCGTATCTCTGCATCTTTGCCCGCTCGCCCGAAAAATTTCTGCTTGTTTTTCTTAATCAACGAGAAGAAGATGTCCTTGTCGAACTTGAGTACTTTGGAAATGTTACCTACCTGTCGGCGAAGTACGTGGTACTGCTCAACGGTAGGCGCCTTGCCGAGGTAGGTACTTATCACGTCAAGCGAACGGCGTTCAGCGTCATTCATGGCTAGAATTTATTATGCTGATTATTATGCAGTACGATAGATACGCACACCGAGCGGCACAGACTGACCACGTGGCTGAGGCTTACGGAGATACGGAACCCGGAACCGCTTTCGCAGCCGGTATTTACTGACTCCCTAAGATTTTTAATTTCCTGCTGTAGCTCGGTAGATATATTGGAGATCTTGTCATTAACTTTCAATCCTTTGAGGAGTGAGTTTATCAGCACCCGCACAAAGTCGGGGGCCTGGTGCTCCGAATCCAAGCAGTTAGCGGTACCCACAAGCAGGTAAACCATCAGGTACGAGAAGAGGCAGCTGTAAGCTACGTGATAACTAGAAGGAAGACGTTCGGTACGGTAGCGGTCCGCGAACTTTTGAGCTAGGTCTTCGTAGCGTACGAACTCCACCACCTCCAACGGGCCCACGCTAGATAGCAGGATCTCATGCGGTTGCACGTCAGTAGGGTCAGCGTTCCTCAGCAAAGGTTCCAATGGCGTCCAGCCGCCTAGGTAGCGATCCATGAAGCAAAAGAGTCCATGGTGAGCCAGTTTGCCCAGGTCGCCCATCTGCGCTATCAACCTCTCGGTTTCAGAGTCTGGCGTATCACCTAACGCCGCATACTGCAACAGGGCCAGGCCATCATCCTCCGCATACGTCAGCTTGTTAACAGGGTACGACTCCAACGGAACGTAGCTATAGACCTGCGCTGCCACGCCAAAAGCGTAGCAGTGCACGGATTCGAAGACATCGCTGATCTTGTCCGGACACACACGCGTTTTTTCCAGGCGTATCATGGTCTCTAGAGGTTTAAAGTTCAGACGATATGTTGTATGCAGTAGGTATCCCATGGTGCACATGTGCCGTGGGTCGAAGAGGCTCATGCCGGGGTTAGTTTCCATAATCGTCAGCACATACACAGTAGCTGACTCGGTGATGGGATACTCGAAGAGAAGTTTCCGCATCATATTCCCGTCGTAACCGTAGAAGCGTACGAACAGATATAGCAGCTCCTCGGAGACGTTGAACCAGTTCGTGGAGAAGCAATAGTCTGTGAAGGGGTTGATTCCGTGGCGCGCGAAGACAGACACGGGCAACCCCGCCGCAAAATCGACCACGTCAGGATACTTGCGCATATGGCACATCAACAGCAGGCACTCCGAGTGTACCCGAAAGTCCGCTACTCGTGGCCGGGATGACGCTTCGCGTATCAGGTTGATGTAAAAATCCTCTGTACAGAACCGTTCCGGAACGTGCTTGAGGATGGTTGCTAGCAGGTCGTACCGCCCCGAGGCGAGCAGTGCGGAAACCAGGTACTCGATGGAGTCTAGGTACCTATCCACGAACTCGCAGGCTACGTTGAGTACCTCGTCGGTCATGGTAAAGTCGCACAGTTTCAACCGCGAGTCGAAAAAGACGTTCGCGTAGATTCCCATGTCCTCCTCGCGGTGCTTGAGATGTCGTTTAGCGTACCACGAGTAACTGCGCAGGTTGTAACCGCGGGAAATCAAATATATTACGAAGTCTTGCAGAGCCGTATCTTCGCGTACGGTCAAGCTAGCGTGGGAGAGGATGAAAAAGGTTTCGCGTTCGATGCGCGTCGCCGAGAGAACATCGATGAAGAATTTGGTGTCAGATATGGCATGAATGCCGCAGTTAACAGGTATCACGCCGTGCAGGTAGAACATGGAAGTCAAGAAGTCAGGGTTGAACTCGTGCCTCCCGTAAAGAAAGTCTCGCGAATCGGAACCATGGATCAGCGCGGAAGCAGCATCACGTTCGGCTTCTCCGTCAATGCGCAAGTTGTCATACACGTGCTCAGCATCTTCTTCCGAAAACAGATCAACGGCAAACAGGTCCATGATGTTCACGTTCATGTATCGTAGGCACTTCCGGATCAGAGTCGCGTCGCCAGAGCGCAAGATGGCCCCCTGAAAGTAACGTACGTACGCTTCGAAAGCAGAGATGTTCTCGAAGATGGAGAGCGCGACGACAAGGTCTTGGAAGTCGACATGCCTCGGTTCGAAGAGGACCACCTTGTCAGGACGCAGATCCACCACCGCACGGTACCAGCGCCCGTTGAGCGTGGAGGGATGTAGCCCACGCAGTACCAACCTGATGCAGTCATTCTTGGATAGCTTACAGAACGCTTCCTGGAGTCTAGGGTCTCTGCCCAGCTCCGAGCTTGAACACCCGGTCTCGCGTCTGTACAGCTCTCGCAGGTTGGCGACGGGTAGCATATTTAGTACCGTAGACTTCCTAAGTTACAACCTCTAGTTTCAGTTTTGTGTGTCCTGTGCGGTACCGTTATTATTGAACTTAAACCGCGGAGGGGAGAAGTTCTTCCCGCACTCTTTGCAGACGTAACGAACCGTGGGCTCCTCGTCGGAAGCTCGCGTCTGCAGGATCATAGGAGTCGTGCTGTGGCATCGGCAAGCAGGACACGGCAGGTTGTAGTTATCATCGAGTACTTTGAAATATTTGTCGTAGTTGTAATCCGGGATACGGTCGATGTCGTATTCCACGTCGGCGTGTAAACACTTTATCCCGAAGAGCAGGTACCGCAGCGTCTCCTTGTCACTGCCGCTGGTTGACTTGATGAGGTCACAGATCTCGCTGTAGCGGATGTTGGTAGGGATCAGAGGCTTGTTGCGGTAGGAAAGCTTGTACTTGTTGTCCTTGGAGTATTCGATACCGAAGTTGTTCACCGCATCGAACTTGGTCTCCTCGATGTTCACCTTCGTATTGTTGATGTTACGCAGGTAATAGACTGCTGACTTTCTGGTAGCCCACTCCAGCAACCTCTCGACCGCGTTCTCGCAGTTAACGTACTTTGACACGATCCCTCGAAAGTCCATCACGGTCCCGAATAACTGCACTAACGTTATAAGGGATACTTTTTAAATTTGTAGTAGGATTATGAAATTGAATTTCTAGTTACCTACTCCCATTGCCCGGCCGCTCCTCGATGAAGCAAGTCGGGGCGCTTGCGCTAGCGCTCGCGCTGGTGTTCGCGTGCGTGCCCGTACTGCACGCGAACGCCAGCAAGTGCTACCGCAAGTCGGGATTCTACCACCATGGTGAAAAACGTGGCGGTGGCGGCAGCAGCGGCGGCGGTGGCAACGCGCCTCGAAACTCGTACGCTGACTTCATAGACAAGAAACAAGCTTTTCGCAAGATACTCGTCGCTTCTATCAACTGGGACGATGTCAGGAACACGCTCAAGGAGGAATTTATCGGAGAGTGCCGCCAGAAAAACGGGTCATTAGGATATCTGTACGACTACTCCGCAGCCTTAAACCTGACGCTGCGTGCCGCAGAACTGCGCCGCGGTAACCGCTCGGAAGCCGAGAACGCTACTATCATACTCGAATTCGATACGGCTAACGTCACCGTCGGTTTTGTCTGTAATGCTTCGGTTGCGGAAGTCTCGTACCGCATCGTCGGCGATACCGCTTCTTCTTCGGCGATGCGTACGAACTCCTCAGAGATGTCGGTTGAAGTGACCTTCTCCGGGATATCGGTAGCGCAACCTTACATGAGATCCGCATCCTGCACGGATGACTGTTTCGAAGTAGTCACCGAAGCCATCTATCCTACAGGCGAACCGTTTACCGCAGCAGGTACAGACATTCCAAACGCCACTGCCGAAGCTACCGCTGCCGAAGCTACCACTGCCGAAGCTACCACTGCCGAAGCTACCACTCCCGAAGCTACCACTCCCGAAGCTACCACTCCCGAAGCTACCACTCCCGTACCCTATACGCCTGTTCCAGAAACGCGTCGCGGAGCGGTGATCATCTCTGACGGGTGTGCGTCTGCTTCTATGGACCTGATACTGGAGGTGGTACCCTTGACGCGAGCCTTCAACCGTACCATCGGGAGGCTGAACGTTAGCACGCACGAGACAGAAAGCTACTATCGCTGCGTGCTCAAGGGCGGTTCGAACTGCGAATACCTCGCCGAGAACGTCATCGAACGGATATCTACTGAAGACTTGCTCAAGGAGTACGTTGATGCCACGGCAGCAGCTATAGGCGGTGCCGCAGCAGGAGGAGAACCGCCTAAAGAGCGCAGGCGATCCAGGCGCTGGGCTTCGGATGAAGAGCAGGTGGATCACCTAATGTGCTTGTACAGAGTCCACGGTTCCGGTGTCGATGCGGAGAGCGCTTGTGAAGCGGAGCATGCCGCGTCAGGAGCCCGCAACCGTCGCGATACCTCATCGCGTAAGAAAAGTCCCAAGCCTTCTGCTCCCCGTAGCCTTCCAGGAACGCCCCTACAACGCTATATCCGTAAACTGGGACTCCTCCCTTCCACAGCCAAGTTTCTGCAGGTAGGGTACTCTGGTACAGACGGCTCCGTACACGGAGACGCAAGCGTCTACCACGGTGCGAGGAACAACGTGACTTCGGTGATGAAGAAGTTACTGCCAACCATCCCCGAAGATCTGTCCGCCGAAGAGCTTTACAAACGCCTGCTAGTAGCTTATCGCGATGCTCAGCAGAGGCACCCGGGAGAAGATGCGCTTTCCGAAACGGTACGCGACCTTCTGGCTAGAAAATTCGAGAGCACGCTAGCTGCTCTCTGCGTCCTACGTTCAGAAACCGAACTCGATGATTCAGAATACGTGCAGGAAGATAACGGGAAAACACCGGCAGGTCAAATCATTGCCGCAGCTGTAGCAGCCTGTCCGGACAGGAGCTTTGAAGAGATGGCTTACGTCGACAGGTACGGATCTAAAGACGTCATCGAGCTTCTGGAAGAGGTTGCTGACGAGGGTGCCAAGATGGTTCTCGCACGTGACGGAGAAGATTTCGAGGCAGAGGCACCCGTCGACGTACCAGGTTTCCCACGCGTGGGGTTCTTGCAGGCGGAGTCTTCGGTGCCTACCAACATAGAAGGTGTTGACATCTCCAGCTCTCTAGCTCTGAAAACAGACCTGGAAACTGAGTACAAAAAGCCTTCGTCGAACACGCAGCGCCCTCAATCGCGAGCGCCACGCTCTGGGTTCGGACCTGCTGCTATGTTTATGGAAAAAGCTGCGCCCGCCGCGCCCGCCGCGCCCGCCGCGCCCGCCGCGCCCGCTTTAGATACCACCTTGGTCTTAAACCGTCGCTGCAGACGCGCTATCAGCGATTCTTCTATTTGCGGAATGGTCGGAGGTCCTCCAGGCATCCGTCCACTGGGCTCGTTTCGCACTCATTCTCGCTCGTCAGTCCGGAGCTCGCCAGGTTCCGGCGCGTTGGGTAATAGGGCGCTCTCGGTCTTCTCCCTCGGTGGCGAACGCCGCAGGTACTCGGTACCAGCTAGAATGAGGTCAGCACCATCTGGTACAACCAGGTCGCGTGTCGAATCGCAAAACGTTGATGCGAACCTGTTCGAGCGTTCACCAGGGTCCGAATCTGGGCCTGCTGCTGCATCTGCTGTTGCCGTTATTCCGAAGCCCAAGTCATCGCTTTACGCTCTCATACGCCGCATGAACCCAGATTCGTCGATATACAAGGTACTCAGATACCACGAAGGCACAAGGTCCGAACCTTCTACCCCGCAAGATGTACCATCGCATCGTACACTCGGCAGGTCATCATCGGCAACAGCGGGAACTTCTTGGAGAGTTAGAATATCGATCGGTTCCTCTGGAGAAAGCGGACATCGCCGCCGGACACGGGGAGAATCCCTATCTTCACGTAGATTGCGGCGACCGAGGCCTCGGGAAACGTCCTCATCTACATCTGGCCAGGGTATAGATATCTCAGAGGTACGCGTACCCGATCGGGCGTTATCTACGAGATCGCGTTCATCTTCTATCTCGTCAGTGTCCTCGATCGCGTCGATATCCAGCCGCGGTTTGAGCTACAGGGGTTCGATGAGGGATGCTAGTGACAAGTTGGACTTCTACAACCTCTTCAGCGACGCCATGGGAAAGATGTCAGTGCATTTTTACTACTCCTATGAAGCAGCCAAGTTGGCCAAGTTCGGAGGGGAGGAACAGGGAACTCTAGATAAACTAGCGGATATCATCTTCAGCGCGGGCACCACCCTCTCCGCCATGGGGTTCGTAGCAGGGCCGGTTGTAGGGCTTTCAGGAATAGCATTACAATCCATCGCCGGCGTCATGGACGTAGGCATCGCTATCTACAACTTGTTGCAGCCGAAGCAGGAGCAACCCGACCCGCTCGCGGAAATGTTTGACTCTTACCAGAAGTACATCGAAGACGCCGAGCGGCTGGGCGTACGCACGTGTTTACAGCACGGTAAGAAAACAGTATTCTACCTCTCCTACCGTAAGGATTCCAGCTTCAAACCTTCCACGGACAAGCTCTCCGAGTATTTCCTCCTGGATACCATCAGTTCCGAGGTTCGCTACCTGGCCAACAGTGACGTACTCACCGACTATCACGTTGAGGTGGTCTGCCCTCTAGGTACCTTACGCTCTGCCGACTACGACATCAATGCTTTCGCGACTCTGACCCGCACCGGAAAAGATGGAGCTAAACACTACGAGCTGTACGGGCTCGGTGCAGCACTAACCGCTTGTCCCGTGCTCACGCTAACCTGCGGACGCGACGCTTCACTTACTTTTTCACCCTACAGCGTGCCCCTAAACAGAATGCAGCTGCTGCGTGTGGCCACGCCGGGGGAACCCGAGGAGACCAAGAGTATGCCTTCCAACGTCTGCGACATCTTCCCCTTGAAGAGGTTCTACCTGCTGGTGGGCGGCTGTCCCTACGATGCCTCCATGCGGTTCATCACATACACCACCTGCAGCATCCTGTTACGCAAGTCCACCTGGGACAACAGCAAGGAGCGCTGGATGCTCCTTAACCCCTTCAACGAGGAAGGAGAGTACAAGCAACTATTCACTTTTTCAAAGTTCGACTTCAAGGACGTAACGCTGCGCCCCAACGAGAATCCGGCGCATGCTAACCTCTGTACCAAAGTCGACTCTAGCCAGTGCGTCTGGACGGAGGAGATGATACTAGAGGACGTCACCGAATGCCAGTCGCGGACGAGGAAGCTCTACATCGAGATAGGAACCTACGGTGGGCCTGGGTTCGGAGGCCTTGTGTTATCCTGCTCCTCCGGTGCTAGCCCGGTCGTCGTCGGCAAGTCCAACGACACCATGGAGCTGACCATTACCAGCGACTACCGCTCCAAGATGGTCGCATCTCCGGTACAGGAGACGTTTCTCGCTTTCTGCGCTAGCAACGTCAACTCAAAGCTCAAGTCGGACGTGCTCGTGGTCACCACGCGGGCAGTGACTCCATCGCACTGGCGCATCTTCGACCTTCGCAACCAGACGGACCTCCGCAGGCTATTCGACATCACCTCCTGTTATATGCCGGAGCGTTCAAAGACGTGCGACCGCGACGTCTACTCCGACAAGCCTTGCTTCAGGCACTGGAGCGTGCCTTACCTGGAACGAGGGTACCGGTTCCGTTACCGCGCGGACGGAGAAAAGGTTACCATCAGCAGCCGCGTGAACCCTGACGATTACGATCCCGCTCTCGAGGAATCCCGCTTCTACTCGGGTTTCAAGATCTCGTTCAACGCGTCCGAGATAGCAGACGCCTACGAGAACCCCTCACGTATGTGGAAAGATGCCGCTAATGGTGTGCGTACGTTCAGCAGCATCTCTGCCGTGGTAGCGCACTGTAACATCAGAAATAAGATGCTAGAGCTAGAAGAGAAAGACTTCATCTCAGAACTCGTCTACATCCAGTCCATCAAGGAAGAGTCGGAGTACCTTCGAGACGGCAAATACATCTTTGAGAAGACATCGCACTCTACTAAGCCCAAAGATGTCTACGCTTCCAAGTATCGGCAGTACCCTGCCTGCCGCATCACGCTCGATGCTTCCTCGCGCATGGTTGAGGTTTACTGTCCCCCGTACAGCCTGCTTCGCAACTTCGACAAAGGTAAGGCGGGGATCTGCGTCGTCCTAACTAGCTCCATGGACCACTGCGCTGCACAGCCCGGTGACGAGTACATGAAGGTGAACGGGTACAAAAAAGCCTTCGCCTACATGGGCTGGGACTGCAGACACCGCCGGGAAGGTTTCAGTTGGCAGATCGACGAGAAGTACTGCTCTTACGGGGGAAACTACAACACGCAGCCTATCTACGACCCGTGCACAGGAGCCATCTTCGTCGAGTACAGAGACCTCTGGGTTCAGGAAGTAGTCATGCAACCTCCTCCCTACACGTACCACTTCTCCTACGACAGCGTCAGGAACGAGTATGCGGACGCAGACACCTACGAGAAGCTCCAGCAACTGTACGACACCTACGTTCAGCTGCTCAACTACAACAGCTCGCTGTCGGCTTCCATAGAACGGCTCGCTTCCTCGCTCAGTGACAACGGAAGGCGCATTACCGAGGTATTAGTAGATAGCACCGCGCTGGAGATATCGTACATGGCTGACCAGGAGAAACTGGCGGAGCTCTTGGAGGAAATCAGCCGTATCACGCAAGAGGTATTTGCCAACACCCTCTCCGATGAAGACATTCGTCGCATCCACGAGCAGGACGCGTCTCTGCGCTGCTGCATCGTGGATATCATCAGGAACATCACGGAAAAATCATACCCCTTCGACTGGTACATGTGCGGAAACGTTTCTGAGTATCGCTTCCGTGATACGTTTAACAACAGCTACCTACTGGTGAACGGCACCTACGTCCCTGAGAACAGGATACTCTCACTAGGCGGGGTATTCACCACCTGCCTCTCCGACAGCGTCGTGCTTCCGTTGCGTACAGAAGAGGAACGCGTACTCGCTGAAGAAACAGTCTTCATGGCAGTGCTCCGCGAAGAGCTGCAGGCAGTCTTTGCGGAGTACGATCGCAACATCAGCGTGATCATGGCCATGAGCGCCATAATGCGTGAGGAGGAACCCGAAGACGGAGTGGACCCCATGTATTACCTGCTGTTGCTTCCCGCCATCATCTCTCTCACTTTCTTCATCGCGCTGGTAAGGTTCCTGCACAGGAGGAAGTACTTCCGTATGTACACTATACAGTACAACGGCTCGCGCGGACGGTGGCCTAGGCTCAGATTCGCTAGCGCTTCAGGGTACGTGGGCTTAGTCACGGTCAGTGGCGAGGTCAGGAACTAGCCAGCTTGCTACAAACTGCTCAAGTCTAGCTTATAGATTATTGTTTTTATTGCTCTCGCTCTAGTACCAGCACATAAAAATGAAGTATAACTCCATCTCTATGATTACTCGTTGAAGGATGGCGTCAGCCAGCCTTCTGCTACCGTTACCGGTTCTGCTGCTGTTGCTTGCAGTGTCCGGCACGATCGGTGAGCTCGACCTCTGCTACAGAAAGAACTCGCTCTATCACTCGTCGGGACAAGATGACCGCGCATACGGAAAAGGTAGGGACGCAGATTCTGCCTGGATCCTCCTGAGTCAGGAACGTGAGGAGCGTGTCTCCGAGATGCTGAACACCTTCAACTGGACAGAGATCAGAAAAGAGGTAGTTGACTCGTTTATGGAGGACTGTGAACGTAACGGGACGTACGCGTACAACTACTCGCTGAAGGTTACTCTGAAAGCAGTTGGAATAGTCACTAGCACAGCGGCGACACCCACAGTCGAGATCACCACTGCAGATGCTACAGTTGCAGCCTTCGAGACCACCGCCACGAGCACGGCCACCATCACAACTTATACGTCAGCTCCTCTTGCCTTTTACCTGGATGGCTGGACCGGTAACGAGTATGTCTCGGCCAACGTCTCGGAAATCGCGGAGTCGGACAATAACACAGTAGCGGAACTCTCTATCATGAACGGAACTGTCAAGATCCAGGCTAACTCTTCGACCTGTGAGATCCCTGTAGTACTTAGCAGCTTCAGTGTCGATGTCTGCAACGAGAGCGGTACAGTGACGTTAACGGCGATAGCTACCACCTTTGCCATCTCCGCAGAGCCACCGTTCGCTACGTCCGACTCTATCTCGGGTTGTCTTTCGCTTAGCCTTACAGGTCCAGGAGTTCTGAAAGGTGCCGAGAGCACACATCGCACCTTACTCACTGAAGAGGTCAATGACGGTTGCGGCACAGCTAGCATTGGCCTCATGGTCGCCGCAGTACCCATGTCGTCCGTCTACAACAGAACATCGTCAGAGATAGGCATGCGTCGCCCCGACGAGGATTTCTACGTTTGTATGCTCACAGACATGGGCAACTGCCAAAAGTTTATACTGGAGGAACTAGAGAGGATATCCTCAAAGAGTGTCATGGGGAAGGTGTTCGCCGCACAGAGTTCTCGAACTCGTCGCAGTCTAGATGATCCTTCACTTACAGACGGAGAAATGACTTGTCTGCATCGCACGTTTGGTGTTGAAGACGGAGACCGCTCGTGTTTAACGCGAGCGCGTCGACGCAGAGCTCCAGGGCTTACACCGCGCCCGCGTCCGCACCCACCTCCGCGTCCGTTGGCGGAGAAGATCGTAGAAGAATACGGTATAGGTAGCGGCGTGATTCCACCCGGTGTCACGCACGTACAGGTCGGTGGTGATCACGTCTCTACGGGTGCTGAGGGAGTATTACCAGAGCACCATATCTACGCGACTGTCAAGAAAGACCTGAAGAACAAGCTCCGAAAAGAACTTCCGACCGTGTCTCGTGAAGCAGGGTTGCAAGAACTGCGCGAGGCGCTCGATACCGGTACGGGCCAAGGAGCTGGAGCTGCAGCCGCGTTACCGGGACGATCTCCGGTACAAGCGGCACACGCATCCGGACCTGGTGATGGATCCGTATACGCGGAGGTCCGTCGCCTGGGTAAAGACAAAGTTAAGACCACGAAAGAACTCATCTACGCCGAGTTGGACATCGGAAATAGCAATCAGCTTTCTCAGGGAGAACAGACGGTATACTCCTCGATCAAATGGAAAACACAGCGCACGGACTCCTCCTCCAGCGACTTCGAGGACATCGAGGAGGTGAGCCGGCAGATACGGGACATGCGTGCGGGTCCCTGGCGAGCGCGTACGGAGTCCTCCTCCAGCAGCGACTTCGAGGACATCGAGGAGGTGAGCAGGCAGATGCGCGCGAGCTCCGGGCGCGCGGGACTCGGGCGAGCGCGTACACGCACGGACTCCTCCAGCGACTTCGAGGACATCGAGGAGGTGAGCCGGCAGATACGGGACATGCGTGCGGGTCCCTGGCGAGCGCGTACGGAGTCCTCCTCCAGCAGCGACTTCGAGGACATCGAGGAGGTGAGCCGGCAGATACGGAACATGCGCGCGGGACCAGGCAAACCTCATATGCGGCGCATCTCATCATCCGTGTCTGCCGACTTTGAAGACATGAATTCGGTACTGGAAGAGTATAAGAGTAAATACATCAAGAGAGAAATATCCGAGGTTGCAGCCGCGTCTGTACGTCCTGCAGGAATTCCTGGTATTGATACATCCAGCACCTTAACCGTACCTTCTAACCTTCGGCGCCAGAACGCAGTACGTCATAAATCTCCACACGGCACCCATCTCGCCAGGCGTCCTTTGCCGCCGTTGCCTGCACAGAGAGGAGGTAGTTCTCCGGACCCGCAGAATGAACAGCCGCCGCGCCCGCAGCTGCCGCCGCGCCCGCAGCTGCCGCCGCGCCCGCAGCGGCCGCCGCGCCCGCAGCTGCCGCCGCGCGGAGATGGTCGCCAAAATGCGCCTCCGTTGCCACCAAGAGATTCTCCGACAGGCGCCACCGGTGCCGCTACTGCCGCTGCACGCCGCCGTTGCCGCCGATCCTCCGACGGAGTAATCTGCGGTATGGCCGGCATGAGAGCTAGTCGCGGCGAACAACCAGTCTTCGCACCGCCATCTTACGACGTTGCTGGCCTAGGAGGGCTGCCTATGGAAGCTGTTGATGTCGACGGTGGCCGATATCGTCACGCTGGACGTTACGGAAGCGAGTCGGTAAAGATGGGCAAGCGGCTGGATAAGAGCTTAATATTCGCGTCTTCCGTATTCGCCACGACACAATTATCTTCTCAGGCTGACCGCTTGCGCGAAATAGGACGTGTTGCAGGTACGAATGAGGACAAGGTCTTCACAGTCGTTTCCTCGGTACTCTCAGCGGTGGGTACCGGTCTGGCTAATGTCGGAATGGTGGCGCATCCAGCAGTAGGACTGGCCGGTCTGGCTATGAACACCATAGGGGGCTTGATCGACCTGGGCGTGTCAATCTACCACCTGATCCATCAAGAGCCTGCTCCTCCGGACCCGCTGGCGGAAAAGTTCTCGGTCTACGAAAGCTACATCCAGGACACTGAGAAAACCGGTCTACGCGTCTGCTTGGTGCCGGACAAGGAAATGATAATCTTCATGGCCTACCGCAACGATTCTAGCTTCAAACCTCCCTCCGAAAAGCTTTACGGGGTCTTCCTCGACGTCATCCATTCCGAGATCAAGTACCTCGCCAACAGCGACGTTGCGACTAACTTCCGCCTGACGGTGGTCTGTCCCATCGGATCGCTACGCTCGGAAAACGCAAACATCAACCCCTACGTCAACCTGTACCATACCAGCAAGGACGGGGTCCGTTTCTACAACGTGCACGGTATCGGTTCGCTGCTTACCTTCCATCCGTACCTAACGCTGACCTGCGGCCGCGACGCGGGTCTGCGTTTCTCACCCTACACTGTCAGCCTCGACGAGATGCAACTGCTGCGCGTAACTACGCCGGGGGAGCCTGAAGAGACCAAGAGCATGCCATCCAACGTCTGTGACCTGTTTCCGCATAAGAAGTTCTACCTGCTGGTGGGTGGATGCCCCTACGATGCCTCTCTGACATTCGTCGTCCATACCACCTGCGGCATCCTGCTGCGCAAGTCGACCTGGGACGCTTCTCGAGCGCGCTGGGTGCTTATGAACCCTTTCAACGAGGACGGTGAGTACAAGCAGCTTTTCACCTTCTCCAAGTTCGACTTCAAGGATATGCCTCTGCGTCCCAACGACGTTCCTGCACACGCGGAGCTCTGCTCGGACATCACCAGCTCTTCATGCTACTGGGGCGGCGAGATGCTCATGGAAAACGTATACGACTGCACATCGCGTGTCAGGAAGGTGCACGTGCAGATAAATACCTTCGGCAGCCTAGGATTCAGCAGCTTTGTGCTTACCTGCCCTTCTGGAGCCACGCCCTTTTCCGTGGGCAGATCCAAGAGTTCGGTGGAGCTCGACCTGGGTAACCGGCAGTCGAAGCTGTTTGCATCTACCGCTCCAGAGTCTTTCATGGTCTCCTGCGTGGGTCGTACCAACCCCAAGCTCAAGTCGGACGCGGTGATAATCACCGTCGTCGAGGGGATAGGTAGCTTCAATAACTGGCTAGACCTCAGCAAGTCTTCCAGCAGGGAAACTCTCTTCCAGAATGGAAGCGTAGGCATGCCATTAAGATCCAAGTTCTGCAACGTACGTCCCAAGCGAGGAGCTTGTTCGAACGCGAGGACTTCGGTCCCAGACGTCAAGCGGTCCTTCTTCCTAGAGGTATCATCTAACAATCCCAAGCTAGTGTTATCAGAGACATACAGTGCGGACGTGAACGTGGCAGACCTATACCGTACCAGGACTAGCTTTCCTCAGAAAGTTTCCTTCATCGTCAACGTCGACAAGCTGGGCTCCTCCTACGACAACCAAGACCGCTTCTGGACCGATGCCGAGAGCGGAAAGAGGACCTACAGCGCCATCACTGTCTCCCTCATGCCTTGCAACATGCGCAACAGGGTCGTGACGCTAGGAACATCCTTCTCGCACGCTGTTTACCTCCAGTCTCTCACCCTTGACTACGGCTCCGACGGTAGGTACAACTTCAGGAACATGTCGGGGCTCTGTTCCGCGTACCTAGACTTAACCACCAGGAAGCTGCACATCTCTTGCCCGCAATTCTCCATTCCTCGTACTGTAGGAAGCTACGAAGGCATCTGCGCCCTCGTCACCACTTCTCTGGATCACTGCGCCACAAGGACAGAGTGGCTCAAGGAACACGGTTACTCTGTGCAGAAGGCTAGCGTTCCGTGGAGCTGCCGGCAGTACAGGGACAAAGGTTGGCACGTGCACGCCATAGCCGATAGCGACACGTACTGCTATTACAACTCGGGAACATCCATCTACAACCCGGATTACTACTCATGCAGTTCCACGCTCATCCTCGACTACCGCAACACGTGGATAGAGGAGCAGATCCTGCTTAAACCCCCTTACGGGTTCGAGTTCAGCTACGACGCTGTCAAGAACGAGTATGCTGACAAGAACCTCTACGCGGCTCTACGCAACCTCTATGACCGCTACGAGCAGCTACTCAACCGTTCCTCAGGCTCTCTCGTTGACTCTATCAACCGCCTGGCGAGTTCGCTGACGAGCGACGGTAGGGAGATCACCAGCGTTTCAGTCGACGGTGCGCTGCTCGAGGTCGCCTATCTGGCGGACCAGGAGAAGATCAGGTCCTTACTAGAAGAAATACGCAACCTCGTGGCAGAGATCATCGCGCACACGCTTTCTGAGGAAGATCTACGTGCCATCTACGAAGCAGAGGACGGTACTCGCTGCTGCCTGCTAGACGCGGTCGCCGGTACCGTAGAAAAGCTCTACGCCGCAGATACCTACTCTTGCGGAAACTTCTCTGACTACGGATATCTCGACGATGAAGGGAATGAGTACTACCTGCTCAACTCTACCTTCGTCCCGAGGAACGTTCTCGTCACATCGGGAGGCGGTATCGCGATCACATGCTTCGAAGCGGTAGTAGTACCTTTGGACCAGCACAATCGTCGCGAGGTCGAGCGCGTCATCGTCGAGACGGCTTTCGAGGACAGCATCCAAGAAATACTGGACGAGTACGACCTCAATGTCAGCGCGATCATCCTGCATGCTGGCGCTGGGCTCGACGGATACGACGAGAGCGACAATCTGTACCTGATGATCGCGCTCCCGTGCCTCCTCACAGCAGCCATATCGATCTTCGTAATGGTGATACTGTACCGGAAGAAGTATGTGCGCAGGTACGTGATCAGCGGCATGTTGCAAACACTGGGTGAGAAAACTACAAAACTGTGCCACCCGGCACGGTGCAACTCCGCATCCTCGAGCATAGCCCTCGTTGGATCTGGCTACGGAGACGACGGAGACTCGGAGTGCTGATATCAGATATGCAGCCCATTCTGCATACGCTTTGCATCGCACTATCGCAGTATCAGTATTCCGCTTCTGGCATGCAGTCACTAGGCAAGTACGCAGATCTCGCTTTTTGTACTCTCATGGCAAGATGTTCGCATCACTTCTTTCCGCCAGGCTGGTAAGGCACGTTCTGTCCTCGCCGCCCGATTTCAGGTCCTTAAATGGATTTCATACGGAGAAAGTACCTCATCTATACAGTCAACAACGACCTGGACTTCATGCGGTCAGAGCTCAACGAGAAACTATCGTACTTTTCGCTCAACCACGTGCTAGCTATCAAGTACATAGTGCTAAAGTACCACCGGCAGGTACTCACCAAAGAGGTCTTCGCTAACCCTAACTTCTACGTCTTTCTGCACGTCGTACGCAGTTGCGAAATCTATGACGTCGTGATCAAGACCTCTTTCGACGTAACGCTACTCTACCTCAAGCAACTGACCAAAAACCCGAACGCGTTCCAGAGCGCTGTAGACGCTTACCGGACAGTCAGTCACGACCTGCTCAAGGACAAGAGGTTCCTAGAAGTCGCTAAGCTGGCACCAGCCTTTGCTGACGTCATCGGCGTCAACTACGACGTCTCCACAAACCCGCTTTTCCACCGCGGAGAACCTGTCCGCGACATGGAGATAGTTTTCTCCAAGCTTTTCCGCAAGACGGAGTTCCGAGCGGTCAACAAGCTCTCCGTACTGCGTCTGCTCATATGGGCATACTCCGCCAAGCAGGATACAGGACTCGAGTTCGAAGATAACGACGCGCAAGATATCTATACCCTCTTCCAGAAGACAGGACCCGTCGTCAACAGCGAACTGACGGAAAAGTTCAAATCTTTCATGTTTCCAGGAAATACCAAGACTAGCTATTGGACCTGGCTCAAAGATCGTACCTACGACGATACGGCGACATACCGCACGCGCCCCGCGAAGACCATGTACGAAAAGGTGCTCAGCTACATCTACTCGGAGCTAAAGCAAGGCCGCGTCAACAAAAACATGCTCAAACTGGTCTACCTCTTCGACGAGGACGCAACCATCCGCCATCTCGCGTTGGAGATCATCTATGGAGTACCTGGAGATATTCTAGCCATCATCGACGACGAAGACGAGGAGTGGAAACGGTACTTCATCCTGCTCTACAAAAACAACTTCGCGGACGGACGAACTTTTACAAGCACCGACCGTTTCTTCGACGACCTCTTCAACGTAGCTGCCAGCGTAGACCCTGAACGGTTCGCTGACGGTGCGCAGCTCGAAGCCGCTTTCAGCGTCGGTGCGGCGGACGTGAGCCGCTTCGATGACATGGAAATCAACACCACCTACGTCTCCAGCATGGTCTATCAGTCACCGAACATCGACCTGCTGCTCGCTGAGAAGCGCCGCGCCTGCCAGATCTACAGCGAGGACACCACGTATTACATCAAGGAGTATAACACCTATCTCTACCTAACCGAGGAAGACCCGACAGTGATCGCCAAGGGCGAACTGGTCAAGCTTTCCGAAATCGCTCCGCGTTCGGCTGCTGACTTCTTCGAGCTTTTCAGCATCAACGTTCTCAAGTACTATCTGGACGGAAATCTAGCCCGCATGGGTCTGGTCCTCGACGGATACGGAGAGGACGTAATCGCACGCGTGGTCGCGCACCTGGGCTGCCTCGAAGACTACACGGCATTCGTCGTCTACGCTACCTGCCGCGACGCAGGCATCTTGCGCGCCGTCATCAAACACCTGGTGTGTACTTTCAACGTTACCGCACTGGTGATGTTCCGCCCTTTCCTGCGTGAAAACATGCACCACGTTCATGAGTACCTCGAACGCAACCAACATCTGACCAGAAACGATAAAAAATACATACTTCAAATCATCACAAATGGCCGCAGCTAGCGCCGCAGCACGAGCACCTCCCGCTCACAGCGTTCACGACGAAGCACAGAAACGCCACCCTGACCAGCAGACGTTCTACACGCGGGAACTTACGCCGGCGATGAAGAACACCTACCTCTATCACGACTATGCCTACGGGTGGATCCCGGAAACTGCCATCTGGAACAGCAGGTATGCCACACTCTACCTCAGCGACTACTACCCTGTCAGCATAGGGTTGCTGCGTAAGCTCGAGTTCATGCTCGGGCTCTACCGTGGACCGGCACCGGAGTACAAACCAAAAGTCAACAGCGAGTTCATCGCCAACGGAACCTTCCGAGGACGTTTCAACGACTTCTTCCAGCGGTTCTCGAAACTGCCACAGGGAGAATTTATCAGCTTCCTGCTGCTGGTTTCCATGCCCATCTACAACCTACTCTTCTTCTTCAAGGGAACACCCTTCGACATCAAGAAGCACACGCTCTTCAGCGAGTTCTACATCAACCGTGAGTCTCATCTGGAGCTGGCCAGGTACCTGGCCTCGGGTGGGGATTACCGACCGGTATTCAGCCGCCTAGATGATCCTCGCCTTTACAGCGGAAACCTTGACACTATGGGCTTGCGTCGTATCTGGACACCTGCTTCGCGTCTGGGACGGTTGCCTCCGGCGCAGTATGAGACGCTGTCCAACCTAAGCTTGATAATCAGCTTCACGAACCGTGACCCCGTGTTGATGTTCCTTATGTTCTACGTACCAGGATTTTCCGCCACTAGTAAGATCACGCCCGCGGTGGAGATGCTGATGGCGCGGCTGGGGCTGGTACGGGAAGACATCGTGCTGATCTGAAGAGGAGTTGTCGAGTCGCGTGCGAGGCAATCAATCTGCTCTAAACTGCGGACGGGAACCGAAGAGTCTGGAGAAGAAAAGCGTGCACTGGCTACGGTCGCTGAGCAGGTTGACGATCTCTGTGGCCAGCCGCTTGAAGTAGATCTCGTAGAAGACCCTGGACTCCGTGGGTAACGCATACCTCGCGTCCACCACCACCTCGTAACTCTGCACGCTGGATACGCTTTTCTGCCACGGTAGCGAACGCGAGCAGACGTACGCGTAGTAGTAGCGTTCTCCGATCTCTATTTTCTCCGCGTTGGTCGCGTTGTAACGGCGCACCAGTTCGAAGTTAGCATGCGATGGGAGTTTGTAGTTGTTGTGGTGTTTGCGGCTGAGCAGGTACCTTTCCAGGCACGGTCGAGACGTACCGAACTCGGATACCAGGTCAACTTCCAGGCTACGTAATATCGATGTTGTCAGCTCGCCGGGTGGAGTACGCTTGGAAAGTAGTTCCACCAGCAACGATTTGTACTTCTTTATCATTTCCTTGTGGAAGCGCGAAACGTCGCGGCGCGTCTCACTTGTACCCTTGTTAACGCGCGTAGGGACATCGCCGCGTCGGAATCCAGCCGGGTACTTGGTGGTGGTATACTTTTTCTTGGACTGTAGTATGAGGTTACTGTACACGGCCTCAAACTCTACACGGAAGTTTCCGTACAGCACCTTACCGTTGATGATATCTTCCATCCGTCGCGCGACCACAAGCGTCTTTTCCACGTCATTCGTATCTACCTCTAAGAAGATGGAGTCGGTGTCGCCGTAAACCCCTCGGAAGTTAAGTGCTTCAGAGGCGTCGGCGACACCGGTGAGGTCCATGGGTACCTCGCGCTCGCCAAGCGTTGTACCCGAGAAGATGTTTGCGGGAAACTCGGCTAGGTAGAGTACGTGCCCAGTCCAGCTTGCGCCGTTCAGTACCGAGTCCAAGTAGGTAATCATCTCCCGTCCGATGGTAGTACAGCACTTGGCGGAAGTGTACGAGTACAGCGCGCTGCTGCTGAATCCCATCAGCCCGTAGACGGAGTTCGCGATGATCTTGTAGATGTACTGCATGGAGTCGTAAAGGTTCGTCTCGATGACGGAGCTAGCCGACTTGAGCAGAGCTTTGTAGTGTTTGCGCCGTGAGATGAACTGGTTGAGCAGCTTGGGGATGATCCCCTCGTGCCGACGATCGTAGACACAGATCTCGTTATAGCCCTCCGGAAATCGCGATTCACAGACAACGTGGATGAAGTCCGGGAAGGGGAAGGAATGCCGTAGCTCGCGTAGATTGAGTTCGGCGTCTAGACGGTTAGAACTAACTACCACGCAGACCAGCGTCTCCGGGGAGAGGTTAGCGTAGATGCAGACGTTGGGATAGAGGCTGTTATAGTCGAATACCATAACGTTGTTCTCGAAGGTCTTCTGTTTGGGTAGGAAAACCTTCCCACCGATGTACGGATACCGCGTACGCGAGACGCTGCGCACGTACACGATCTTCTCATTCAGCATCAGCCGCAGTATCGGTCCTTTGATCAGTGTACTGGCGCGGTACTCTAACGACAGACATTGCGGTAACAGGTATGCAGAAGAAGCAGCGTTGATCTTGCTGGCGATACGGTAGTAGTTCCATATGTACTTGCAGAGACAAGCATCGTGCAAGCAGTAGCGTTCGATCTGCAGCGCGATACGCATCGAATAGTCGCGGTACATGTTCCTCAGATCGACATCGTCCTTACCGAACGCGAGCTCGTACGTCTCACCGACGCGGTACTCGCCCTCGCCGCGCACGATGTGGATGCGGAACTCGCCGGAGCGTGCATCGATGTCCTTGTGCAGTATGCGATGAACCAGGTCAGAATCCACAGTCACGTAGTTCCCTGTCTCAAGCACTTCCGAAAAGAGATGAAGCCTATCCGCTGAATTATCGGCTAGTCCACCACGGAAGGTGACTAAGTCTTCCGCCTCCACCGCCTCCACCCTGGCCCGACAACAGAAGAGGTTCTTGGAGATGCTGTCCAGCTTGTACGACTCTAGGCGCTCGGTCTTCTGTATGTATCCGTACAGGTCGAAGAATACCGTCCCGTTGTTGTTATTAACGTGGTAGGTCTTATTGGCGTAGCCACCGGGACCGCGGTGGCTAGAGAGAAAGCGCTCGTAGATGCAGAGCTTTACCGCTTCCGAGTTGTCCGGCGATCGGAAGACGATTTGCGTACGCGTCAGAATCTCCAGCCGTCCGGAGAGGTACCTAATGTCGAAGTTGTTCCCGTTGAAGGTTACCACGTAGTCAAAGCGCTGTTCTAACACGCGCTTCATGATGGTCAGTAGCAGGATTTCTGAACAGAAGGTAACCGCTTGAGCAGGAGAGAACTCGTCAGCAGAAGTTAGCGGCTCGTAAGCGGTACCCGGTGGCAGCAAGTCGCCGTTGACCAGACTAAACCGGAACTCGCGTCCTTCGCTATCCAGAGTGCAGCAACTTACGTGAGAAACCGGGTTGATGAACACCGAAGGAAACTTACGGTCAAACTGGCATTCGATATCGAAGAAGAGGTATGTGTAACGTACCTCGAAGGCCGGAATCGCGACAGCGAACGCGGTCTTAGGGTCATCGCAGTGGAAGCAACCGGGTCCCAACGGCACCAGCACGCAAGGGTCCACGCGGTAGCAGCCATCCAGCGCGATATCGTGCAGTAGGAAGAACCAGGTGATGTTCAAGAAGTCTGCGAGGTACCGCGAGCGCGTCTTCCTGCGCGCTAGGTCCTTCGAGAGGTAAAGGTCCTTGACGAAGCATTCTCGACGTCGGAGGTTAGCGATTTCGATACTGACGAGTTCGTCTATAGGCACGATGTTGAAACTGCCCAGATGCGTAAGTTCTTGCTGCGGGGGTAACGTACCTTCACCAACTACATCGTTGTCGAGTACGTGATAGAAATAGTAACGGAACCTGATAAAGACCGATTCTGAATGCCGAGTTTTGGCCTTCAGGTAAAGGAATCGCTCTTCTCCGCGGTTCTCGAACCAGTTGATGCACCTGAGCTCCATGTACATGCCGTCAGTGATAAAATTTCACTTCTAAATAACATCGCGATCATGGACCCCAAGTACTGGGGACGGTCCTTCTGGTTGATGATATTCATCATCATCGTGAGATTTCGAGACAAGATCGAGGTCTGCAAGCGGCACCTCTACGTAATCTGCAGCACGCTGCCGTGCATCGAATGCAGGGAACACGCGTTAGAAGCGATCGCGGCCAACGATGTGATGTCCAGCGGCGATATCAACTACATCTACTACTTCTTCATCAGTCTGTTCAACAATCTGGCCAGGGATCCGCGGTTCGCTATAGACGCGGCCCGCGTCGAACTACTGCGCGCATGTAACGAGCACTAGCGCGAGTTCAGTAGTAGTACTTCCTGTTGTTAGAGCGTACTTTCACAGCAACGCCGCGCCGTGGGCGGATGCGTAAAGGCATTTCCTCGTTGATTACGAAGGTCACTGCGGTGACGGGTCCGGTAGCCTTTGCTGCAGAGACGGGTTCGGCTTTTCTAGTTCTCCTCTTGCGTGCAGGAGCCGGGAGTGTCTCGTCAAAAACGTAGTAGTTCGGTGCGTCAACCGATTTGACGGCACCTCCATCGCAGATGTAGTAGAACAGATCACCGTCGCGTACCACGATGTAGAATCTGGAATCGGCCAAGTGCAAGTGTTTGTCTAGTACGGATAAAAAGTGGCGGATAGCGAAGCCCATGTCGAATCCGGTACGTAATCGCGCGTCAGGAACGTACCTGAGACCTTCTCGTGCGTCACCGCGCTCCAGGAAGATGTTAACTAGTTCCATTTAGGTGCTCCAAGATTATCAAAATCACCTTCACGAAGAGGTGGTAGGTATGAAACGGTGCTGAGTGCCCCTCCAAGTAGAGCTGCATGTCCATACTGACACTGTCATCGACCCTGATGTGGCAGAAGTAGATGCGGAACCCTTCTAAGAAGCCGTTGACCAACTTCGAGACAAATTCGCGAAAGCGGCCGTCCGTCGGTTGCATCACGGCAAGACGGAAAAGAGAGATCGCGAAGAGGTACTCTAGAAGGATGTTGAAGTAAAGCAGAGTACGTACATATCGTTCACCCAGGTCAGCGATAACCTCGTAGTCCACCATCGAGTATATGTCTAGCTCGTCTATGTGCTTCAGGGAGTCTCTGCGCAGTAGCCCGTGTCTGTCAACGTTTATGGTACGCAAGCTGGCTTCGGTGATCGCGCGCCGCATGCGTCGCACATCGATGACGACTTCACCGTCGAGGATGCCAGCGATCGCTCCCCAGCGCTCTTCCGCGACGATGAAGCACGTGTCGACTACGCCACGTGAAGCTAGCGCGGCCAGATCGCGTGCAGCATCTAACAACCCCGCGTCGGTAACTTCGACGTCGCTAGCGATGTTGTTGCGACGCGCGGGCGGGCCGGAGGTGCGTGCGTAGGAACCGGCGACCGGTACGGACCCGTGTGCGGTAGGCACGCGTGCGAGTGAGCGTAAACAGTTCCGTGAGCGGAACAGTCTGATAACCAAGTACGTGAACAGGTCCATCAGCATCCTGTCGTGTGTCACCTTGCGGTAGGATGTGGTACGGGATAGCCCCGCTACCGAGAACCAGCGCACGGTGCGCAGTATGAGTTTCTTGGTAGCGGTTGAAATATTGGACCTAATAACTTTACGGCACAGGGAAAAATCGCAGTAGTAGTCTGCCAGCAGGCGTCGGGCTTCCTTCTTGGAACGGACACGTGCGATGTCCATCTTCTTGATGACGTCCTCTGCGCGACACGGCGGAACAACGTTGTACGCGGAGCAGACGGTGACCGGAAGCAGACGGCCTTGTGTCATGTATACGTACGCTCGAAATTCCTTGGCGAAGCGCTGTGATTTGCGGTCGTATACACCGATGTACTTGCAGACGAAATCCATCTCCGTTTTCGAAAAGTTCCAGAAGTCAAACTCTGTCACCTGGCAATTGACGAAGTCGAACATCACGTGGAAAGACACTCCGTAGCGTCGACGTAGTTGATCTGTGGGACGCGTCGCGAAAAGCAATCGGTTGATGTTACGATGCACGTACGGCAGCTCTGTGCCTATGAATATCTCTAGTTCGCGAATAAACAACGGATCTCGTTTCACCTCTGCGGATATGTAGTTAAGTATGTCCGTTTCTGGGTAGGTAGTTACCAGGTCCAGGCAGATGTAGCTGTCCTTGAGTCCGGTAAGCGAAGCGTTAAGGGGCGGAATGTGCATCTGGCGCGAAAGCTTGAGCAGAGTCACCACTGGAATGGAAACGGCTGAGTAAATCTCACCTACCCTGGAGAAACCAACGTGCTTGATTAGTTCCACGAGGTGCGCCTCCGAAAAGACGGTGCCTGGCAAGATCATGCGCGGGTTGAGTTTAGCTAGTTCCAGAGGCGTTTTACGCGCGTTCTGTATGAGATACCGTAAGTCATCTTCGGAGAGCAATCCTGCACGTGCGATCTTCTCGGTGGTCTCTTCATCGTCTAGCAGATCTCCTTTATGGTAGGTTACCAGAGCGTGCAGACGATGAGGAATCTCAAGAACCAGCCTCAACAGTTGCCGAAGATGTTCAAGGCGTACCACTCGTGGAGGGAAAAGCGCGATAGTGTTGATGTCGATTTTGACAGCGGTCGCGTACATTTGCTCGGGTAACTCCCCGCTGATATTGTACTCTATCAACGTGGTAGCAGAGACGCGGTCGAGCTTCTCCATGTCCAGGCCTAACTCTATGAACTTCTTGAGTGCGCGCCGGACGCGCCGGGGGTAAATATTGTAAAGGTTCATATAGCTATCGCATCTGCGGCGATTCCTGTATAAAAAACTTTAATTTCATTTCTGACCCATCAGGCACCAGGATCTAACAGCGTAAGCTAGCTAACTAACGTCTCCATGTACCGGACCAGGAGTAGGTTGGCGGCACGTGTGCAGCTGGAAAGAGGCGTTTCTTGACCCTCGAAAAAGGTCATGAGTTCAACCGCGGTCTCAGACAGCAGGGAGTTGTGATACTCGGAGAGGTCATCGACGAAGAGACGCGCTAGAGACTTCAAGAACTTGGAGAGGTCATGGTGCGTAGTACCGCGCTCATAGAAGTTCTTGATTGCGAAGAAGTAATACTGTAGCAAGTGCTTTGCGTAGATGCGCGCGCGTAGGATATAGTGGTTCACGCAGTGGTACGGCATACCGTACGAGAGCAAGGCGTCTTCCAGCGTCAGGTACGATCCGAGGTCTGTCTCTAGCGGGTGTGCGGCAGCCTCTAGGAATGGATGTGCTGTTAAGTTATCAAAGTCTAGCGACTCGAGTTTGGTGGACTCTAGCATGCGGTAGAAGAGCCCGTAGCGCGCCAGAGTTAGCAGGTCGTGCACAAGGTAGATGATGAGGTCTCGGCGGTGCGAGTTCCTGACTACCCTGCGGAAGCGCATGGCGATAGTGCAGCCTCGGCTTCCTGAGAACGGGTTCCTATCGGCGACTACGAGAGCGCAGTCTTCGAATCGGTGATACAACAGGGCGGCGCTGTTATCGCGACCGATGTTGATAACGTACATGGTATTCCTGATGGTGGGTTTGAAGGATAGCACGAGTCCGTCTTCGAGCGCGACCGTCTGCGCGGCACGGTCTATCTGGGTATGATCCGGAACGGTGACGTAGTCCATGGACACCGTTCCGGGCTTGGGTTGTGTAGGTTCCCAGGAGTACGCCAGTTTTCTCAACAGGCCACCTAACACCGAACCCGCTACCTCCGGAGCCATTCCTATCATGTCCCTCCTGATCTGAGCCGACAAAGGTGCGTGTGTTACCAGAAAGAGGAACATGGGGTGACGGTGGAACTTGCTGACGTAGAGTTCTGCCAGGCTGCGGCATTCGAAGAGTCTGGCGTTGTCTGGATAGCAAACGTCGCCGAGCTGGAAGAAGTCTCTGAAGCGTATCAGTTCCTCCGGTTCTATGAGGTGACTTACGGTGGCCCACGAGAACTTTTTAAACCTGACCATGTTTTCCAGCATCTCGCTTGTGATAAACTTGTAGTTGTAGAAGAGAACCTTTCCGTAGACGATCGAAGCCAAGTACATGGATTCTGTATGTTCATCGAAGTCGAGCGCTTCCAGGATGGCGTTGGGGTTGTGTCTCCAGAGCTCTTCGCAGTCTGAATGCTTCATGAGCACACGTTGCAGGTTAAGCTTGCCGAAGTAGACGTCGTAATGGTCCAGCATGAACTTAATGTCTGCGATGCTGAGAGTGCGGCAGATGGTATTAATGGAGTGCCGATGCTCGAAGAGTTCTTCGTCTATAGCTACGTAGACGAACGCGCGAATGCCTACGCGGTCTATGATCGCATCCAGGGTCATACTGGAGAGTAACGAGAGCCGTATAGCATCTTTAGAGACGTGACTGCAGAGGTTGTCCAGTATGGTGCGTACAACATGCTTGTCGGTGAGTGTAGCGGCGGTTAGAAAGTTCCCGAAATCGATGGTAGGCCTTCGCATGTACTCTCGTACAACTTCCTCGAGTGCTGGAGAGGACCTGACGAGCGTCATCCCGACGTTGTATGGAACTATTCTCCTCTCTTGGAAGAGCTTTATGAGAAGGTCTGGAGGAACCATCTGCAGCCGGTAGACTTGATAAATCTCGGCTTCCGGCATAGTATCGAGGGCGGGTTCCATGATCTCCGCAGGAACGAATTTGGAAGCGCAGATGCGCATGAGGACTCCTGGATCCACGCGCCCCAGCGCTGTGATGTCATAGTCGATGGCCGTAAGCTTCTCCAGGACCGCGGTGTAGAAGTTTCTATACGCGAGCATCTCTCGCACTAGCGAGTCAGAGTGCTCCAGGCGGTATCGCAGCAGACGGACCAGTATGTCTACGTCCAGAAGCGACACCACGCTGCAGTAGTGGTAGTCCAGGTAGCGCATCATTTTGCGATGTGCCGCTGTAGTCTTTGCCACGAGCGATACTAAGTCGTAGGCATCAACCATCTCCGGTTCGAAGTACTCGATACATGTCAGGGACTTGCGCAGCATCGAGCGGTAGACTTCCTTGAGTCGGCGTGGTTCCATGTCTTCGAGGCAGTTCCTGCCTAGCACTCCGGCGAAGAGCAGTTCGGCGACATCTTCGACGGGAAGGTGCCTCACGTGGAAGTCTTCATTGGCGTAGTTCTGGAAAGCAAAGGATAGCTTTCCGGATAGGTGCTCCATCACCGCCTTGTCGAAAAACTTAATATTGCCTATATTATTTCCATTTTCCGGGATCGTCGGCAAGATCTAGGAACGGACGTAGGTGGCGGTAGGCGTACCACCCGCAGAAGCAGAAGCAGAGATAGAAAATTACCAGTACTACCATTTACGAGTGCAGATTTCCGCACATGCTCACGCCTGTGCAGCGGCTTACTCGATCAGGTTGTCGAGTTTTACAGTGGAGATGGTGAGATAGTCGACCACCTTCGCGATGTTTATCTTCTCGTTGTCTTTGACGTACTCGGCGATGGAATCGTAGAAGCTGTCGTTGAAGCGTTTAGAGTACTTGTCGACGTTGTTAGCGATGGCTGCTACTAGTAGCGTGTACTTGGTGTATGTGAAGGGTTCCACGAGGACTGTTTCGATATCGAGTATGTCTGCGATCCGCGGATCGCGCAGTATTACGTAGATGCGTGAGTCGTCGGGCTTGGTCATGCGCGTAAGGTAATCGTAGAGGCGAGTGCGTGAGATGACGTTGTCCTTGACCTGCGGACAACGGAAGAGCCTGGTCTTGAAGACCTCCATGAGCTCGTCGCTGATGGTGTAGAAGCTGTCCTTGATGGAATTTTTGGTGTCTAGAGAGATGGCGGCGTGTCGGATGAGCTGGTTGATGATGTCTTCCGTGCGGTTCTGTTCCAGATGGTAGACGTGTCCTCGGAACTCGAAACAATTGGCGTTTACGCGCAGTCTGTTAGCTAGCGTCTTCACGTCCCCGACATCGATGTTCAACGCGGAGCAAGGATCTACCCTGGCCAGTATCTCCTTCTCTATGTCGAGAAGAACCAGTTCCCGATGGTCTCCGCGCTTGAGCTTCCCGTTCTCGAAGTAGTTGTTCTCGACCAGACTCGTGATCAAGCTGTTGAGCACACCATCTTTGTACCCTCCTAGCCCGAATCTTTTCACGAAGCCTGGGTTAATGAGGTCGAGAGGGATCTTGGCTTCGGGTTTCTTGGCTTGCGTCTTTTTCTTGGCAGTGGTCTTCTTGGCAACGAGTTCGTCCACAATGTCCGAGATCCGCGCGATGAGATAGGCCTTGAGCGCTTTCGCGTTGATACTGTTCAGAACCAGCTGCTCTCCCGCTTCCATCGCTATTTACCTTCAAGGCACTAACTTTAAATACAGAAACAATAGAGCTGCTAGTAAGAGGCCCAAGAGTGCTGCAGGAAGCGCGGCGTTGATCTTGCGCTTCGGCTTAGCTTCGGTCAGCACGGCCATGACCGTGTTTATGAAGTCTTCGAAGTCATCTTCCGTCGAGTCTATAAAAACGCCAAAAATGCCTGTCTTCAATCGGTCCATTTACTAGACGCTAAATAATGTTGGTTGAGGCTGTTCTTGCGCGAGTTCGTCATCTTCATCGAGCAAGCCTAGCCTGCGACCGCTCTCTTCGTCCTCCGTCATGACTACTTCTATTAAGTCTCCGGAAGGCCCGACGACAACGGTCTTGCATACGCGTTCCATGCTCATCTTCTTTATGGCGAATGTTACCTTGCAAGCACCTGAGGTCCGGTAGAAGGTCACTGGCGTCAGTATGACGCGGGCTATCTGAGACTCCTTCTTGGAGAGGTTCTCTATTTCATCCGCGATGGGAATGGTAACGGAACGTTCATCTGGTCCCCCGGTGTATTCTAGCAGTCCGAGGTTGTACTTGTTGATGTAGATATGTCCATCCTTAAAGGTGTTCTCTTCGACGGTGTCGATATCGACCGGTGGCGAAAGCGCAGCTGGTCCTCGTGACATGGCTGCTACGCACCGGTAGACGTTTTCGATGAGCTGGTAGAGCATAGGACTGGCGAACTTTGGTCGTACCTTGATGAAGAAGGAAGTTCCTCCTCCGCGGTTATATGCGTCCATCTTACTCTTGTAAATTTTGACCTCGCCTTCTACCATAATGAGCGGCGAGACCATACGGGCCTTGAGTGCTGGTTCGAGTATCATGTTGATGCCCATGCAGCCTGGGAACTGCGAAGGTACGAGTGTCACCGATCGGACCATAGTCTCTGTACTCTTACACATGGCACGCGCGTATTCGATGCTACGGCACACGGGCGAACCGGCTGCTGGGACGTGGTGTGGCGCGTCTTCATCATCCGTTACGACTTCGGAAGCGGCGAGCGGAGCAGTATTAGTCGGTTTCCTTGATGCGGAGATATTCTTAGCGGGAGCAACAGGTGCCTTCCTGTTCATGCTAGTCTACGCATCTGTTCTTCACTAGTCTAGTCCTTTTTCAGTTTTCTGATGTAGGCCGCGTAAAGGATGACAGTTCCAGGTACGAAAGCGATGGTGGCGAATATGGTGAGGAAGCGCAGCACGCGGTTGGCAGTGAGCGAGTACGTGGTAGCGGCCTCGTATACGCCTGGTATCAGCTTCAGCAGCAGCGCGAACCCAGAGATCACCATGCAGATCATGAGGACAGTAAGCCCTATGGCCTGTAGCACGTCGGCGGTGACCGCCATTTATACGCCGTGATTTATTTCGCGGTCCTCGTTATAGCACGTGGGCGGGCGTGCGGGTTACATATCCTGGAGCCCAGGTTCCTGATCCTCCCGAGCGTCGCGCGGTGAGCGGAGCTCCGGAAGCGGAAGCAGCGTCAGCACCAAGGCTGGGACACTTGAAGTTTGCGGCTGTGACGGTGAAAGTGTAGCGGCGGTTCCGAAGCAGGTTTTCTTTTGAGAAGACACCGTCGAGAGGTGTGTCTTTCAGGAATCTGTCCTTGACAATAACTAGCACGCTACGTAGCCGCTGGCCGGCGATGTGGGTCACAACCTCTAGGCCGTTGGTAGCCGAGCAGGTGATGGGAACTCCGTCGGGTAGATCGAGTATTGAAACAGGTATCTTCGGCACGCGGGGTACGAATCCTGGGTGGTCTAGATCTGTGGGTTCTCCGAAGAGTGCGGGGTCGAAGTTGTGCGTAACTTCGCAGAGGTTGGTAAATGCTGACACCGGCAGCTTCTGCAGCCGCGCAGCATGGTTGGATATCCTGGCTGTAGCGAAGGTTCCTAGCTCGTCACTGACCGTATAGATGTGCCTTACGAACCTGAAAATGGAACGCAGGAACGTACCAGCGTGCGTGCGGTTTAACAGGTAGGAGATACCGCAGTGCGAATCTTCGTGGCGGCCTACGAAGACTACCGCTAGGACCTTCTCTGGGTCGAAGGGATAGAAGAACATGACGCACACGGGACGGTAGTCTGCATCGCGCAGGTCCTTGGAGTCAAAGCGGAGGATGCCGCTCTCTTCGGCGGAGGTCACGGAGAGGTTCTCTACTTCGTAGCGTGCGAGTAGTCCGCGTACGGCATCCTCTAGATCGGGCTGCGAACATCGACGTATAATTCGCGCGGCGGCGTGTGTAAGCGGTAGTTCCGTCCCTGGAGCGCCAGCCAGCCAGCCCACTGGCGCGAAGTAGAGGTCGCGTAGGTGTCCGTGCTTCGCTAGCATGCGCGCAAGTTCGGTGAGAACATGTGCCTGGTAAGCGAAGGTGTTCATTACTGCCAGCGACTTATCGACCTCGGTCAACGAGTTCCTAGTCTTGGCGAAGAGGCGGGCGTTGTTGTAGTAGAAACCGGTAAAATCGAAGCGTACTACCGCGGTGCGGAAACGTACAGTTCCAGAGGGAGGAGGCATAGCGGCGGATGGCTTACGTGCGCGCGCGGCTGCCTGCTTGATGAAGTAGTCCATTAGTGTTCAGGAGGCTCCAGAAACTTATTTATACGTCGGGTGATTTTTTCCGCCAAGACGTTCACGGACCGGCGAGACCAGAGCTCCATGCGGCGGTACTCTGAGAGGCCCTCACTTTCGGCTCTTCGGACCTCAACACAGGGCTGGTCCACGGCGAATAGCACGGTCTTAAGCATAGTCATCTTCTTGTCGGCTAGGAACCTGAAGTAGGTGTAGACGCGGCGTAGCTCCTTGAAACCGCAGGGTGGGCGCAGCGCGCAGAGCGTCATAAATAGGCTGATGAACATACCGCACTCGGATTCCATCAGCTGGTTAATCTCAGTATTGATACAGCCTTGTCGCGCGTCGAAGTTGTCTACGAAGAACCTGAAGAGCGTGTCTACGTCGGCGTTTTCGTCCGAGAGCTCAGCGCTGGCGGTGTTGAGGTTAAACCCATCCGAGAAGGAGAAGAAGAAAAAGTTTCTGTAATGATGAAAGTCCGCGGGGTTGCTACCGCCTGAGTCGTAAAAGGCTACGCGACGCTCCTGCTTGTCGAAAATCACGCTCTTCCAGTGCGAACGATAGCAGAACCCGAACATGACATGCCTCTGCTCCGCGAGGCGCACTTTCTCCTTCAAGATGTAGACCAACATATTAGCGTTGAAGTTGTACGCTTTCTCGTGCACCGCAGCGGTGTTGAGGAAGTTGAGGTTGAACTGTCCCAGGTAGGCAACGTCTGTGCCGTGCGCCATAGGCGCGAGGAGCTGCTGAATGCTGCTGTTACTCATCCATGCGCTTCGCTCTGGCTTGACAGGCAGGCGTACGACCTTGTCGTTCTCTCCGGCGCGCACTCCCAAGCGGCTAAGATCGTCACAGCGTAGGTCCATCTGCGAGAAGTCCACAGCGCGCGAGACGCGCTCGCGAAGCCGCGGCTTGAAGAAGTAAGCCAGCGGGATGCTGGTGGGTAGTCGGCAGATGTCCTCGAAGGATCCAAGCGCGCGTAGCTCTCCTACCAAGAAGGTCTTCAGTTCCAACTCTGGCCCTCGCAGCAAGCGCTCGGGTGGTTCTTGTAAGTGTCCCGCCGTCACCAGCTCGGAAAGCAGTGCCAGCGGGATGCACGAAACCTTTCCAGCGGTTTCCGAGCGGTCGAGGCGTTCAACCACGTATCCGTTGCAGTTGTTTGCGAACTTTGAAACGTCTATGTTGGCACTGAGACCCACTATGGTGTAGATGTGCGACAGCAGGTTAACGAAGCCCAACTCGGGGATTTTATTAATAACTAAATCCGTGTACCTGTCCATTTATTACGATGAAGAATATTTTCTCCGTCTACGCGTTCCCCAACAACCGCACCCTCTTTCCGTGCGAGTACGCGCAAGCTGAGCTCGATCGTGCTCACGGCGCAGACGCAGCAGCTTTCGCACATGCGGCCTTCCCTCTCTGCAAGCACCGGTGGCGAAACGCCTTCGTCTGCCTTCGCGATGGTACGTACATGCTTAGCGTAGAGTTGAACACGGGTATCGTATGCGATCGAGTGAGGTTATCGGAAGCAGCCGCGTTCGAGCCCGTCTCTGAAGATGCTCGCGCTATGGTCTTCGCGGACGTGCACGGACGGCGCATGTCTTTCGAATGCTACAGCTTCGTACGTTTACATACCGACCCGCCGACGCGTGTGGAGGAACTGAGTCTGCGCGTTAAGCGCGGGCTGGTAGCAGGAGGAAATCGCATGCGCATATTCTCCTCAGGGACACGTACACGTGCGCGGACCTCTGTGGGCGTGTTGGGAAACGCGGCCGCCTTCTCGAAGGTAAGCTTCCGCTCGCTAGAACTTGATGCGCAGCTGTGCGTCTTTGCTGCGTTGGCAGCACGTAGGCAGATAGTACTAACTGGAGGAACGGGAGTAGGGAAGACTTCGCAGGTGCCCAAGGTAGTCATGTGGTTCAACTACCTCTTCGGCGGATTCGATAACCTGGAGGAAGTACCTCGCCCGCCTGTGCGAGTCGAGGAGCGTCCGGTTGTTCTCTCCCTGCCGCGAGTGGCTCTGGTCAAGCTCAACGGTGAGCGGATCATGCGTTCTTTAGGATTCTCCGAGTTCGATGGGTCTCCGGTAGAGCTACGCTACGGGGGCCTGCCTGTATCGACGCGCACGGGGCCTCGCTACGGGATGGTGGTTTCCACTAACAAGTTGACACTGAACAGTCTCTTCCGTTACTCCTACGTAGTTCTGGACGAGATCCACGAGCACGACTCGATAGCGGACATCATCGTGGCCGTGGCGAGGAAGAACCTGGATAGGATACGCTCACTGTTGCTCATGTCCGCTACACTCGAGGACGACTTAGAGCGATTACGCGAGTTCCTGCCAGATCCCGAGTTCATCCATCTGGAGGGTAGCACACTCTTCCCGGTAGATGAAGTACACTTCAGGAATCGGTACCCCTCTGATGATCGACGCTATGGCGCCGAGGAGAAGCGTAACCTGTCCACCGCACTGCGAAGATTCAGGCCTCGAGCGGGTCACTGCGGTATTATCTTCGTAGCTTCCGTCTCGCAGTGCCTGGATTACCGAGCCTACCTAGAACCACGGCACATGGACATTGCGTTCCACGTGATGCATGGAAAACTGAGGAACGTTCCTGAGGTGCTTTCCGCGGTACGCGAAGCCGAGGGCGTCTCAGTGATCATCTCGACACCGTACCTAGAGTCCAGCGTGACCATCGAAAACGCGAGTCATGTTTTTGATACGGGTCGCGTCTTCGTCCCTGAACCCTTCGGAGGTCTACACACGATCGTCTCACGGTCTATGATGGTGCAACGCAAAGGCAGAGTAGGGCGCGTGATGCCCGGCGTCTACGTATACTTCTATGATCCTGCGGAGATGCGTCCCATCCGGAAGATCGACCATGAATTGCTCTACGAGTACATCCTTTACTGTCGCTGCTACGGAATGGATCCTCGCCGTGATCTCTACGTGCCGCCATCGAACATGGAACTACTGCAGCGCTCGGAAGAGTACCTGGATTCCTTCGGACTGTCGACGGAGACCTGGTGCCGGCTCATCTGTACACACTTCCTGGGCATGGTAGAATACGCCAAAGTCTATGCAGCCGGCGGAGAATCTGCGGAACATCTGGATGCTTTCGAGCGCGAAGGCGTGCTCACCTCCGAGGCGTTGGACGCGGTGCGCGCTCTGGGATTGGTAGTACGTGTGCTCAGCGCGCGGAAGACACGCGCTGGCTACGAACTGCGTTGCTCTGTGATGTTCGGTCCGTACCACGGTCGCGAGTTCCGTATGAAGCACCGGCACCGGCTATCTGGCGTGCTCTACATGGTTACCAGTTCTACCTTTGTGCGGTGACAGGATGCGGACACTGCAGTCACCGGAAGTTTACGACAACCTCCTTGTGCAGAGCAGAGTAGTCTTCTCGGCGCCCGCGTGATGACACCACGAAGCAGAACTTGGATACGGCTTCTGCAGAAGACAGGTACTTGAAGACACCATCGGCGTATATGGTGAAAGCGAATACGTAGTAGGTGTTGCGAGTTGCAAGTTTGGTGAAATCCATCGTGTAGAGCAATCCTAGGCTCTTCATGCACCACATGTACTCATTGATGACCTTGTCGCCGAGGTTACCCTTGATCACCCCGCAGACGAAGCTGGATCGTGTGGTGATGTCGTAACGAGACCTCTTTCCGAAGATCAGCCGGTGTCCAGATTGGACCTCTAGGTTGACAGGTAAAAGCTCCTCCCGCTGTCCCACTATCTCCTGTATGGACTTTCCGGTAGCAAAGTACGCGAGAAAAATGTATTGATACAAGGTCGCTGGGCGAGAACGGCTGTACCGTATAAAGGTCTCGGACTCGAAAATATCATCCAGGTCCTCTGTATCGAAAGAATGTTTCCCGTGAATGCCTGTAGGTAACCGCTGGAAGGTGAGCCGGGACGCACGCCCGGTTGCTGACATGTAAGCCGAGAGGGAGACGAAGCGCATGAGCGTGCCGTCGCCATAGGACAGGAAGACTTCCCGGTTTCGGCGTTGGCGCCTGTAGGGGCGGTGGCGAGCACGCGGTACACGGGTCCGCGGTGTTCCGGCGCGGTCTTCATCGGTACCGGGTGCTATACCCGCGGAGACTTTAGCGACCGCGCGACGGAAGTCTACGTCCAGTACGATCAGCCCGTGGTCCTGGCTGTCGGTAGAGTTGTATACCGATTGTGCGAAAGTGGGATAGATAACGATGATCCGTTTCTCTCGGATACTCCGGCGCAGGTTCTCGCGCAGCGCTTCTACCAAGCGTGTATGTTCCGTGTTCATCAAGTAAAGGTAGTCGAGGAGGTCATGCTGGAACCAGGGGAAGTTCACGTAGAAGGTCATGATGTAGTCGTCCCCGTGGTCCAGATCTACGCTAGAGATGGAGAGATCTACGGTGTCTATCTCGTTGATGAACTCTTCGTAGTCCGACTCCGACATGAAGGATATCGAAAGATATAGCTTGTCTCCGATAGTGTCATAGTCCACGAAATGGTAGTTGTCTACCAGGCAGAGGATAGCCAGCACGTTGTCAACTACGTTATCCACCTGGATCATCAGCGTGTAGAAGGGCGAGGGTACCATCACGATCTTGTTGTAGACGTCGCGGATGCGCAACGCGGAAATACGCTCTGGGAATCGCGGCAGGGTCCCGAAGCTCCCTCTCAGCATTGCCATCGTAGGTGACGTCAAACGTTTGATGAAAATTACCACGTCTGGTCCGCAGAGCTTGCGCATCCGGTTAGCTAACATTTCACGAATGCCTGCGATGTTCTTCATCATAGTGATCCGGCCGCCGTTGTAGAGGTCTCCGCCTCCAAGGTAGGTCAGTATGTCCATGCAGTGGAACATCTCGTTGCGGAAGTAGTACTCGTTCTCCAGCTCGTGTATGTAATTTCGCAGCTTCGCGCGCGAGAAATCGGTCTTCAGCACGCCGCGAACGCCGAAAAACCAGGAGACCGCGGTAGAGACCGCTGCGGCCTGGTCAGCGGGGTCTAGCGCGCGGCACCAGAAGCTCATGTAAGTGCGCGAAGTAGTGGCGTTCGCCGCAAACCGGCGGTGGTCGAAGGAAATGAGGATGTGTTCCAGCAGGTGAGCGACTCCCAGTTCTTCGGCGATGTCGTTCTCGAAGCCGAAGTTGGACAATCCTATGTAGATGTCCTTGTTCATCTCCGTATTTACGAAGACTCGAACGCCGTTAGCGAGCTGTATCATTTACTTAAGAGTAAAAGAGGCAAGAGCTTTCGCATGTCGGATTCTCGGTCCGTATGGTACACGTAGTCCCGGCCTCGGTAACGCACGGTAAATGTCCGCTTCTCCTCCGAGTAGCGCCCGCGCATCGTACCTCTGGAAACCATACCTGGTGAGATAAATAGCGTCGTGGACAAGTACCGATCCGACTCCGAGGCGGCAGATGCCGAGTGCCGCGCGCGTGCGGCTGCCAGCGCCAGGTCCAGCTTGTTCACGGGGCTCCAATTCAAGAAACAGTACAGGAAAATAAATATCACGAAAAAGACAACGTTCTCGAGCGCCATTTATGGAATTTGTTTTGTATAATCTCGTCGGGTTCCTAATCACAGGCGAAGAGCCGTTCCTGGTACGCTTTAGCTCCCTGTGCCGATCCTTCAACGTTGACGTGCCAAAGGTGCTGGCGCGGTTCTCCACCGCGCGCAACGCGCGCCTGATCACACGCGCTCTCAACTGCAAGGCTTACACCCGCGAGCTTGAGCTTTCATTTACGGAGGAAAGCGTTAGCGAGCTGCTGCGATTGCGGCTGCGGCTGCAGAACCGCACGCGAATAGTCCGCAGGAACCTTCGAGCGGACGCTGCCTGCTGCGGACGCGCGGAGCTAACTGGAGGGCGGGTACTGTACGACTGCAACGAGGCCATGTTGTGTTTGCTCCGTTCGCGCTACGATCCACGTATCTACGCGTACGAACGTGTACCAGGGGTCGTGACCGAAGCGGGAATAGGAACCGCTGGAGCTCCATCACGTACAGTCTTCCTCTGTGGCGAGAGTAGCGTCCCATTCCACGTCTACGCAATCTCCCGCATACGTACAGGTTCGGAGCTGCGTGTAAAGGTCACCGAAGATTGCGTCCCCGAGCTTCTGCGTGCGGAGAACCGCCGCGCACTGGATGCACTCTTCACGCGTCGGCCGGGTAACGGCGTGCTCGCCAACACGCTCTGCGACCTCTATCGTTCGGCCAGGACCGCGTTGTACGGCGCTGATGCTATATCTCGAGCCAGTTGTTCGTAATCCACGGACTCGGGGCTCATCTGCCCGATCACGATATACTTTCTGAAGGGTATCACGCCCATGTTCTGCGTCTCGGGGTTGTACTTAAGCACCAGCACGTAGTCGCGGCCGAAGTACTCAGTGACCGCCGCGATCATCTCGTAAGCGCCGTTCATGCCCAGCACCTCCACCACACGCGAATCGGAGAAAAATGAAAGAATATTCACTCTGATGATATCGTACTTGTTGATCATTTTCTGAGAGGTCAGAATATCGTTCGCTGTGCGACACAGCGGACACAGAGACTTTCCGAAGAGGATAATCACGTCTTTCATTTAATGGGGATCAAAAACCTGAAATCGCTCCTGATCTCTAAACGCTTGCTGCGCAGAATAGAGTACCCAGTTCGCAGCGACCTCGTCTTCGTAGACTTCATGGGAGTTTATATCTCCATAGCCTATTCCGTGAGTTCCGCGCGCATGTTGCGGCGCACGGTCATGGACCGCATAGAGAACCTGCGCCGTTCCTTCGGGACGGTTGCGCTCTTCCTAGACCAGGGCAGCATCACCATCAAGTCAGTATTGCGCAAGAAACGCAAGGAGAGCGCTGCTGCACAGCTCGGGCGTAAGCGTGAAGAGACAGAACGGTTGCGTGCGCAGCTGGAGGCGCTTTCTCCGGAGGACGTACTCTTCGAAGAACGCCGAGAGCACCTGCGTGCACGCATCGACAAGAACGCTTTCTACCTCTACCTGTGCGAGAACAGGAACATATATTCGCTGCTTGAGGAGATAGTAGCTGCGTTACCTGAAGCCGTCTCAGTGACTTACTGCAGCTGCATCGATGCAGAATTCGAGATGTGCTATCAAGCGCGCCAGCACTATACCGACGCAGGGTACTGGCCCGTCATCTACAGCAACGACCAGGACACTCTCTGCCTATCATGCGTGGACACTGCACCAAAGGTCATCTGCGATGCTGTTTCCAGCTACCTGCTAGTACCGGATCTAGGCTGCCATTACCTCGTAAGGCTGACCATTCTAGTCAACGGATGCGATTTCTTCCGAGGGCTCTTCGGGATATCCATACACCATGGGAACGCACACCTCTATGCCACGTTCGACGAGTTCTCGCTTACCAACGTCGTGCGCAGCCTAGCGTACCGCTCGTACCGCTTCGTGCGGTGCAAGGAGATGGAATTGCAACCTGTCATCGACTTTATAGACGCCTACGCGGGCTTGGACAAGTATGCTTACGAGATCGAGGGAGTCACGGACCTTTCGCTAAGCGCTGAAGACTTCATGTTCAGCGTACTGTACCCGCGCTGGTGCCGTTTCCGCGACGAGCACGCGCTAGGCAACTCGCTTCTGAGTAACCTCTATGCTGTTCTAACCGCGCTCGCACCCGTTTCCGAGGACAAGCTAGCGCTCGCTGAAGGTATGATGCATTATTACAGCGACAACGACAGCCTGACAGAAGCCGCCGTCCGTGTCTTCGTGGCCATGCTAGGCTTCTCGCTGGAAAATAGGGTTGGTCTCCTCGCCGTGAACTCGGACCTCGAGATCATGATTCCCTTTGACGGGAACGGCACAGGAGACTTCTACTTCAACGACAAGAAGCTAATTGAAAATGTAGACGGACTGATAAATATCTCCTTATAGGTAACCGCGGTACCATGGTTTTCCAGATGGTCTGTTCGACCTGCGGGAGGGATATCACAGAAGCACGTTATCGGCTCTTCGTGCAACGGCTCCGCTTAGAAGAAGTGCTACGCTCGGTCGGTGCCAAGTGTTGCCGCCTGAAACTCGCCACGCAGATAGAACCGTACAGGAACCTCACCGTTCAACCTCTTCTCGATATCAACTAACTAAATGGATGCTCGCGTAGGAGAAGTCATTCGCAACTACGTGGCACGCGGCGCCGTGATATTCAGCAACTCGTACGGATCGCTCACGGACTACTTCAACCCATCCGAAGAGAAACACTCCGCGTTATTCTTTGGCAGCGGGCTAGTCGACTACTTGCTCGCGCGCCGGATAGTCTATCCTCTGGCAGGTCTGACTAACGAAGACTGCTACATAGTCGAGTTCAACGTCTCGGGCATGCGTGCCGTACCTCTTGAAGAGTTCCTCGGTACCAAGTCATCGGTGCGCGTCTACTACTACATGCGTTCCGTCTTTCCAGCGCTCGACGTCATGGAAGAAGCTATCGCCTTCGCTTTCTCGGACGCGGACAAGGACTACGGGTTCGGCAGCACTAAATCATACTGCTTCAAGACCGTGTCCAACTGCTACGCGCAGGTAGGTGTTCGCGTCGAACCAGTCAACCTCCTCGGGCGCGAGATCGTTCTCAGCCAATCCTTTACAGGCGACGAGCGGTGGCAGAAGGTCATGGATTCAGATACCGGAGAGGTAGTACTACTTGCCGGGTATGGTTATTATCTTAAATGGAGAATTTATGCTTAGAGTCACGCCGGCAGATTTCTTAGTGTGTCTAACCTCGTTTTTCTGACGTACGCAGTTGACCAGCATCCTGATGGTGTACAGGTAGTCCAGGATGATGAACTTGTTGATGTCCGACATAGAGAGGTGGATCCGGTCACGCTCACGGGGCTCTGTAACAGGGCTCAGTACAGCACCGTCCAGCACGTGTCCGCGCGAGTAGCGCTCCGCGGCGTCTAATAGCTTACGTTCCGCTAGAGCTGTACGTGCGCGGTCAGCCACATTTCCTAGCAACCCTCCGCGACCCGCTTCCCGTTTAACCGCTTCGCGTATGCGACCCTCAGCCGCAGTCAGTACCGCGTGCGCACGCTCTGGCGCCGCAAGTGCTGAGCTGGGTGACTGGTTGGATACCGGACGCCCATCGGTACCGATTTCCTGAATCTTCAACCCGGCAACGTACTCGGCGTAGTTGTTAACAAACATCCCATGCTCCGCCAGGTACTTGTACATCTCGTCTATCTTCTCCGAACGCAGCGGCAGGTAGAGCAATGCCGAAACCTCTTCATGGTAGGTGCGGGCAACGGCAGGCGCGCCGGCGGCCGTAGGCTCCTGAGCCGTTTCCGCGGCCCGGGCCGCTTCTCTACCGACAAAGATGGGAAAGATGCGGTACTGTGCTAGGTTGATCAGTCCATACTTCGTATCTAGAAGGTCCGCAAGTTCCCGCGCGACACCCTTGTCCGCGCTCTCGAAAAGGTAAGCTTCTATCTCTTCAACCATCTCGGCGGCGTAAGCCAGCTGGTTAGCTAGCAGCAGCGTGACCATGGTAGCTGCCGTCGCTACGATGGTAGGTGCGCATACCCGAAAGAATGACTGGCTGTGCGTGAACCGCACCAAGCTACAGTAGAGGTTTAAGAACTCTGCCTCGTTGTGGACGTAGCGAGAGCGTCGCCCAATGCGTCCCAACAGCTCTCTAAGCTTTTCGATGGAAGGAATGGCCAGATCGGATTCGCATTTGAGGTAGATGCTGTTAACTGCAGCCTCGCGTCGCGCGTGGTTGGAGGCGTAGCACAGGTACCTAGCCTTGCCTACGATGTACTCGAGGTCCTCGACGAGTCCGTTTAGAAGCGCGTCCACCACGGCACGTGCCACGATATTGTACAGGGCAGATTGCCGCTGTTCCGTCATTTAACTTTAAATAATTTTAAAAAATAAATGCGTATACGCGTGAAAATCGACAAGTTGCGACAGATTGTGACATACTTCTCGGAGTTCAGCGAAGAGGTATCCGTAAACGTGGATGTCAAGAGTGGGCTGCTGTACATCTTCTCTACGCTAGGTGGTTCTGTCAACATCTGGGCCATAGTTCCCTTGAACACGAACGTCTTCTACGACGGCACCGAGAATTGCGTCTTCAATATTCCCGTACTGAAAATAAAGAACTGTCTCTGCAGCTTCCACAATGACGCAGTTATCACCATCGAAGCAGACATCCCAAACAACTCCGTGAGGCTATCGAGCGACCACACGGTGAGCATAGACTGCAACAACGAACCTGTTTCGCACCGCACAGGCACCAGCATTTCGCTGGGTATAGATCAGCGTAAGTCTTACGTCTTTAACTTCCACAAGTACGAAGAGAAGTGCTGCGGACGTACCGTTCTTCACCTGGAACTACTTCTAGGTTTTATCAAATGCATCAGCCAGTACCAATACCTCAACATCGTATTCGAAGATAAGCAGCTCATGCTGAAAACGCCAGGAACGCGCGACACCTTCTTGCGTAGGTATTCCATGACAGAATGGTCACCAACGCTGCAGAATTACACTTTCAAGATAGCGATCTTTTCGCTGAACAAGCTCCGTGGGTTTAAGAAGAAGGTCGTAATGTTCGAAACTAAGATCATCATGGACGCGGACGACAACATCTTGGGGATGCTCTTCCGTGACCGCATAGGCACTTACAAGGTCAATGTCTTCATGGCCTTCCAGGACTGACCGTACCCGCACAGGCTTTAGCGCCCTGTAAATGGGGAACACTGTACAACTGCCGGTGTCTACACCGCCCGCACAGGTCTACACCGAGGAGATGTTGCTTTCTGCAGCGCGTATGCTAGAAACGCTACCGGTCGCGCGCCCTGGAGAGTACGCGCGTATCGGCTTACTTGTCAAGGACTCGCCAAGTTTTGCCGCGACCACAGCAGCACTTCGAGACACGTTTCCCGAGTTCGAGCTAGTAGAGACAGCCGAGCGGCTCTTCGCACTTGTACGGCACCGATATTCCGGGGATCCTTCACGCTGCTGCATTCAGGGCACGCTTACGCATTACTGGGAGGACGCTAACGGACGTATCTCATCCCATTATTCGCCTAGGCACCGTCTGCGGACCTGTGACCCGGAGACGAAGGACTCGTCTACGTTCAGCGCCTGCGATGACACGATGCTAGATTTTTGCTCGCCGATGGCGACTAGCTTGCCGCGGGATGATGAACACCGAGAAGTCTGCGCACGCTGGCTTGGGTCCGCTATGCAGCGCACCGACGGTACTCCGGACCGTATCAACTCCAAATACTCAACCGCGTGCATCGCAGCAGGCGCTGATCACCCTCTCTGCGAGGATTGGTTGCACGTGCTGCGCGCTACTGGAGGAACAACGTACGACGAGACTATTGACACTGTGCTGGTTGCGCAGACTGACGAGTTCAAACGGACGCATATGCGTTGCAGTTTCCCAGACAGGTCCGCCATCCACCTGGCTTCGCGCATCATAGAACCTCGCGAGTGTTGGGACCCGGAGTGCCTGCGCGCCAACACCAACTTCCTGCTGAGCAGAAACTATCACGACATGTCGCTGTGTCACATCTATAGGTGTAACGTCAGCATTGACAACCTGATTCTGGATGAACGGTCGAACGTGAAGCTATCATGTCGCACGCCAGCAGATGCAGGTACCGAACGCGTGCTGCGAAACCGCGCTCGTGTTATAGAGAGGAACCTCGACAGATCTTTCGCCGTCAGGACTGGGCTTCTATTTCTGATGGCGCTACTGATCTCGTGGGTGTTAATTGTGCTACTTTAAATGGGGGCTGCTGCTAGCGTTCAGACGACGGTAACCAGCATCAACAAGAAGATCGTCGAGAAGCTTGAGCAGTCAGCGTCGGCTTCAGCGGAAGCCCACTGCGATGTCAGTATCGGAAACATCTTCTTCGGCAACAATCGGGGATGCAACGTGCTAGTCAAGAACATGTGCTCCGCGCAAGCGGACGCTCAAATGCAGGCTATTATCGACGCTGTGCGCGAAGTTTACGAAGATCTGTCCGAGGACCAGAAAGCTTACGCGCCTAGCTTGCTGACCGCAGCGTTGAACATACAGACTAACGTGAATACCATCTCGCAGGACTTCGAGACGTTCGTGAAACAGAAGTGTTCCTCCTCGGCGGTAGTTAACGACCGCATCAAGATCCAAAACGTGCGCATCGAAAACTGCTCCGCACCACCTGGTCAGTTGGTAACTTTCGAGTTCGTGAATACGGGGACGAGCCAAGGCAATTGTGCCATGAAGACTGTCATGGACGTCCTAACCAAGAGCAGCGATCGCGTTTCTGGCGTCCAACACGCCGGCAACGACTTCAGTAAGTACCTGTATATATTCGCGGGCGCGGTCTGTTTCCTTGCCCTGCTGTACTACCTGAAGAAGCTCTTCTTCGTCTCCACCCGGGACAAGATAAAGATGATCCTAGCTAAAAAACCGGACGTTCACTGGACCACTTTACTAGACACCTTCTTCAGCTCGCCTCCGGCCATACTGTAGGATGCGCATAGGCCTCCGTAAAGTGAAATAAGATAACGTAATACCGTTGCTTGCCTGAGATGATCCGCGAGGTACTGCGCCGAAAGGCCCAGTCGATCGAGGAGGCATCGACAGCCAGCATCGCATACCTGGACGCGATACTCTACCATGGTACCTCTTTCGGATGTCGCGCACTGGGTGCGTTGCTGATGCTGCTAGTGGACGTCCTCTTTGCACTTACACTCGTAACGCAAGCTATTTTGCGCCTGATATTTAACCACGGCCTCGCGATATCAGCAATTTCTGCCATCTACGCGCTTTACCTTGCCGTGCATTATCTTGTTAATAAATTAACATGAAACTTGTTGACTTCGGGTACACGGAGGGCGACGTAGAAGCCAACATGGAGAAGAACACTCGGAAGAGGCTCGCTGTACGTTACGTTGCGGTCAAGGAACGATATCCCTTTCTGTACTCTACTTCTCGCCTAGTACTAGTACCTACCCCCCAAGAGCTGCGTCTGTATCGTGCGGTGCTCGAGGATAGCTATCCTTCGGTGAATCTCCAATGTGCGCGCGTATACAGGCGTCTTAAGTACGTATCGAGCGAGGACGAAGCCAAAGTAGAGGCTGCGCCGCGCGAGCCTGTGTAAGCGGGAAAATCACATGTTCACTGATGCGGTACGTGCGCGAGTCAGCAGCTCCCCGGCTACGAACAGGTCCGACAGGCTGAAATCGTCTATTTCGAAAACGCTACCCCCGTCCTGTGAGAAGATCACCCGGACGTGGTCGTTGATCGAGACGTCCGTCAGCGTGATCCCTAGCAGGATGGTATCTTCCGCGGATAGGTAAACCAGCGTCCCCGGTTCCGCCATCCGGTTGAGTTGCGCCGTGGAGATGTACTTTTTCTTGACTCTGAATATATCTACGTACTGCTTGGACAGGAACTCTAGATGGTTGCGCATGATCCACTCGAAGAAGTACTCGGTGTCGTGGAAGTTGCGCAACGCCATAAGTTCGCGGTGCGATGAAAGGTACTCCAAGTAGCACGCCTGAGGCAGCTCAGCGCGGTAGAGTTGCGTCCCGATAGACAGCACCACCAATGAGTCCACAGATACTGTCATTACCAGCTGGTTCACCGAGATAGTGACCGTGGTTCGCGGAACGGTTATCATGTCGAAGAGGAAACGGTCCGAAAATATCCCTCGCTTGTATAGAGAGTACAGCGCGAGCACGATCTGTAGCAGTACCGAGCGTGGCGTGCAGCGGTCGTTCGGGTCAAAGCGCCGCTGTTTCGCGTCCTTGAAATACTCGAAGTAGACGGTACGGCCGTAGGTGTGACCACGTACCCCGTAAACCATGGGGAACCCGAGTGCTCTCCCCGAACGCACCAGAGAAGAGAGCTCCACCCAGCAGTTAGCTTCTTCCTCGCAGACCTGTTTCGTGAGGTTAAAGTATTTACCTATGTAGCAGGAGAAAGATTCACGTTCCGACTCGTAGCAGCCCAGACGCGTGTCTAGGAAACTCACGTGCTTCTGCCCTTCCGAAACCGCGTTATTTTTGTTCATTTAAACTTTAAAAAACACTTCTCTAAATGAATCCGGTCTTCGAAAACCTCTTCGAGGACGAAGCGGTATGTGCTGCACGCGTCTCTAGAGAGCAGATGTTCCAGATCCTGGCAGGTGCCAAGTCACGCTTTCCCAAGTCACTGCTTTCGATGTACCGCATCATCCCGAGAACCATGACCCGTTTCCAGATGCGTCTGCTGACGACCGACGTCGTCACCGGCATAGTCGTCACCACCGTCTACAACATTAAAAGGAACGCGGGACTCGCTGCGGACACCGTGCTAACCATGCAGGAGATCGAGCGTTACTACCTCAGCAAAGAAAACGACGTGCTGTCGCTGATGGTCGGGAACACCTCCGTGCAGGACCTGGCCAATAGGAAGAAAGCGCGCCGTGCCGCGTCTCAGACCGTCTTTCGCGAGATCTCCTCGCCGTTGATACTTCTATTCAATTCAAAGAAACGCGTAAACGTCTACTCCGAGGACCTGAGCGCGGAGACGGACAATACCTATACCAAGATAGGGGCCAACGTGGCACTTCTCGGACGCTATGGTGATGCGTTTCTGCTAGACGTGCACGGGCCCGGTACTGCACTAATCCTCTCAGCTGTCTACGGGCTGAACGCATCTTTGGATCTTACCAAGCTGGCCTCTGCCTCTGAGCTAGAAAGTTACCAGAGCGGTAGCCTTGGCCGTTCCGTAGATCTGGAGAGTTTCGCTGCCGTCTTCGACAGCGCGAAGAAGCACCTTCAGCTGACGAATTTAGACATGGTAAATGAGTAGGTCTATCACATTCCGGCCGGTCTTCATAGAGCCCAAGTTTGAGCACCGGTTCCTGACAGGTAGCTTCCGCTACGGATACCTAGTACTCTTCGAGCTGGCGGTGGCCGCGCTGCTTATCCGTTGGTTCCTGGGAGCGGAAGCGCGAGAAACTTTTGCGAAACTCAGGCGAAGGCGACCTCGGGTGGATGCGATAGCTGCGTTAACCTCCGGTGCCTCGTTGCGCTGCACGGGTCCTAAGCTGATGCTGACCACGCGCTCGGACGCGGTACCCGTCCCTGCGCTGAACTACGATGGATCGCCGGTGGAAATTGATGACTGTAGCTCGCTTTTACGGTCAGTAAATGGACCATAGACAGTACGTACTCACGATGTTCTTCGCAGAGGACGAGAGCTTCGTAGACTACCTAGCGGATCGCGACGACGACCAGGCTATGGATGACGTACTTATGGTGAAACGCTACCTGAACTTCCTGCTAGCGTTGCTGATACGTAGTAAAGACAAACTGGAAGCGCTAGGACACTGCTACGAACAGCTGAGCGGAAGCTTCCGCGCACTCATCCGTTTGCGGTCACCGGAGGTTCTGGTCAAGACCTTTCACCGCCCTCTGGTAGTACCCAGTGGTCTGCCCGTGACCATTGATCGCGGGTACCTCTCGGATTTCGTGGTTAGCTTGATACGCCTGGAGAAGGACCGCGACTACGACATACCCGAACCTACGCGCTTCCTGAACCCTTCAGACGATGTCTACTTGAAGAACGTGGTTTCCATCCTCAAAAGGAACTGATCGTACGAGCATCCTGAAGTAATTCTAGCATAATAAATTAACCGGCCGGTGCAACCCTGGACATGGCCGGTACCGTGGACCTGAAGAAACCCTTCCTTTATTACGACGAGCTGACTCGTGAGCGTGCGTACGACGCGCGCGCGGAGCGTGCGGGTGCTGCCAAGTTTCCCTCCCAGGGACAGCTCAAACTGCTTCTTGGCGAGCTGTACTTCCTCAACAAGCTACTGAAACGTAACCTGCTGCAGGGCGCGGTAGTGGTGTACATCGGTTCCGCACCAGGACGTCATATCCGGTACCTGCGGGACCACTTTTACGCGTTGAACGTACGACTGCGCTGGGTACTCATCGACGGGCGCGAGCACGACCGTTGCCTGTCGGGACTCGAAGGAGTCACTATCCTGCAGCGCTTCGTTGACGAGTCGTACCTGCACAAGTTGCGTCTGCGATTTCAGGGAGAGAACGTGGTCCTCATCTCTGACATTCGATCGATGCGCGGCGCGGAACCTACTACCGACGACCTGCTGCGCGACTATTCTCTGCAGAACTCTATGGTCTGCATCCTGAAGCCGATGGCTTCGAGCCTTAAGTGGCGATGTCCGTTCCCCGACCAGTGGGTACGTGACTTCTACACCGTATGCGGGAAAGAGATGCTGCAGCCGTTCGCGCCCGCGTACTCGGCAGAGCTGAGGTTGCTGACGTTTTACGACCGCGCACCTGTGCGGTTGCGCTGCGTGACGTTGGAGACAGCGCACGAATATGAAAAAAGAATGTTCTACCTAAACGACATCGTTAGGAGGAGTGTCGTGTTGAACTTCGACTATCCGAGGCAAGAGTACGACTTCTACCACATGTTCCACCTCCTAAATACCATCGTCTGTCCTCGGAAGTTCTCCAGCGCGAAGAAGAAGGTGCTCTTTCTTCAGCAGTCCATCTTCAATTATCTGCGTATCCGCGCGGGTGCGGGCGCCTCGGCAGCATCGCCATGAACCAACACAACGTGCGCTACCTGGCCAAGATCCTCTGCCTGAAGGCTGAGGTAGCTAGGAACCCGTACGCGCTTATAGAACGCGAGGTGATCCGTCGGTACTCGGTGGAGACACGCTACGGCGATATCGTGACCGTGATAACAGTATCGCACAGGTTGGACAATGCAGTCGTGGTCTTCCAGGTCTTCAACGAAGCGACGGTTTCTTACTCACCCGTAGAGTACGACTACGGCGAGCCTATCATCATCACGCAGTTTCCGCAGGTGGCGCATAACCGCTTTCCGGTAAGTTTGCTCTACATCGACCTCGTGGAGTCTGACCAGTTTCCGCGCTTTTCGCGCATGGACCCAGAGACGCTCAAGGTAGTGACCAGCTTGTTGCAGTCGGAAGATCGCCGCACGGATTCGCTACGGCTCCCGCGTATGCTGGAGACGGAGATCACGGCCAAGATCCTCTACCGGCGCGACCTGCCCCTGAAGGTGGTGCGCTTCTATAAGAACAACATGGTCACGGGCATCGAGATATCAGACAGGTTGGTGGCGAACGTTATCGAATAGCGAGAATCAGGGAGACCAACATCAGGCAGAGAGGGAGGTAACGCGGATGCAGCACGGGTACGCGCGTGCCGATTCTAGGCAGCGGTCGTGCTCGTGATGGAGCGGGCGCAAGCTCGACCTCGTTTGAGAGGCAGCTGTTGTTCACGTGTAGCGCGCCGTCCTCTATGCGTACGTCACCCAGAGAGATCACGCAATCTGTCACGTTGCAGCGCTCTATGTTGTGTTTCAACGCCGTGGGTATCTTCGCTGAGGTGCGCTTGCAGGGCTCGTACCAGCAGTAGTACGGTAGCAACAGGTCTGTACCGATGCGTTCGACAACGGGATCCGGGTGCAGGCAGAGGCAATCGGGGTCCCTCGGGTGTTGATCGCAGAACTCGTAGATTTTTTTGTCCCTTAAAATGGCGGCAGCGTCTCCCATATCGCGGATTTAAAACGTAAAAAATAATAGTCACTATAAAAATGTCCGTGATCTCGAGGGTTAGCTACAGCCTGTACACGCAGAACGAGGTCAACGCCACCGACATACTCATCAATCACATCAAGAACGATGAGGACGTGGGTACGGTCAAGGACAGCCGGTTGGGTGCCATGGACGGCATCCTCTGCAAAACGTGCAACCGCACGGAGATGGAATGCTTCGGACATTGGGGCAAGGTCCGCATTTACGAAAACTACATTATCAAGCCAGAGTACATCAACGAAGTTATCCGCATTCTGAACCACATCTGCGTAAACTGCGGACTGCTGCGGTCACGAGAGCCGTACACGCTTGGAGACCTCTCGCGGCTCTCAAGCCACGAACTCAAGAAACTCAAGGACAAGATCTCCTCCAAGAAGAAGTCGTGCTGGAACAACAAATGCATGCAACCTTACCAGAAGATCACCTTTTCAAAGAAGAAGGTCTGTCTGGTGAACAAGACGGACGACTTCTGCGTACCCAACGCTTTCGTTTACGAGAAGATCACCTCCATCCACAGCTTATTCTGGCCGCTTCTGGAAATCTTCCAGGACCCGGCCAACCTCTTCTACAAGGGGTACTTCCTGATCCCGCCGCTGATCATCAGGCCGGCGATCAGCTTCTGGATCGACAGCATTCCCAAGGAGACCAACGAACTTACCTACCTGCTAGGCATGATCGTTAAGCACTGCAACGTGAACGCCGACGAAGCCACCATCCAAAAAGCCGTGATAGAATACGACAACATCAAGATCATCGCTAACAACAATACCTCCAGCATCAACTTGTCCTACATCACGTCGGGGAAAAACAACATGATCCGCAGTTACATGGTAGCGCGACGCAAGGATCAGACGGCGCGCTCGGTGCTGGGCCCGGACCCTGAACTCAGCATCAACGAGGTTGGTGTACCCGAGTACGTACGGAACACGCTAACCGAGAAGGTCTTCGTGAATGCGTTCACTATCGCCGCCATCCGCGGATACTTTGATCGCAACGAAGTCAAGTTCTACTTCAACAAGCGTCTGGGGCAGCTGACGCGCATCAAGCCCAACAAATTCATAAAGAACAAGATCCACCTGCTGCCGGGAGACTGGGTAGAGATCCGTGTTCAGGAGTTCACCAACATCATCTTCGGTAGACAACCGTCGCTGCACAAGTACAATGTCATCTCTTCTTCGGTGCGACGCACTCTGGAGGACACGATAAAGATCCCGCCAGGGATCGCGAACTCGCAGAACGCGGACTTTGACGGCGATGAAGAGTGGATGATTCTAGAGCAGAACCCCAAGTGCGTGATCGAACAGAGCATCCTGATGTACCCTACGACGTTATTGAAGCACGACATCCACGGGATGCCGGTCTACGGATCCATACAAGATGAGATACTCGCTGCCTACGTGCTCTTCCGTGAGCGTGACCTTTCCTCGGCGGAAGTGCTCAACATCCTGGGACGTTACGGACGTGAGTTCCTAACGCGCGGAACACTACGCGCGTCCTACTCCGGACGCGACGTCTTTCGCTTCCTGGTCGACGAGGACATCAACTACCCGGGTATCCTGCGTGACGGAGAGGTGATAACAGAGAACATAGACAGCAACTTCGTGGTAGCGATGAAACACATGTCGCTCTCGGGGCTGATCTCCGACTTCCGGTCGAACATAGAAGGCATCGCCTTCATAGACAAGGCGTCCTACGTATTCCGTAGGTATCTGAAGGTATACGGATTCAGCATCACTTTCCGCAACCTTTGTCCAGACTTCGAATTTGTGCGGCGCCTGCATGCACTTAACGTAGAAAAGATCGATCTCATCAAGGCGGCGTATCGGCAGTACATCACAGACGTAGCTAACCGCGTGGTGATTCCTCTCTCGCGCGCGGATGAAATGGATGCTGTAGACAGCTTGCTCTCCAACCTGACCAATCTCAACGTGCGCGAGATCGATCGCTACATGAAAGAGGTCACCTCTCGCGACCCGGATAACAACCTTATGCGCATGTCCTGCGCGGGTTACAAGGTGAACCCCACGGAGCTGATGTACATCTTGGGTACGTACGGGCAGCAGCGCGTCGACGGGGAAGCCATAGAACACCGTGTCCTGGGGCGTGTGCTGCCGTACTACATACCCGACTCTCGCGATCCCGAGGGGAAGGGCTACATACTTAATTCGCTGATTCAGGGCCTGACGGGGTCGCAATACTACTTCGCTATGCTGATAGCGCGCTCGCAATCCACGGACATAGTTTGCGAAACATCGCGAACGGGTACGTTGGCGAGGAAGATCATCAAGAAGATGGAAGACATGATCGTCAACGGCTACGGACAGGTAGTCTACGGTAACACGCTGATAAAGTACGCGGCCAACTACACAAAGATCCTGGGTTCCGTCTGCAAGCCCATGGAACTAATCTTCCCTGACGATTCAATGACGTGGTACCTAGAGATCAGCTCTCTCTGGGAGAAAATACGACGCGGGTTCGTGTACAACCAGCGCCAGAAACTGGCGCGGTACATCCTCGCACCGTTCAACTTCAAAGTCTTCATCAAACCGGTGCCGCCAGAAACTGCGGTGCGGCCAAAGAAACTCTACGACATCATCCAGGCAGCTATGGAAGACATTAGAGAAAACTACTTCTTCAACGTTTCGGATATCGACTTCATAGAGTACGTCTTCCTGACGCACCTGAATCCTTCTCGCGTGTCCGTGGACGAGCGCACGGTGGAACTGATCTTCGACAAGCTCTACGAGAAGCTCAACTACACGCTTGGCGGTGGGTTGCCGATCGGGATCATCTCCGCACAAGTGCTCAGCGAGAAGTTCACGCAGCAAGCGCTCTCCAGCTTCCACACCACCGAGAAGAGCGGAGGCGTCAAGCGCAAATTGGGATTCAACGAGTTCAACAACCTCACCAATTTGAGCAAGAACAAAACCGAGATCATCACGCTGATCTCGGACGATATCAGCAAGCTGCAGACGGTCAAGATGAACTTCGAGTTCGTCTGTCTCGGTGAACTGATGCCGGACATCTCCGTCTCGGAAGAAGGCGCTCATCACCGGGTAGAGATAGTTGTCAACAGATTATACATCAAGCGCGAACACTTGACCGAGCTGGTGGTGGAAAGCATGCTGGAGAAGTTCGTCTCTTTCAGCGTGCTCGTTAAAGACTGGGGCTTGGAAACCGCGGTGGTCGATACGTACACGGTGCGTTTCACGATCCTGGTAAGCTTCCTGCCGCCCGTAGAACTTAACAAGAACAAGTTCATGATGATGCTTCCAGGCGCGGCTAACAAGGGCAAAATCAGTAAGTACAAGATTCCCATCACGGAGTACCGAGCGTACGACGACTTCAACTCCACCAGGACACTGTACAGGCTGACGGTGGAACTGATGAGCTTGAAGGAACTGGGTATCTTCGACCTGTTGGACGTAAACGTGATACCTGGAGTATGGAACACCTACGAGATCTTTGGCATCGAATCTGTGAAGAGCTACCTATGCGAGGCGCTACTTAACACTTACGGAGAGGGCCTCGATTACCTGTACCAGCCCTGTGACTTGCTAGCCAGTCTGCTGTGCCTCAATTACGAGCCGGAGTCTATCAATAAGTTCAAGTTCGGATCGGTGAGCGCTATCAAGAAGGCGACCTTCGGAGACAACAAAGCGTTGATCAACGCCGCACTGCACAGACGATCGGAGCCGGTAGCGGATAACAGCAGTTGCCACTTCTTCAGCAAGGTCCCGCGCGTGGGAACGGGGTACTACAAGTACTTCGTCAACTTGGAGATGTTATTACGCATGGAGAAAAACCTCTCGGAGCGTATGTCCACGGAGCGCATGGAAAATATAGAGTCCAGACTCGACGACTTCTAAGAGGTGAAGAACGGGAAAATGAAAAAATACACCTTTCGATCCGTTTCCTGTATGACTCTTATCGCGAAGATGAAGGTAATCGTACGCGCCCTCGGGTACGGAGAGCGAATCATCGACATGCCCGGTGATGCGGAACTTGTAGACGTGGTCGATTGTGCGAAGTTTGCGCTCGCGCTCGTGGGAGAGGTAGCTGTACACGTCTCCCGAGGACGCTACGGTGTGACACTGCATGTGCGACCCACGGATGGAATCTCCGCACCGCAACCTTCTTGCCAAGGACGAACGATTCGCCGAGCACCGCCTCACAAGTAGTGGTCAAGAAGCTGATCCTTGAAGGAGCGGTTCTCCAGGAAGGCGCCACGTATGCGTTTGAGTTCATGGTAAACGTAGAGGAAGTATACCAGCGTGGGAATGTTTTTATTCTTGGTACGCAGCAGGTACGCCATGATGACCGCTCCGCTGCGGTTGACGCCGGCAACGCAGTGTACAAGCACCGGCGTGCGATGACGTTCGCACTTTTCCAAGAAGTCTGCAACAACGTCGAAGTAGCGTCGGATGCGGACGGTATCGTTGTCGGGTATGGGTAGATTTATCACAGTCACGTTATCTCCGCGAGGTGTGTATCGCATCATGGACATGTTTACTATGTAGCGGAAAGTGTGGTCCGGCGGCAGGGAAGCTACGTTGTTGAAACTCCCTAGGTACACGTAACTGGTGATGCGGGTAATCTCGTCAACGCGGTCACCGACAGGAGTGGTCGTCGACCGGAGTATTATCTCTTTGTACAATTGTTTTTTATCCATTTATAGATTACAAATGGCTGAGGAAACGACTCTTTCGGTGCACGGTTTGGAACTGAATTACGTGCGCAGTAAGGAAGGTCCGAGCTTGCGCTATGCTCGCGTTTCAGCGGTCTGTTTCTTCCTGCTGATGTTGGTAGCGAGCGCTGTTCTGTTTGCGTATCAGGTCTCTGACAATCGCGTCTTCTCGGAGCTGGCGCGGTACTCGAGGATCAAGTCCGCGATCACGCGCTGGAAGCCTCTGGTGAGGGCTAAAGCACGTGTCGCGGCGGAGCTCGGGCGTCGGCGAGCAGCGAGCTCTCCGGGCCTCTTCGAGTTCCGATGCGTAGACTTTGGTACGTATTTCCTGCCTGTGCGGTTGAACAGAGATAGCTTCCTGCCTCAGGCTATTCGCCGCGGCGACGGCGACGGTTGGATGGTACGCAAAGCGGCCAAATCTGACCCTGCTGCTCTGCAGTTCTGTCAGCACGTTATCTCGCGCTTCGAAGGTAACGTGGTAACCTGCGGCTCCGAGATGTTCAAGGAACTTGGCTACAGCGGATACTTTGAACGCGGTCATTGGTGTCAACAGTTCCTGGAACTAGTCCAGTGAGAACGCCAGAAGGGCACCGGCCAGCATCCAGGCTAGCCTCGCATGTACATCGAAGACGATCAGGACCACGAAAAAGAGGATCGCGACCACGGAAAAGAACGAGACGTCGTAGGTCCCGAAGAGCGAGAAAAGCGGAGTGGATAACCGGGAGTATGTATCTGGGTAGCGCTCGGCGAGCCAGCCTTCTGCGCGACGGCGTGCACTTCCACGACCGGCATGTAATCTACGTGCGCTAACGAAGCGATTATCGTGTCTGATGAAGTCCGAGGAGTTAGCGATAGCGTGCCTACGCAGACCTAGTGCAGTCTCTGCGCGTCCCAACTCGAGCGCGAGATCGGTACTGGGTCGATTTCTCTCGAAGTACTCGTGCAGCTTGCGTGCTGCGCCTGCGGAGATGATGTATGCGGAAAGAGATGTTCCGAAGCGCACCGGGTGAGAGTAGATGGCTGGAGTTCCCTCGGCGATAAGTTCGTGCGCGCGTGTGCCGACGTATACGTCAGCGGATAGCTGCAACACATCGATGCTGCGAACGCGCATGCCGGAAACTATTCGAGGGAGGTATTCTATTAATCTCTCGGTGGCAACGTTGTCATCTTCGATCACCGCGAAGTACTCGGTTATGTCAACGCGCTTCTCCGGCACGGTAGGTCCCTGTGCAGCTATAGTCTTCCATAGGCTAAGATGATTCACGATTCTCAGCTTGGCTTCCTCGCTGCAGGTGAGCTTGCAGATGCTGGAGTAGTAGGTAGCGGGTTCTGGTTCGGGTTCCGAGTCTGGTTTGTGGCGATGACGCGGAGTGGGTTCCGGGCGTACTGGCGGACGCGGAGTGGGTTCCGGGCGTACTGGCGGACGCGGAGTGGGTTCCGGGCGTACTGGCGGATGCGGAGTGGGTTCCGGGCGTACTGGCGGATGCGGAGTGGGTTCCGGGAAGATAGGAGGAGGTGGCGTGATAGGATGAAAAGGCCTAGGTTCACGTAAGAGCGTATCTTCTCGTCTGCTGTCTTTGGGACGCGTGGTAAAACCGTTATCTCCTTGGTGTGCTACGGCATCGAGGCTATCTTTCCGTTGCCAGCGACGTACGCTCACCCCTGGCGCTGCGTGCGTATGGCCTACCGCCGTGGGGATGACATCGCTGACTGGCCGTCCAAATACATCGACTACGTAGATCTCGACCCTTTCCTGGGCCATTTAATTGTTAAAATTAATTATATATAGATCCCTAATCTTGACACCGTTTTCTTCGATCCAACTCTTCACGTTTACGTAATTGGAAAGAAACATGTAAAATGCGAACTCTAGATTGTAGCGGCGTAGATCGGTGTCGAAGTAAACAAAGATGTCGCTGTCTGGCACTAACGCGTGCAGGAGGTAATTGTAACCGTTGACCTTGTACCGCACGTGCTCTTCGTTGATCAGCGTGGAGTCGAAGGGAAATGGGTCGCCGAACTTGAAGACGTAGAACGGAATGGTTGAATAGTACTTAAGGGTGTTGCTGACGAAGAGCTTCTTGAGGGGTACGATGATCTTCTTCTTCTCTATCTCTATCTTGAGGTGCGTGGTGAAGAAGACCATATTCATAGCGTTGGTGTCGTTCACCCGGATAAGTACGCGGGTGTTTGCGGTCATGATCTCCTCGAAGGTGCTCGCATCATCGGTAGTAGGTACACGCTGCCGAGTAGGTACGGCAACCTTCCCTACCCAGACGGGTCTCGGAAGGCTGGTGTAGAACATGGCGGTTGAGGTTGGTGTGGAGGGGAAAAACCGAACGGCGTCAGCCAGTGGCATCTCCGCGTAGTTGTCTACGTCGTAGTTGGGCTTGCGGCGAGAACGCCTGATGGATACCAGTCGTGCCATTTCCGCACGTATGCGGTTGTAGTGAGCGAGGAGCTCATCGGGAACGATGGACATGTAGGTGTCGGTGAACAGCAGTATAGTGTCGAGCTGTTTCTTGTCGCAGATGCGCGTCTTTTCGAGGAAGTCGAAGATGATCACGGATATAGCGTAGTTGAGGTTTTCGGTATCAACGGGCTTCTTCTTTCCGCTGAGGTAGGTCATGATGAAGTCCGCACTGCTGTTGAGTACTATGACCAGAGCGACGATGTAATGGATGTTGAGGACCTTCGCAGAGTAGAAGAGCTCCATGGATGACATGTGGATGTCGAAGAGGTTAGCGGCTAGGCGCAGGAAGAAGATACCTTTCTTGATCTCGGCAGCGAAGCGCTTTTCGTATTCCTGGCGGTTGTTGTTGATGCTGATCAACAGGTTTAGGATCATGCGGTTGATGTTGTACTTGACGCTCCACATTTGCGATTTCATGATGGTGTCAAATGACATGATCGTGTTGAAGATGAAACGCTGGCTATGCGCGAAGTAATTGTACGGCTCGCTCATGAATATGGACTTGTTGTGCGTGACCACGAGCACGGTGTTCTTGGTGACATCGGCAGCGTCGCGGTTGAAGAGCGGGACGTTGATACCGCAGATGACGCAGTACGCAATCCCATCTTCGTAAGCGATGAACTCCGAGATGAAGCGGTTAATCTTCTCATAGTAAGATAGGTCGACGCGGAGCACTTCAGTCAAGCGGACCTGGTGCTCACATGGACGGTACTCGACGAAGGCTGATTCGCGCCAGAACGCGGGTTCGACAACAGGTATCGGTGATGCTGCGGGAGCGGGCCGGAAGGCGGCAGGTTTCTCGCCAACGAGTTCCAAAAAGAGGTCGCAGAGACTGTAGCTGGAGAGGAAGAAGTAACTGTAGAGCCGGCGGTTGGTGAGCCGAGGAATGAGGAGCCTGCCCCACTCAGCAAGGTTACCGTTGTCCTCAAAATTATTGCGGTACACCTTATCTGTTTCCTCCAGGTAAACGTAACGTACATCCAGGTAGTCCTTTATCACGACTGGAATCCTAAGGTCATCGACCACGTAGCGGTAGACATAGCGCACGTTGAACTTCTTCTTCGAGATGCGGATTCCAATGTTCCTGCAGAGATAGGCGAAGTCCAGGTACTTCTTAGAGAAGCGCATCTGGTCTATGTTCTTCGAAACGTAGTTGAGTAGCTCCTTCATGTTGATGGGTATCTCGTTGACCAGCTGTTCGTCGCCAACGTCCAGAGACGTAGCGGTCGACGTGTGGTAGTTGATGGCGACGTCGTTACTGGACTCGTTGTTGACTAGTATGTTTACATGCTTCTGTCTAATGTATACGTCCAGCGTGTTGAAGAAAAGGTCGTACATGTTATAGGTCATCTCGTCTGTAATCTTATCACCAGCACCGATACTGGAGTTCTCCTCCTGGATGTTCTTCTCGAACTTGTACCCGATGTAAGAAAAGATTGCTACTAGGGCCTGGTCATCTATACCCATGTTCTGTTCGATGGTCAGGTAGAGCAACCTGATATCATCTTCCGTGATGATATTGACATTGTAGAGGTTGCAGACGAAGAGGTTCTTGTTGCGCGATATGAAGTCGATGTGAGACTTGGGCTCGCCGGAATCCGGTGAAGATAGATACTCCTTGATCTTTGGTATGATTTCTAGGAGGATGGACTCCTTCGTGTCCATTTAAGGTGCAAAACTAATCCGCCGAGGTGGCGCCGGTGCAGGTGCATGCTGCTCTGGGAAACTGAAAAAACATATTCGAGTAGGGATGTCCAACAATTACTATCCGCTTTAGAGACACGTACTCAAATTTAAACTATCCAAGAACCTATAAATGTCCTGGGTCACCGAGACCGATGGTTCCGGTAACTTCCGGACGCTGGACGAGCTACGTACTCATATGATGGAAAGTGCAGGCCGCTGCCTCGGAGATGGCTCCGATGCATCGGAGAGCGAAGAAGTTGGTACCGAGCATCAGAAAGTGGTCGTACGGAAGAGGGTGAAGAAAGACAAGGACACCGCATGCGGTTCTGGCGAAGCTAGCCGCCGAGAGATGCCGCGTCGCGAACCACGTCGTCGCATAGCTCGTAAGAATGCGGTTACTGTGGCACCTCCAACACCACCGCCGGAAGAAGAACCCAGTGACGAGGAAGAGCCCGAGCCCGAGCCTGAGCCCGAGCCCGAGCCCGAGCCTGAGCCCAGCGACGACTGCAAAGAGACTAACTTTCAAGACCTGCAGCTCGCTGTTAAGTCTATCGCCAAGGATGCTAGGAAGCTCGCTTCGCGTGTGGCGGCCGTAATGACGGTGGTCGAGGATATCCTCTCGACACCGATACCCAAGTCCGCAGCGCTTCTCATCAGACAGGTCGAAAAGCTTCAGGAGTTGCTCTACGGGATGAGTGTGCCCGCTACAAAATCATCTCGTCGTAAGACCAAGTAACTGGCGCTTTCAGCTCAATAAATATCGTATTAAAAACCACCTGTACGAAATGCGGAAATTTTTCTATTACTCGGATGGCGTCCTTTACTACGATCGAGCACGCACCCGTCAGGTGCCTGAAGATAACGCTACCTACGAGGTACTGCGCCGCGTACGTGTTCCTGCTCACCTCAGCGATGTGATCGTATACGAGCAGACGTACGAAGAAGCGCTAGAAGGTCTGGTCTTCGTGGGCGTAGACTCTCGCGGGCGCAAGCAGTACTTCTATGGACAGAAGCACGTGCAACGACGCAACGCGCGCCGCGATCGTATATTTGTACGCGTGCACCGCATTATCAGATGCATACATCGCTTCATCGAGGAGCACGTGGACAGACCTGAGCGAGACGCGCGTACGCAGCTAGCTATATTCTTGCTCATGGAAACGTCCTTCTACATCCGTACGGGCAAGGTACGCTACCACAGAGATAATGACACGGTGGGTCTACTCACGCTACAGAACAAGCACTTGAGTGTAGAAGGGGACTGCGTGACCATTCGTTTCCGCGGGAAGGATCGTGTGGAACACGAGTTCATGGTACGCAACGGTGAGCGGCTGTATTCGCCGCTGAGGAACCTACACATGCCAGAGTATCCAGACCGATTTCTCTTCTCTAAACTTTCGGAACGCAAGATATACCGTTTCATGCGACAGTTCTCTGTGACGGTGAAAGATTTGCGTACCTACGGTGTTAACGTAACTCTGCTCTTCCGTATCTGGAGCAACGTCACTTCCATGGTAACCATGCCTCCGCTGCGGAAACTCATCGCTGCCTCGGTGCGGCAAACTGCCGACGCCATAGGACACTCGCCGGGTATCTCACGCGGTGCGTACATGGCACTGACCGTTCTGGACATGGTGCGCGAGGGTTCTATCGTTGACATCATCCGCGAGCGCAGCTTCGAGGAATTCTTGGAATTCGTGGTCGAGCACGTACACAAAAAATCCTCCGGGTAGTAAATGGACGAGGATGCGCAGACGCTACTGAACACGGTATTCTACGGTCGCCTGGATCCCAAGGATCTGTACGTGATCTCCCGGAAACTGTTCTGCGAGTCGCCCATAAAAACGCTGTTCTGTCGCCGTACGGACACAGGCGAGGTCTTTATCGACTTCTTGTTTAGAGAAGGACTAGCTTCCAAGTTCCTAGGTATTCCCGCGCAGGAAACCGACGCGCGCACGTGCGACCGCACGCTGGTAGCTAGAGAGCTAATGGAAGTGGCCGTGATTGATGATGATACAGAAGCTTACGCGGATGGTTCCGAAAAGGTGCGCAGCTTCTTGAAGGCGTACCGTAACAAACATCGAATCCGGAGACTACGCGAGACACATCGGAGGCTAAGCACTGGCCGGCGACGCAACTACGACCTAGAGTTCATAAGAGACGTAGTCTACTAGCTAGGTCATACGCCATACGCATTGCCCGGTAAGGATCGATACGGTCCGATTCCGGACGGTACGCTTCCACGATCTCCGCACCGCCAGATAGCGATGTCGTTGCGTGCAATCGCGCACGTAACACCGCAAGCCTACTATCGACGTTCGCTAACGCTTCCGCAGCGGAGATCTTATCTTCGCGCGCTGCACGCAACGCGGCTACCGTTGCCTCACGAGAAGCGTTCTCCGGCGCGCGTGCGACCAAGGTAGCTTTATTAGAAGCTATAAATAGAAAAATAACGAGAACAAGTAATAGCAGCAGCATTTAAATGAATAAACATCTAAAGCACCCCCTCTCGCACTACTTTAGCGAGCTGGTCGAGGCGTTCTGTGCTGCAGTTGCAGCTGTGCCGGATACCGCACGCGGCAACACCACAGCCGAAGATGCTCGTGTTCCGGCGCCGCATCACGAGGTCGAGCTTATTTTAATCAAGCCTCCAATCGCTACTCTCTCCGCTCTACATAGCATCGCTACGCACGTGGAGTCCTATATCCTCTTCACCATGTCGCCCGTAGACAAGGAGGTGAAACTACGAAATAGGATACCTCTGTCCAAAGTACACGGCCTGGACGTGAAGAACAATCAACTTGTAGACAGTATCGACAGCATCGTCTGGGAGAAAAAAAGTTTGGTTTCGCAGACAGACTACGAAGAAGCCTCCTGTATGATAAAACACTCTACAGAGGAGAAGATGCTATTCGTCGACTACAAGAAGTACAGCTCTTCCATCAAGCTCGAATTGGTGAACCTGGTGCAAAGCCGCGTGAAGAACATCGTTGTAGATTTCAAGATGAAGTACTTTCTAGGATCGGGTTCTCAAGTAGCTAACTCCAGCTCGATACTCTGCGCTCTTAACCATCCGAAGTACAAACCCAGCACTACGCTCGAGTTCGAGATACTGATGCGCGACGAAGACATTCCTCACGCTAGCAAGAGCCTGTTGCTCGACGAACTCATGACGATCGGAAACGTGCTCTTCATGGCTCGTGCCGACAACGTATTCTTCGTCCCGGTACCGAAGCCTCCGGTGACTACTCACCTGGTACGCAAGCAGGACGTGCTCGCGCTGGAAATAGAACATCTCTACCTAACGGAGAAGACGGACGGAGTTGCGACCTTCGTGTACGCGAACGGGAGCAATCTCTACTGCTATTTCTCTCACCTGGGATATGTGATTCGTTATGATACTAAACGCGTGCTGGAAGAACCTATCTATCTCTTCGGCGAGATGGTGCGACCGGTAGGCGCAGGCGTGGTCACCGTGTCCGTGATAAAGCTGATGCAGCCCGAGGTTGACGACAGGCTGGCGGGTGCAGAGTTCGCCGACGATACCATGAAAGATCTCTGCGACCGTGTGAGCATCCGGAGCAAGCCCTGCGAAGGTCCGTTCGCTTCCATATCCGAAGTGGTAGAAGCTATAGCGCAGGGACTGGAAGCTGGCCGAGAAGGCGTGGTGCTCTTCTACTCCGAGGGCAAGCGCAGCCACGCGGACATGAAGGTCAAGACGGACAACACTGTGGACCAGACCGTTAACGTAATCTACAGGTACATGAGCAGCGAACCTGTTATTTTCGGCGACCACGGAACTTTCCTCGAATACAAACGATACAGCAACGACAAGGGTTTCCCTAAAGAGTTTTCTTCAGGTAAACTGGTACTAGGTGCCGGTGGCGCTTCGTACCTGAACAACATATACTGCCTGGAGTTCTCGGGAACGCATGAGCACGTTGGCTTGCGCCGTGTAGTGTTGCCTGTCAAGTTCATAGCTGAATTTTCTCACTCTGGCGAGTTGCTGCGCCCGCGATTGGACAAGACTATGCGCTACCTACACACAGGTTCCTACTACGGGAACCAGCTCTCCGTAGTGTTGGAACACTTAGATGACCAGAAGCTGCGCATCGGCGACGTCTTCGACGAGGAGAAGCTGGCAGACGCAGGCCGTGCTTCTCACGTGCGCGACTCTCATCGACTCAACCCCGACACTGACTACTTCACCACCAAGCGCGTACGAGGGCCGCTAGGTATCCTCTCCAACTACGTGAAGACCCTGGTCATATCGCTGTACTGCTCCAAGACCTACCTAGACAACAGCAACAAGCGTAAGGTGCTGGCGGTAGATTTCGGAAACGGAGCGGACCTGGAGAAATACTTCTTCGGTGAGGTCTCTCTGATGGTAGCCACGGATCCGGACATCAAAGCTATCGAGGCAGGTAACGACAGATACAACAAGCTGAACTCTGGCGACAAATCAAAATATTACAAGTTCGACTACATCCAGGAGACCATCCGCTCGTCTACCTTCGTTGCCAGCGTGCGCGAAGTGTTTTACTTCGGGAAGTTCGATATCGTAGATTGGCAGTTCGCTATACATTACTCCTTCCACAAACAGCATTACTGCACCGTGATGAGAAACCTCGCGGAGTTAACCGCTTCCGGCTGCAAGGTGCTTATCACTACCATGGACGGGGACTACCTGGGATCTCTCACTGAGAGGAAGACCTTCGTGATCCACCGCGACTTACCGCCTTCGGAGAACTACCTTTCCGTGGAGAAGATCGACGAGGACCACGTCATGGTCTACAACCCCTCTACCATGGCCAAGCCCATGATGGAATACATCGTACGCAAGCGCACGCTCGTAAAGGTCTTCTTAGAGTACGGTTTCCAGCTGATAGACCACATCGATTTCGGGACGGTCATCCGTCGCAACCGGAGCTTCATCAACGGCGTCTCCCGCATGGAGACGCGGCACTCTACGAAGAACTTCTTCGAACTAAATCGTGGCGCGCTCGCTGCTTGTGAGGGCCTCGATGTCGAGGAGCTGTTAACTCACTACGTCGTCTACGTGTTCAGCAAGGTCTAGAGGTGAGTAATAGTAGGGTAGAGCTACAGCAGAGTATCTGCCTCCTGCGAAAAAGGCGTTAAAGATCTCTAGCAGCACTAGTTTCGGATGTTCGGGTACCATGCAGGCGTCCGATAAAACTATTTCTTCGTTCGCGTGTACAGTTTCGAACGAATCCAGTATCTCTCGGCTTGGAAACAGCACCGCCAAGTACCCAGGCCGTGCGCGGAACGCGTGTTTAACGAACTGGTACACGTTCTGTGTATCGAAGCGTGCCAGCTCTGGGTAGGCGCCGATCGACGCCAGGCGTGCGTTGGGAGCGTAGGTAACCAACGCGTAGCTAGTGGCTACACGGCGCAGCTCTCTCGAGAAGGCCACTCCTGACGCCATTCGTTCGCGAAGAACGGCAGCAGCGGTCGCTACATCGCTGTGATTTTCTCGCGGAATATAAATGGACATTTATCATGTGAAAGATCACAGTTATCCTAACTTCGGCACGCTCTCTGGCGATGAAGTTTACCTACTGGTCGGTGACCATGCTCACTTCGAAACACGGAGACGTGCGGAGATACTTGCCTTCATGCCCTCTGGAACCACAGTGTACACCAGTGCTTACTCGCTGACCCCCGACCCGGTCTCCGAGAGCATGACAATAGAGATCGAAGCACAATCGGTAGCTATCCCCGGAGCATGTACAGATACGGACCCCGGTCGCTTACGCACGGTGGTTCATCGCTTCTCTCCTCCTATGGGTACCGCGACTGAACGAACCCTGGTCTTCCTGCGCTGCCCGCATCTGGCACAGCTGCCATCAGGACTTTCTCTTGGAGGGAAACGCGTGTCCGACGCCTCGTTGCTGTACACGCGTCCGCAGCTGGCTCTGGGTGCGCTTGATGGACCTCCTGAGGCGAAGGAAGCTGCGTACCGCATAGCCATGCTGCGTGCTGAGGTCAACAAGATGGTACGCGGAAGGTGCTCGGCGTTGCGCATACCGTTTTTGCCCTCGGTAGGGAATGCCGCCGTCGCCGCGGTGTTGGTATCCCCTGAGGCTGCGCGTGACGGCGCCACGCACCGCTTGCTGCGCTTCTCGTACAACCGTGAACGCTTCTCCGCCTTCGTCTACGCGTGGTTCAGAGGACAGCTTTCTAATTGCCCGTGCGAAAATGAAAAGATACAAGCGGTCTACGAAGAAGTCATCGGCGCCGTCTAGTTAGAACCAAGGGATGGCCGGACTGCGCGAGCTGCGCGTAGAAGAGTGGCCTCATGTTATCCGATACCATCCGGACTGGGAGCCTGTCATGGACCGCCTTGCCGGAGAACTCGCCGAAGTTGGCAACTGGCTACTGCGCGACGAGACATCTCCACGGTCCGAGGATATCTTCCGGCAGCTATCCGTTCCGCTAACCGACAAGCGCGTGTGCCTGGTTGGAATCGATCCCTACCCTAACGGTGCTACCGGAGTACCCTTCCAGTCTCCAGACTTCTCGAAACGTACCATTCGAACAATAGCGACGAACCTATCTCGGCGCTGCGGTATCAGCCTCTACGGAAACTACGATTTCGCGCTGGTGGAAGGCGTGCTACCCTGGAACTACTACCTGAGCTGCCGCCGTGGCGAGACCAAGAGCCACGCTCTCTACTGGGAACGGCTGGCGAACGCGTTCCTCTCGCACATCGCACGCTTCGTAAAGGTGTTCTACTTCATGGGCAAGACCGATTTTGCCAACTACGCATCCAAGCTAGACGTTCCGGTATCGGTAGTGCTCGGGTACCACCCCGCGGCTCGCGGCGGACAATTTGACAGCGAGGAGACGTTCGAGATAGTAAACGCGTTGCTGGCGCTGCACGGGCTACCGGCAGTTAATTGGGCACAGGGCTTCCTGGCGCTTTAGTGAAAAGTTAATCAAGGATTTAAATGGCCCATTCTGAAGCGGAAAACAACCACATCATTTTTGTGCTCAAGCGGCTTGGCGTACCTTCCGAGTGTCGCGATCGTTGCGATCGCCGCTACGCCGAGTCCTTCACCTGCGAAGAGCTGGACCGGTACATCCGCGAGCACCCCGACTGTACTCTCTTCGAGACTCTGCGCGACGAAGAAATGTACTCCACGGTGCGCGTCTTCTTGGACGTGGATCTGAGCGAGGCGTTGCCGCCGCAGACGCTAGTTCCCGCGTTCCGCATGTTCATGCTCTGCATCTGTCACTTCCTAGCGGACTTCGCGCTCGGAGAATGTGAACTCGCGCGTGAAGTTACGCGTTCCCGGATGATCCGGGACTTGCAGTCTGACTTCTCTATGACAGAATCCACCAACTCCGCCAAGACAAGTTTCCATCTCGTCTTCCTCAACCTCTACACCGACGTAGAGACTCTCATCCGCATGAAGCGACCACTAGCGGAGGTTGTACGCCGCTCCACCAACCCGCTGGTACGTGCGATCGATACGGCTGTCTACAGACATAAGCCATCGCTGCGCGTAGTAGGTACGCGCAAGAGCCCCGAATGCCGCTTCGTGCACCGGCGTACGCGGCCCCATGCGGACCTCGCGGATTACCTTTTCACCTTCGTAAATTTCGGTGCGCGCAGCCAGCGCATGATCTCGCGCGAGCGCTGGGCATCACCGGACGTCCTCAACTGGGACTCGTCACACATCAGTTTTCCCGACGCTATGCGTAAGGTGTGTCACGCGATAGGTAACGAGGTACTTAATCTGGACGAAATTGACGAAAGCAACTTTACCGACACTCCGCTAATCGTTAGCTACAGTCACCCCTGTGCGCTGTGCCGCAAGCGCGCACACAAGCACCCTCACCACATGGTGGTGAGCAACGACTCCATACGTATCTTTAAGTCAGGGAACCCCAACAGCTGCCGCGTCAAGACCATCCAGCTGGAAGGTAACAGGCTCTTCACCATCTCGCAGAAGATTATGGACGCTAACGTCATAAACCTATCCGAGCGAGGAGACTACATCGTCTGGCTGCGGAACTCTTGGCGGTTGAGCGAGGACTGCTCTAACATCACCAAGCTGGTCCTGCACATGCGCGACGACCTCAACTCGGAGTACAATAACTCCCTGCTCTGCCCGAGAAACCGTAAAGTCATAGAGAACAACCTACGCGACATGCTGGTAGACCCTGTGGAAACGGATATCTTCCCCGAAAAGTTACAGTTCCTGGACGGCGTCTACGACATCGCCGACTCGGAGTTCTACTCGGGACTGGAAGCGAAGGACTTCATGTGTACCGTGTCCACAGGTTACCGTGCTGCACCAGGACGCGATGCCGACGCCGCGGAGACGGAAGCCGCCGCAGAAGCAGAGCTCGCCGGCATACTCGACGACATCCAGCCTCGCACAGCGGAGAACGCGGACAACAGAGAGCTGTACGAGCAGGTGCTATCCAGTTGCCTCTGCGGCACTACAAAACCGTGCATCTTCTTCTTCTTCGGGGAGACAGCCACTGGGAAGTCCACGACCAAGAAACTCCTCCGCTCGGTTATGCATAACATGTTTCTGGAAACAGGACAGGTGATTCTCACCGAGCCCATGGATAAGGGTCCCAATCCCTTCATCGCGAACATGCACCTCAAACGGGTAGTATTCTGCAGCGAACTCCCTGACTTTAGCTGCGCCGGTGCTCGGAAGCTACGTTCGGACAACGTCAAGAAGCTAACGGAACCGTGCCTCGTAGGGCGTCCGTGCTACTCGAACAAGATCAACAACCGAAACCACGCGACCATCATCATCGACACGAACTACCGCCCCGTCTTCGACAAGGTTGACAATGCCATCATGCGCCGCATCGGGCTCGTGCACTTCAAGACACACTTCTCGAACTCGCGGCGCGCTGTAGCCAGCAGGCAGTACGACTTCGTAAAGCCGCTTGATGAATCTCTAGACCGCAAAATCGAAGCTAACCGCTTCCGCTTCGCTTTCCTGCGTATCCTGCTTGGCTGGTACCAGAAGTACCACGTTCCCCATCTGGTGCTGCGAGCTACACCCGAACAGATTCCAGATTTCAAGTTCCGGCTGAGTCTCGACTCGCTGATAGTCCCCAGCAACAGCACGCACACGCAGCTCTTCGAAGCGCTTTCCAGGCTGGGGTACGTGCTGACCGACGAAGACTTGCTCGCGTTACCTGCGGCAGTCTTCCAGCAGCGCCTGGCTGGGCACTTCAACGTGCGAGTGCACGGCTATGACATAGAGAGCTTCGTCACGCGCAACAAAAAGTACCTGAACCTCAACGAAGAGTACCTAGAGTACATATTTATAGAAGATATCCCTCCTAAATGAACCTAGAGATCATCTCGCTCTTCAAAGACCATGTGGACAGGATTCCCAACATCCTACCGCATCAGCTGGCTACGCTGGACTTCCTTCTACGCAGCATCCTAGACGAGAATAACAGCGTGCTGCTATTCCACATCATGGGCTCGGGAAAGACCATCATCGCGCTACTCTTCGCGCTTATTGTTTCCAAGTTCCGCAAGGTGTACATACTAGTCCCCAACATCAACATCCTCAAGATATTTAACTATAACCTGGACATTGCCACCAACCTGATCAACGCGGATTATGTCATAGAAAACATACACATATATTCTACAACCAGCTTCTACTCGTTAAATTACAACGATAACGTAATCAACTACAACGGACTCTCCAAGTACAACGACTCCATCTTCATCATCGATGAAGCGCACAACATCTTCGGGAACAACACCGGCGAACTCATGACAGTGATCAAGAACAAGAACAACGTGCCCTTTCTGCTGCTTTCGGGTTCTCCCATCACCAACACACCGATCACGCTCTCGAACATCATCAGTATCATGTCCGACGAGGGCATAAACTTCAGCGATATCATCATCCAGGGTAAGAAGGTGTTTCAGATTCTCCTCAACGAGAACGGCGTCTCCGTTCTCAAGCGCATTCTGAAGAACAAGATCTCGTATTACGAGTTGCACGACACCGAACTCCCTAGCATCATCTTCCATGGACGCAAGTTCCTGGACACCAACATCGTCTACTGCCACATGTCGGAGCTACAGGAACGCGACTACGTCAACGTGAGAAAGCTCTGCAACAACGAGATGTTTGAGAAGAACATGAACAACGTCTCGCTAGCGGTACTGGGTCCGCTGAACCTCATCAACAACCTCGACATCCTCTTCCAGGACCAGGATAAAGAGCTTTATCCCAACCTCAAAATCAGCAACGGAGTACTCTACGGAGATGAGCTCGTCACGCTCAACATCAGCTCAAAGTTCAAGTACTTCATCGGGCGCGTGGAGCACCTCTCGGGCAAGCACTTCATCTACTTCTCCAACTCTACCTACGGGAGCCTGATCATCAAGTACGTCATGCTGAGCAACGGATACTCCGAGTACAACGGCTCGCAGGGCACCAACCCGCGTACTGTCAACGGGAAGCTGAAGACCTTTGCGATAGTGACCAGCAAGATGAAGTCCTCTCTGGAAGATCTACTAGCCGTGTACAACTCTCCTTCCAACAACAACGGCGAACGCATCATGTTTCTCTTCTCCTCGAACATCATGTCCGAGTCGTACACGCTAAAGGAAGTCACGCACATTTGGTTCATGACCATACCCGATACCTTCTCGCAATACAACCAGATCCTGGGCCGCTCCATACGGAAGTTTTCCTACAGTGATATCTCGCGCCCGGTGAACGTGTACCTTCTTGCAGCCATTTACTCAGACTTTGACGACGATATCACCTCCCTGGACGATTACAGCATCGACGAGATCAATACGCTACCGTTCGACATCAAGAAGCTGCTCTACCTTAAGTTCAAGACCAAGGAGACCAAGCGCATCTATTCCATACTGCGGGACATCTCCGTGAACTACAGCCTGCCCATGCATGCACGCGTAGTAGACGTTGTCTTGGGCGAGCTAACTCGACAGTTTTTCTACCACCACAGTAGGGTTCCCATCGACGACGGAAACCTCTTCGCCGTCATCAACAGGGTTCTCAAGAGCCCCGAAGAAACACGCCGCTACATAGAGAGAATCACCGAGGGACACTTCTTCGTGTCCAACCGCGTCTTCGACAAAGCCCTACTCTACCGGTACAAAAATGATATAATAATAGTCCCCTTTAAATTGTCCCACGAACAGTTCGTCTGGGCGGTTAATTTCCGCAAGGAATACAATGTCGTCGTTCAGTAACAACGTATACCTCCCCATCGTGCTCGAACCGCACGAGCTGAACCTTGATCTGCGCGATAACATTCGTAAGGCCGTGATGTTACGATACCTACACAAGGAGATTACCGGCTTCATGCCTCAGGAGATAATAGTGCGCGAGGACCGGGAGATGCCACTGGGCGAGTTGGTGAACAACCAGATCGCTCTCAAGGTGCCTTGCCACGTCACCTACAAATACTACCGCGTTGGAGACGTGGTACGCGGGACGCTGAACATCACCGACGAGTCCGATATCTCCGTCAACTGCGGAGACCTGGTCTGTCGACTCGGGAAAGATGCAGGAACCGTTTCTTACGACGATTCAAAGTACTGCTTCATTCGCAACGGGCGCGTATACGCGGATGGCGCCGAAGTCAGCGTGGTCCTCAAAGAAGCGCAGACGGGGGCCGAGTCCACCTTCGTCTTCCTGGCCACCATAAATGAAAAATAACGTTGTTATAAATATTGTTTCCGGAACATGTTCGAAACCAGCCGCGAGCGTATCTCTGTCGAACCCATCGACCCCGCGGAGATCTCCGTCGACGCTAGTACACATGTCTTCGCTATATGCATCTCGCGCGACCGTGTCCCTATCGTAGGCGTTCGGCGCACCTCTTTTGTATACCAATCTATCATGACCAAGCGGAAGACTTTCACAGAGATCCTTCCTGTAGATACCCGAGTGCTCAAGTACATGTACGCTAACGAAGTAAAGGATATATACAGCAGGCTGATCGTAGATAGTGACGAGTGCACACCACCTGCGATGTGCTCCGTGATCGCCGACGGATTCGAGGAACTGGTACTGCTGGGTGGTTGTGTCAGCAGCGGCGAGACCATCTACCAGTGTCTGGAACGCGAGATGCGCGAGGAGAGCGATGCCGCAATCACGGTGCACCACTTCGGTAACAAAGCTGTCAAGCTCAGCATCGAAGACAAGATACTTGGCAAGCGGTACACCGGATACTGCTTACTCTGCTTCATCGACCAGCTCTACCGGGAGGTGCGTGGATCGGTACTGTACAACTTCGAAATAAAAAACCTGTGCTCGCTCCTTGAAAAGAAGAACGATGAAAAGTACGGGTACCTACACTTTATTTATAACACGCTGATATCAAGTAAATGAGCGTACGAGCGCGACGCCGATTGCTGCTACGGCCCATAGTGCTAACGGATAGTGTGCAGAAGATACGCCTAGCAGCCTTCGAGTACCGAGACCCGGATGCGCGTTCGAAACTTTCCATCGTGGGCATCATTCAGACCTCTGACCGCAAGTTCGTGGTCTGTCACCGTCGGCGCAGCTTTCTGTTCACAGAGATTTGCCGGACGCGAGATCGTTCACGGCGGCAACGACTCTTCCGTCTGCATGCACGGTACCTTGGCCGCGATGAGCGCTCGCGGCTCAGCCGTGAGCTCGACCTACCAAACGTACACGTCAACCACCACGTGGATGTGATCTTCCCTGGCGGTAACCGCCGTCGCAACGAGGATGCCATCGAGTGCTTGCTGCGCGAAATCGAGGAAGAAACTAGCATAGAGCGTAGTCGCGTCTCAGTTAGCAAGAAGTGTTTAGTTTCCGCAATAATATACGATCAGCTTATAGATCGCGCCTTCGAAAGCGTGTTTCTGCTCTGCGTGGTTAATCTGACCAGTGAGCAGGTACGTGCTGCGTTTGTAGCCAACGCGGAGGTCGCAGCGCTAGCCTTCCTGGACATGGACCGTGCAGACCCTTCCTCGATGGCCTGTCGCATCATCGCGTACGCAACCATGGCCGAAGAGTTGGCAGCTACCTGACATCCGGAAAAACGTAGACGAGTTTGCCCTCGTGCACGCGTACCACCGGCGGTTCCGGAACCGTAGTCACGTAGTGTCCGTCCGTGTCGTAGACACGCCCATCTTCCGTCTTGAAGCCCTGGTGTATGGAGATGATCAGAGGAGAGAAGGTGTACCAGATGTTCTCTCCGTAGGCGGTGCGTCTGTTGGTGGTCACGTCGTGCGAGAGATCGATGGCGCGCGAGACGAGCTTCTTGAAGCCTGCTTCATCTTCCACATGCGGGAACTCGGTGAAGTTCCGGTATATCCATTCGATAGAGGCTAGCTTTAACACACGGTAGAGCTGCGTGAACTCTCGCGACTTTGTCTGGATGATCTCCAACAGCGCATCGTCGACGGAAGAGGCACCCGAATTCAACCGTGCAATGATGAGGTGCACATTCACGTATCTGCGTTCCGGAGGGTTGCTCGCGTGACTGTTGAGGCGGATGGCGCGTCCGATGATCTGCTTCAAAGACGCTTCGTTCCAGGTCATGTCTAGAATGAAGATATCGTTGACGGAAAGGAAGCTGATGCCTTCGTTACCGCTTTGCGAGAAGATGCAGACCTTGATCTCCGTACCGTCGGTGTTTTCCGCACGATTGAAGTCAGCCACGAGGCGCGTACGTACGTCTTTGGTCCGTGACGAGAACTCCACGTAGGAGATAGAGAATACCTCCAGGTAGCGCGACAGCATGCGGATGCCGGATGCCTTGATGAACGGTTCGAATATTAAGCACTTCCCCTCGGATGCGACGACACGCAGGCATACTTCTGTGAACTTGCAGCTGTGCTGGAAAAGGTGGTGGTAAAGCGATAGATCTTCCGCGCCGGAGACCTCTTCGATGGTCCCACCGGCGGCAAACACGCGTAGTGCCGTCTTGGAGAAGTGCCTCCCGCTCAACCCACGCTCGAAGTCCGCGACCATGTGACCTAGCATGGTATCGTACTCCTCGAGCGTGAGGCCTTTTTTGTCCGGGATGTCATCGAAGACGAATGTCGCAGCCATACGCTGATAGATCTTAAAGACGGAGATACCTAGGCGCCGTTCAACGGATCTTGCCTTCATGTAGAGTTCTTCCTGCTTTTGAGACATGGTCACGTACCGAAGCATGACGGTCTTCCGAGCGAATAATTCCGTGCCTTCTATGTTGTCAAAGATGGAGGTTTCGTTGTTAACGATGTAAGAGCAGACACAGCCAAGCTTGGAGATGATCTCTCGCTCGTTGACGAGCTTCTTGTTATAAAAAAGCGACTGCGGTGGGAAGATGCCAGGGCGCAGCAGGTTAACCAGCATCTGGAACTCGCGGACGTCGTTGACTATCGGCGTGGCGGACAGACAAAGCAGCTTGTTATTGCGTTGGACCACGTTGCGGGAAAGGTAGTTATAGACGTACTTGGTGTTCCGCTTGCGTCCGTCTTCCTTGACCAGCGACTTGGAGATAAAGTTGTGGCACTCGTCTATGATCACGAATATGCGACTGCGCGAGCTAACGGTTTTTATATTTGTGAAGAACTTATGGTGGAAGTTCTGATCGTCGTAGTTCATGAACAGGCAGTCCTTGAGAACCTCTGGCGCGTATCGTTCTATGGTACTTACCCACGGGTCCTCGATGAGCGCCTTCTTGAGGATGAGCAACACGGTCCAGTCGGTGTATATGAACCTTAGGTGCTTTAGCATGTAAACTGCAGTGACTGTCTTCCCCACGCCGGTCTCCTGGAAGAGCAGTAGCGAGTTCATGCTATCTAGGCCCAGGAAAATCTTAGCGACGAAAAGCTGGTATTCCTTGAGTGTGATGGTCTCCTTGCCGCTCATCTCCGGTAACAGATGCCCTGTACGCCGTAGCGCGTAGTCGAGGTACGAAGCATAGATGTTCATTATTTAATGATGAAGTAATTTCATCAATTTTTTCTGGTGCTCGTTATCTAAGCTCTTGGATTCGGAGGACATGCTGTTGTAGAGAAGCGTATGGATGTAGTACATGGCAAGGTTTACCTTGGTGGAGAATTCTAGGAACTTCTCCACGAATTCGCGCTCGACGGGTTCGCGCACTAGTACGTAGGGGGCATTGTTGGCTTCGCGCCACGCCGAGGATCGCGTGACTGTACGCACATGCGCCAGGAAAGCTGCGAGGTTAGCCGTGTGCACGTTCTGGCAGACCATAACGGCGCTGTCTTTAAGCCAGCTGTCGGTGGGGAACTTGAAGAGCTTGACTGTACGGAAGATGCTGCAGTATACACGCACGGCGTTGACGACACCGCGTCCGAAAAGCGTAGGTAGCTTCACGATACAGAACCGTTCGGAGACGAGATCGAAGAGCGGGCGGAATACCTCAAAGGTGATCATCGCGTAGTCGCTGATATAGAAGTTGTTTGCCTTCAGGTAGTTGTTGGACTTGAGGAAGGGATGTTCTCGCTTGTAGAGCTTGTTGCTGGCGCTGAGGTCGAGCACTATGGCATCAGCCTGCACGGAACGTCCGTATGACTTTATGGATTTGATATCGTACATGTCGTACACGTGCTCTAGATCCGACTCCTTTGCGACGAGGTCGTGCGTGTAGAGACTGACCATGTCTGTGGACATGCGGTTAAGGTCATTAATCTTTGAGAGCTGCAGGAAGTAGTTGGCTCCGTACTCGAGACTGGGTATGTGGTTCTTCCCAAAGGCGAGGTCGAGGCGCGGGAGATCCTCGTAAAAGGGCATGTGCACGCCGGTCCCTGAGCGGACCACCGCGGCGATAGCATCCGCGTCCATGTCTCCTCCAGTCATTTATTTATTCACTAATTTTGCTGACGCGGATGCCTCTGTCGTAGTCCACGCGGTAGAGGTCTGTGCAGACGACGACCAGCTGCTTGGCCACGTAGTGAAGCGGGTTGTTGGGGTCTATTCCCGCGTAGAGCACGCGCACGTTGATCTTGTCCTTGCCGCGGGCGACGTTGGCCGTGAGCGTGGTCGGCTTGAAGAAGGTCACGGGGTTAAGGTTGAAGATGAGCTTACGCACGTTGGACTGTCCCTGCAGCAGCGCATTGTAGACCTTGGAGATGGGTGCGGTCTCCGAGTACATAACATCGTTTCCGAAGCGCACCTCCAGCCGCGAGATCACATCGGTTTTGTTGATCATATCGACACCCTTGAGGAACGGGTCGTTGACGAAGAGGTCTCGTGCGCGTGAAGCCTCTGATCTGTTGTCGCCGCTGTAGATGTTACGCGGGGACGTCCAGAAGCCCACGGGGATGGAGGCGTCCGCGACCGAGACCGAGTGGTTCACCTGCGAGAACAGTATACGGTTGGTTGCGGGGCTGTAGGTTCCGACGATGGCGGAGAACTTCTTGGAGATGTTGTAGATGAAGGAGTTCTTGCGTGTGCTGAAGATCATGAGGTTGGTATGGTAGTAGACGTCCTTGCCCTCCGGTACGTTGTCCACGCGGATGACAGCGTCCGCGTCCTGTATGGACACTACTCCTGACCGCGGGACCTTGACGACATGCGCACTCTTTGGAAACCAGTCCGGTGGCGCATCCGCGATGACGACGAGGTCTTCGAGCAGACGGTCTACGAAAGCGCGCACGTAATCTGATTCTGTCTGCGCGAAGCCAGGGTACGAGACGAAGCGGTTCTCCGTGGCGCCGTAGCAAGGCTTGACGTAGACGGCTACCCCTGTGCAGGCATGAACGTCGGAGACCACGGAAGTAGGGATGTTAGCGCAGCTGACAACGCGACGCTCCATTTCCACGTAGGCTGTCTTCGGCCGCACGTCGCGCACCATGTACCCCACGAAACTGAGGTCGGCGACGTAGACGAAGTCGCGCAAGAACTGGTCTATCGCAAAGCGCTGGTCGTAAATGATGGCCTCGGTGATGGGCCTGAAGGTTACGGTCACGGTCAGCTTGCAATCCGAGAGCTTGAGGCTGCTGAAGGTCTTGTCCGCATCGAACGGAGTCTTCAGGTAGACGTGTACGGTGGCTGCTTCCTTGATCGTGTCGTTGGGTGTCACACCAGACGAGATATCGTTTAGTTCACGCGAGCGTCCCGCCATGGCAGCGATATCTTCGCCGGAACACTTGTCGAAGAGGTCCTCGCCGTCGCATTCCCAGACGGTCCCGTGTTCGGAAGTAATGGCTACGTGCCGTATACACTTGTAGCCCACGTAGGGCGCGTAAGCGAACCGGCCCACGCCCTTGACTTCGGGGAGCTCCAGAGACAACACGAGGTGGTTCAATGCTGTGATGTACTGGTCACGGATATCGAAGGCGATAACCGTCTGCGTGCTAGCGCTGCAGCCGTCATCCGGCTGGGAGATACCGCTGACGGAGATGTACTGCGGCATGTACAGCGTGGGCTGCTGGATGTCGAGCCCGAAGACGTTGGATCTCCGCACCACATCGTTAGAGTTGATGATGGAGTTGATGATAGAGTTATTCATTTATAGTCCCGCGAGATCATTAAATACTGCCGTACGCGCGGCTACATCAGGCTGCGCAGCGTTAGTCGTACGCTGTTTTCTTCTTCGTCTAGAAAGCAGGTACCGTAGACGCCCTCCGTCTCACGCAGCGCGTTGATGACCTCCAGTACGTCATCGGGGTTCTCGTAAACTTGCAGCGGTAGCAACGTAACCTTAGGTTCCTCGCGCAGCGCAACGTTCCCCTTGATCATCCCTGCGAAGGAGTCGCGGCAGATGCGCGAGCAGAAGCTGCCCACTCGACCGCCGTGAAGCGTCTCTACCTTGAACCTGCACAGAACCTCCTGCAGACAGAACCAGCATTTGGCTTCCTGGTTGCATACGCGGAGCTTCTTGCAAGCAACCGTATGGTAGTACTCTGGCAACACGCACGAGATGGATTCCTGCGGCCGGAACTTCTTAGCCGCTTTGGGTTCCGATATCACTATGCTTCTCAGGTTGACCTTTCTGTACATCCGGCCGATTTATAGTATGCGACGTAGTTCTATAGACTAGAGGTCCAACGAGCACGCCACGTAGTCGTAGTCCATGAAGACGTAGTCGTGGCCATAGTCGTATATGCATGTGTTGATCTTCTTCGTTTTCATGTACTCTAAGAAGTTCTCCCATATGAGCTGGTTGCTGTTGTTCTTAGTGTAGTTCTTGACCGTCTGCGGGTGCAAGTTACTGGTTACCGAGGTGATGTTGAAGATCTTGTCCAGGAAGAAAGAGTAGTTGATCGTCTTGGAGGGTGTGTTCTCCTGGCAGAAGAACACCAGGTGCTTGAAAATTTCGATTACCTCGTTGATCTTGACGGTATCCAACTCCAGCTTCTCATCCTTGATGTGATTGATTATTTCGAAGACCAGCTTGTAGTCCTTCTTGTTGATCTTCTCATGTGCCTTGAGAAAGGCGGAGACGAAGTTGGCGTCCACGTCGCTGGAGGAGAGGTTGTTCTCGATCATCAGCGAGCGCAGCTCGACGATAACGTCCAGAGAGCACTGCTTAGAGAGCAACCTCCGGAGCACGTTCCTGAGGTGTATCAGCTTGTTGGATACGTGGAAGTTGGACTTCTTGCTCACCTTGGCATGGTGTTGGAAAACCGACTGGCAGAATACACAGAATTCGTAGCTGGACTCGGTAACGATACCGTTGTGCTTGCAGCCGTTGCAGTAGCGTAGCCCGTTCATGTCAACACGCGCCTGATCTCCGGGTCCAGAATTTTAGTGAACAACTTTTTATTTCTAGATAATTCCAGGAAGCTTTTTAAGGTTTTAAGTTTTCGGTGGTTACTGAGCAGTACCATGCGGACATGTTCGCGGTCAGTTTTTAGCAGCTCCACGGTAGCTGATCCGCAGCTGGTGCATCTCCGAGGCGGTGATAGCTTAAAACTGTACCCGCCGGCTTCAACGGTGACCGGAGGTACACGCTCCGGCGCGGGTCCCGTCGTTGCTGCCATTTAAACCTCGGAAGAAACACGGTACCTGTACTCACGAGAAGATCTCTGAGATGTTCTTCGTCGCTAGGTACGGCTCGTAGTCCTGAGCGTAGACCAGGATACAGCAGTTGCGCGAGACCATGGACATGGCCTCTTCGAGACCGAGCAGGTCATCCTCGAACATCACCGCGTGGTTGGTCAGCTGCTGCCGTTTGAAATCGCAGACGCGTTTAGAAGACTCCTCTTTCATCCAGTCGTAGAACATGGCATCATCTTCGGACCCCGTTTCGCGGTAGTACTGGTTCTTGAGCACGCGTATCAGCCTGGCCTCTCTGGAGGTCTTGCTAAACACCGAAAGCGGGTCGTACAGCCAGGGCCCCACTTCCGTGAACAGGATACAGTAATATCCTTTGAGGAAGATGTCAGAAGCTTCGCAACCCCCGGCAAGCGGGTCATTGGTCTTGTAGCAAACGGCTGACTTGAGCCTGTAGAGGATGCCGTTGATGCTGATCTCCATGGACACGTCCATAGGCTTGTCGTTGATGACAGAGCGGAAGCCTGTGAAGCACTCGCCTCCGATTATGTTCTTATTCTGTCTGCGTTCCACGTAATAGATGAGTGTTCCGTTGACTATAACCGGAGCGTTTGCGGGCCGTTCCAGCAGCGGGAGGTTGTTTCCGCTGACGGCTGGCAGCACGTCTACGCCGCGGCACGTCATCTGCCCTTGGTAGCTCATGTTTGGCGGCGAGAATAGCACGCGTCCGGTGGCGCCGTCGAACGTTAGCGCGTACACGGACCGCGAGTTTATCGCGATAGGGTTGTCCATGGTGGTGATCATACGCGAGGGACTAACCACGATGTACGGTACCGGCTTCAGCCTGACATCGAAGTTAGATGCGGCCACGCCGCCGAACCCGAAGCCTCCGCAACCCACGGAGACCAGGGCTGGTCTGAAACCAACAATAGCCAGGATGGAAGCCAGGATCTGTTCCTCGTCAGCCATGATCTGCGAGCTGTTCGTATGGATTATCTTCATGAGGTAGTTGTCAACAGCCTCCTGGTCGTTGCAGTAGAATATACCCAATCGCAGATTGAGGATGAGTTTGCGGATCATGGTATGCACGTTCGCACGCTGTATCTCCGTCGAGATCACGTCGCTGATACCCGTGAACATGATGGAGGAGTCTTCGGTCAGGCGGTTGACCAGCAACATGTAGTTCTCTGGCTTGACCTTCTTGGAGTCGTGGAGTTGCCGCATCAAGCTGTAGCTGTCCCCGAATACGAAGACGTTTTCCAGCGCAGGAAGCTTGACTCCGAAAAGGGCTACGAAGATGGGATGAATAAAGTACAGCGAGTTCGGATCCCGGTACCGGAAGACGATGTCCGAGGAGCTGGACATGTCCACGAAGTTCGTGGACTGAAAACGCGTAGTCGAGATCAGCATGTGGTAGCGAGATGGTGGGTACGCACGGTCTAGCGCGCGCAGATGCTCGCCGATACGCTCATCCGCGTGAGAGTAGATAAGGATTAGTGGATGAGTGGTTCTCACGGAGACGCTCGAGCTGGAAAGCGATCCCTTCACGTGGTAGAGCAAGTCGAAAAGCTCCTGACGCTCGTTGCGGACGATGTTAAGCTTCTTCATGATGTTTATCATGTCCTGCATTGTGAAGTTCCTGATATCGCACTTATTCTCGGTAAGGTATCGAACGATAGCGTCGCCGTCGCGCCGTAGTCGCAAGTGCCAGTCTTGCGTAAACGCGATCTCGTCGATGGAGATCGTCTTCTCCTCGGGAGCCGGCTTGCAGGGGTTAGTGCTCGCACGCACTTCTCCGCTAGTTCCCGCCGATCTCTCCCCTCGGCCGTTTCCTCGCGCTCGCGGCGCGCGCGATGGCGGCTTCGCGCCTGCGGAAAGCGCTCCTGCTGCTACGGCGGACGCGGGGATGGTATCTGCCGCCATCAGCTTGGCGAGCGTGTCGCAAACGTTGCATGTGTTGGCGGGTAGTCCGTCATGCACGTGTCCGCCTACTAAGTCCATAGAGTTGCGGTACCCCGAGACTAGCGGCATCTTCAGCGAAAGGAAATCCGAGACGGGAGGCAGCACTTCTGAAACGTCCCCTCCTGGCACGGTAGCTGATTCGGTACACGCGGGCGCGATCACGGGCGTTTGCGCTTGCGTTTCCATTTATATTAATATTTTTTACTTCTGCAACGACCCGGATTTAGAGCCATATACCATGCAAGACCCCTGATAAAAACGCCGTCCGGTGTACAGCAACCTATTCGTCGTCCTCCTCGTCTCCCGACTTCTCCTCGGCTTGAGCAGCCGCCTCCGCGGCTTCGGCTGACCGTTTCTCTTCGGATATCACTTCCTCGTACCAGGATGGTTTTGTTTCATCTCGAGGTGATTTGGTAGCACATAGGCGTCGTACTAGTTCATGATCGATCTTGGACCTGTACCTGCGTTCCTGATCATCTTCGGGTACGGCATCATCCAACGCGACGGGTGACTCTGCGCGCGGCCAGGTGCGTGAGAGAGGCCAAGCGGGAGCGGCGGAAGCACCCTCAGGCTCCGGGTCTCGGCGCGGCACCAGCACGTACGCGCTTTCCAGTTCTTTACGCAACATACCGAGCATGCGATAGAAGATGTCGCGTTCGACGCGATCTTTCTTGCGTCGTCGTGATCCTTCAAGGTCCGGAGAAGGCAACGTAGAGGTGCACGTGCTCTCGTCATCCTCCGTCATTTGATCTAGCAGCGATTCCCTGCGGCGTGCTGCTTCCATGTACGCGGAAGGTACTGGACAGGCTGGTGCCGGCGCGGCAGGCGCCGGTGAAGCGGGCACCGGTGTACAAGCGGGCACCGGACATGGTGGCTCTGCGGGAATGGGAGCCGTAGGAACTAGCAGCTTCTGAAATCTGCTTTCGCGTTCCCCGCCGACTTCCTCGGGCTCCGCAGGCGGCGCCGAAGGTAACCGCGAGAACAGCCATGAAGTAGGTACCTGTCCCTCGCGCCCGGACTTTAGCTTCTGCAGGTACTCGGAGTGGAATTTCTTCGCCATTTAGTTATACTAAAATTGAATTGTGACTATTTATTCTAAATGGAGAATTCGGTAGATATCAACGATTTCCTATCCGATCATGAGTATAGCAGCTACGACGAGGAAATGGTCTCGGAGGAACTTGAACCTAGCGATGAATGCGGGACCAAGCGATCCGACTCACGCGTGGAGTCTATAAAGGATGATTCCGCACACTCTCCGCAACCCAGGCAGTTCAACGATCGGATCCAGGAGGTAAAGCGCCGGTACACGCGCAGGGTAAGTATCCTGGAAGTGACCGGGATCCTCTGCGAGAGCTACAACTTGTTGCAACGCGGGAGGATCCCGCTGCTCAAGGATCTCTCCGAAGAAACATTCTCGCGTTCTATTATTGAGGTGATGCTGCAGGAGATCGAGGAAGGTACATGCCCTATCGTGATCCAGAAGAACGGGGAACTGTTATCCATCAGCGACTTTGACGCACGCGGTGTAAAGTACCACCTCGACTATATAAAAGCTATATGGCGCCAGCAGAAGCGGTACTAGCTAGATTCTCATTTTTGTCGTGAACGGCGTTCACCGGTTCGGTCTTCGAGTTCGTCATCACCTTGGAAACGTAGGCTTCATGTACGTGATCGAAAACGAACCCGATGTTCACCGGCGCGCCGTCGTAGCGAACGCCTCGGCGGTCAACTATCTCCTGGAGAATGCAAGTCAGCCAGCTACGGTGCTTCGCATACTCCTCCGAGATTAACTCGCGGTACGTATCTCGGTTCCTCGATATTTCAGAGATTAGGTTCTGTAGGTTCCCGACATTGCGCCGCTTTAGTTCTTCGACCGAAATACGCGCTTTCATCGCCTCCATCACAGCCGAAAGGAACCTGCCCACTTCTTCGTTACCGGTAAGTTCTTCGTACATGAGTCTGTAAAGCTTGCCAACCACGGAGACGAACTGTTTGCTGTTTAGAGCGTGGCTCTGGAACAGCAACACGTTGTTCAGCATTCGGCGGAAGATGTCTACGTACTTGGAATGAACGGGCTCGACACCGTCAATGGTGATTCGTCCGAAGCAACGAATACCGTGTACTGCGCCATCTGTAGAAAAAGTGAACACTTCCCTGTATTCCTCCAGCTTATCACGGTCGGTTACTAGTTCAGTGTTGAACAGCGAGATAATTTTCAAGATGTAGTTCTCGTCGGAGAGGACCTTATTCAGCGTGCGTACTATGAACGCGTGATTATCCACGAGCAGACGGTAAGCCTGCTGGTCACCGGACGTCTTCCGCACGTGTGCGAATATTTCCATGATACGCTTCGAATCTTGAATGATCTCGTCCGTGTCACGCTTGATGTTTCTGTAGACCGCGTTCAGCGAGACGATTACCTTCGCGCTGACCAGGGTGTCCCGGAAAAGATCCAGGAAGCGAGCACGCTCACTCTCGTCTTCTATACGTTTGTAGATAGACTTCGCGACCGCATCCGAGCGTAGAAACCAAAAAGATAGAAGTTTGTAGTTGAAGTACTTCATCATCTGCACGACCTTCTCCGCTGGCATGTCGGCGGAGATCGCACATACCTTCCTTTCCAGCAACGGAATCACTGTGAGGAAGGTGTCCAGGTCGGCGTCCAGGTCGGCGTCGCCGACCGCTGTTCCGGTACCACTTTCGAGGTAAAACTTGCTGCGTTCGTAGAAAAGAGCATAGAGCGACCGGAAACGCTCCATGTCCTCGATTTATCTGTCAGTGCATTACTTTAATACTGCTACGCGGCCATACTCAGGAGCTCACAGCCGGTAGTAGGTCTCCAGCAGTTGTCTCACGCGCGCGGTACCGCTATCGCTAGTTATGCCTAGCTGCAGCATTACGTTGATCACCCAAGTCTTCACGAATATCTCCTTCGCTTCAGTGATCACATACTTGAACACCGATGAGAAATACTTCGCGATGGGGTTATTTACTAGCGAGACGTTCTCCGTGAATACCAGGAAGCGAGTAGAGAGATCCTCCAGGAAGGGTTCGCCGTCCACGTAGAAACCGTCAGTAGTCAATGTCAACCCGCGTTCCTCCCGGATCTTTTCCGGACGGACGCGGTATGGAAATATCTCCCTCAGCTTGCTCGTGTCCGCGTCCAAAAAGTCGATAGTGTCGCTGTCCGCGGCCTTCCGTACCACTACCACCTCGTGCACTATCTCCTGGATGAGGATATAGACCTTATTACCGATGCTAGTAGACTTCATCGGGAAGTAGACTAGGTCGTTCACTATGAGCACGTCGTTCTCTGCGTTTACGAAGCGGATGATATCACTGAGCGTCCGTAACCGTGTTAGTTCGTCGCGCCCGCAGCACTTAACTATGTGATACCCCTCGGTACTCTTAAGCCTCTTGTTGTCGGACTCCAGCTCTAGCTCGGCACCCTCGTTGAAGAACTGGTCGAAAAGGATCGGGAGGAAGGAAATCTTCGACTCGGTGACGATCTTCCCGAAGTTAAGTATGTAGGGGTTAACTATTTTCCTGTCGGTTGGTTGTCGATGCACGCACGCCGTGAACGTGTCCGTATGTGCTTGGTTCCTCAGGAAACAGCATGGGATGCAGATCTTCTGCAACTTGTAGAAGATGGCTAGGAACCCGATGCTGTTGTAGCGGCCTGCCGGGTCCAGGCATGAGAACATCACGTTGTTGCTGTTCACGAAGACCTCGCGCGTCTCCGATCGGTAGAAGTTGTCGCTTACGCGCACCATGTCGCTGTCAAGGAAAGGCACGATCACCGGTTTACGGTTCTTGTCCTTCGTGTTCTGACAGATGCGCGACCAGTAGATAGTTTCTATCTTCGTGAAGTCCATCGACTGCTTTACCGTGTTGAACATCCTGTTGATAAAGATGACCAGGAAGGTGAAGTACTTCTCTATGTTGGGAATGTGGTTCTTGACCTTGATGGAAATGTGGTTTTTGGCCAAGATGATAGAGATCTTCTTGTCCGCAGAAAGCAGGATGTTGTTGGTAGCGGTCTCCACGAAGATGAAGCTCGTCTCGATGTCCAGCTTTACCTTAGACGTGATGGGTGTGGAGAGGTGGATCTTGTAGGTAATGTCCCCCTTGATGCGCTCCATCTGCAGGTCGCCGTCCGTCACCAGGTCCGTGAACATCTTTACGTTGTTCACCGTGATGGTGTTTCCATCGCTGGAGATGACCAGGTTGCCTTCCGCGTCCCATATGGAGAGGTTCACCGCCTCGTTGTTGAGCACGAAGTTGTTTCCCGACATGTTGATGAAGAACTCGTCCGTCTTGATGAAGAGCACGCGATGCGTCTGGTTACGACGCACGATGTTGCGAAGTCCCGTCGTACGCAAGTTAGTGCGGAAGACGTTGTTGAACTTGGACTGAATGGTGAAGTTGAGGTCTAGCTCTCCGAACATGGCCACTAGACGCCGTTCGAACTTAAGTATGTTCGTGTCCACGTCCTCGTAGGAACCCAGTTCGGAAACTGGCGTGTCTGCAGAACGTGCGACCCAGATCACCAGGAAGTCGCACGCGTCGAAGTAGATATTGTAGAGGAAGCTGTCTGACTTGATCAGCGTCTTCTTTCGAGTCATCGTAAAGGGGTTGAATATTGTGTTGTCCACATAGCTGTACTCTAGGTTGTTCTTGTGAGAATAGATGATGATTTCCTCGTTGATACCGAGGATATCGCATATGTACCCCTTGAGCTGGTTGATGCGCAGTGTGAGCAAGATGTGCCGCTTCTCCACAGCGATCTTCTGGTGCGGGACCTGTAGGTGGTTCCTCACAAAGTAGTACATCGGAGAACTTTCGTCTATGCTGCCGTACAGGGTCAGGTAGCGCACCTCTCGGATGGACTGGTTACGGTCCACCAGAACGATGAGTTGCGGACTTACTACGTACATGACACCTGAGGGTTATTTATGTACGTGGAAAGGTGCCCCACCCGCCCATACTGGAAAAATAGAAGTATAATGATAAAACGTCAGCTCGCGCCATGTACAAGCTAGTCCCGGACTTAGACACTGATGTGTTGCTGGAGGTGGGAGATTTCCGCATCAGCGACACACGCACAGAGCCTAGAGAAAAGAACCACTACGTTTCAAAGAACAAGCGCCTCTTCGTCAACCGCACGCGTAACGATGAACGCAAGCTCTCCCTGGGTTTCTTCCTACCGCGGCTGACTTTCCTTAATTACAGGGAGATCAACTACATGTTCAAGTGCATGGATGCCATTAAGGACGTACAGCTGACGAAGAAGAACAACGTCATAGTGGCACCGTACCTGGTTCTTATCACGCTCGCGGCACGCGGGTTCAAGTTCACGGAGACCCTCCTGGAACTCTACTTCCCGGAACTCTTTAAAGAGAACAGCAAGAAGTTCCGCTTCGTGACCCAGATCCAGATCATGCAAGAGAAGCTGGGATACGCACCCAGCAACTACTACACCTACGAGTTCGAGGACTACTATTCCACCATCTGCATGATCCTACAGAGTCACGGTGCTACGGACGGACGCTCGGAACTATTTGACATCCGCCCGTTGAGCGACATCTCCAAGTCCCTGGCGGAGATTACCTATCGTTTGTACCTCATGCACATCGGGTCGACTTCCGTACAGTGGAGCATCAGCGCGTGCGCTTCCATCAGCCAGTTGGTCAACACCGTGCTACTGACCGTGTACATGCTCCTGACCAAATCTATCACCGAGGACAAGGTTCTGACCTGCGAGTTGGCGCACGCGACACCGTTCCCTCTGGATCTGCTCAAGCGTTACTACTCGCCGCTATCCGACCTGGTAGACAAGCTCACCAAGCTGAGCAGTTGCAGGACCAACCGTAACGATCAGCAAACTCTACTGCGCTTCTGTCGCGTGATTAGAGAGGTAGACCAAGCTCAGCCCGAGTGACATGTAGAGCACCATGCTCAGCACGATTTTTATTACAACGAAGAAGAGCGAGTTGCAGCGTAGCTTCCGCTCGCAGAAGTACATCAAACAGTGCTTCACTAGGTCTATGGCACCGTTAGCTACCTGGAAGAACGCGAGCCCACTGATCGACTTGAGCACGGCTGCGTAACACGACATTTATTCGGTGTCAAAAGTAACCGTCCCGCTGTCGGAGAGGTTCATCAATTTTTTCATGTGTTCGAAGTAGGCACGGTTGATCTCGTTGTAGTAGGTGGTTAACCGAACGATCTTCGGACGCACGAGCTCGTAGGAGCGCCGGATCTCCTCGGGTCCTATCTCAGCCTCATCGATGGAACGACCGCTGCGCTTGATGATGTAGAGTAGCGTCTTCAGGTGTTCCAGCGCTATCAGATCCTGGTACAGCGAGCGAGAGAGGTCTGTGAACTCCTTGTACTTTTCCAGGATCTCCGCTTTGACCTCGTCCGAGAGTTTTGCCTTGAAGATGCGCTCTATCGCGTAGATAGACATGGCCAGGTCCTTGAAGATGCCGGCCATGCGGCACGTTGACCTGCGCACGTTAGTCATCTGCTTCTCGGAGCTAGCGGCGACGGAATTGATGGCGTAGGCGGTTAGTTGCGTAGCGTCTCGTGCGTAATTGTCGCGCAGCGCGCTGTTGATCATCTCCACCAGCTCGTTGGTAGCGTCACATTCTCCAGCTGACTCGTCGATGTTATTGATGAGGTCCCCTACGGAGACGGTCCCCGCACCTGCCGAGGTCACAAGACGATCTAGCATGCTCAAGGGCATGATGTGTGTGATGCTGCGCCCCGATAGGTCGCGGCTTTCGATGAGCTGGTCCAGGTTGTGTCTGAAAGATAGGTTTTCTGGCATGAAGAGGTCCGCTTCTACCATCTCGTTGAGTGCGGTTGCGGAAAGGATGCCCTTGACGTTGATGCGGTCAAGGATGTTGATCGGTGTGACGAACTGTACGGTGGTTTCCGGGGGTTCAGCACCGTCCGGCGCTCCGGAGGCACCGCCGTAGAACCTGCGCGCAGAGGCGCTTCGGAATCGATCTCGAGAGCGACCCACGGAGAGCATGAAACTGACGAGGTCGTGTGCCGACGAGAGTAGCTTCTCTGTTTCGGACTGACTACAGGACGCCTTGGCGAGCATAGATGTCAGATGCTGCTTGGAGACCCTAGGCGAGATGGAGTAGGTGGTATAATTGTGGCTGGAGACTACGTAGCGGTTCACCGCGACGGAGAAGCCCATGGCGCGGAAGAGCAGCATCACGAAGGTGCGGTAGCTCTCCGAATTGATATGGTACGGTGGCCCCGAGTCTGCCATCTTGATTCCTGCATAGGCCATCATAACCTCCTTGACCGCAACGGGTGCCGGCTTGTTACCTACCAGTCGCAGCATCTGGAAGAACTGCATGAAGCCGTTGTCCGAGAGGCCGATGTGTTTTAGGTCGCGAGCATCGTAGCGGGGAAAGTCACGGATGGAGATGGAATTGATGCTTTCTAGGATCTCCGCGACCAGCTGCGGGATGGTCCTGTTGTATATGAATCGCGGTAACACACATATGCGGCGAGGTGTCTCGCCGTGTCTCAGTACATCGTTGAGCATCGAACAGTAGGTGATGTCGTTACGGTCGTAGAGTGCGAACAGGTAGCAGGCGCTTCCGTAGAACAGCATATCCGTGAACTTCATGCGCTTGTACTCCTCGTAGTCTATCCCGTCCCAGAACAGCGATACGTGTTCAGCAACCAGTTGCTTTCCCGCACGCATGCGAGCGACCATGCTTAGCATCGTGATGTAGTGCTGGTAGCGGTTGCCGACGACGAGAAACTCAACACCTGGGATGGTAATGATCTCGTTATCTATCCTGTTCCCTCGTCTGATGGTCAACGTAGCGGAATCCGCGGTGCGAACTCCTAGGTCAGTCTGCTTTAAGTACTTGACCTCTTCCTGATAGCGCAGAGAGGCGAGGAAGCTGACGAGCGTCTGGTTATCGGATTCCAGCCGATACCCGCGGTAAGTGAGCCCGCGCAGGTGGTAAGCCATGCTAAAGTGCTGGAAGAACATAAGAAGGTACTTGAACGGCATGGTGGTCAGTTCCGTATCGACAACTGGATTAACCACGTATCTCACGTTGTTGCGCTCGGCGGCTTCTTCGATGCGGAAGTTTCTGTCGAAGACGGGACGAGACATGTCGTCGAGCAGGGCCCGCACGTTGAGCAGGTTATAGAGATCCTTGGGTACCATGACTCCGTCTACCGTCCTCGCTTTGAAGGTGGATACGTTGTCTCCGACGACGTACGGGTAGGTCAGCGTGTGCAGGTAGTTGTTCTCGAAGCTGAAGTCCGGAAAGGTGAACGGTGTCCGTATCTCCGGCGTGGGTCCTTCCGGGCGTACATACCCCCCGAAGTACCTGGCGTGCGCTTCGAAGCTCGAAGTGCGCATCACCAACAGCTCTCTGGTGAAGAGTGGCATATCCGTAAACCCCAGAGAGCACGGGATAGGATTAGTGTAGGGGTTGGCGTACTTGCGTTCGGAGAGTACGATCTCCCCGGGTGAGAGGACCACCGGGAAGAGGTTTATCGTGCTCGCGTTGGAACGGGAGAGCAGGTAATTGATACCTAGCTGCTGCAAGCTCGCGGCCATGGCGCGGTCGTCTACCAGCTCTAGCAGGTCGTCGTTATGGATGACGTCGAATCCGTGCACGAAGGTCCGGAGTATGGTGCGGTCTACCTTGTAGTCGAGGCATAGCGAAGGAAGTATACTGGTGAGAAGCTTGAAGAGGTACTCCGAGGACTCGAACTGGTCCAAAGTCACGACATTGCTTATCGGCATCATTTATTATATAATAAATGACGACTATACCGGTCACGGATATCGCCAACGAGTATACGATTACCATTTTCTCCGAGGATGGGTATCCCTCCAACAAAAACTACGAGATCACCAGCGGTCAGCTATCCATACTGAAGGCGGTAAACGAGCGTTTACTATCAGCATCGATCCGCGAGGAAGAGGAGGACGTCGCGGACGCTGTCTCTGCCGCTGACGGGTACGTTCCTGACGCGAGCGGTGTGATCATCTCCGAGGTAGAGACCGCGATCGACACCGAGGCGCTAAGTTTCAGCGTACCCACGATCCAGACTCCGTCTCTGTCCGCTGTGTACGACAAGGAAAAACGGATCCGTCTGCTGGAGGACGAGGTAGTGGAGCTTCGGAAACAGAAACTGGCTAAGTCTTCCGACAAGCTGACCAACTTCACCAACATTCTCTTCAACAAGCACCCTACACGTGCCGGCTCGGTAAACAAACGGGTAGTTATCGTTAACTACGCTGCCATGAACCAGGTCCCTCTGGGCATGGAGGACCTTGAAGAATGCTCCGACGAGGAGATCGATAGCATGTACGTGGCGATCAAGCACTACCACGAGGTGCACAAGAAGAAGATCGTGGTGACCAACTTCATCATCATCCTCATAGGTATCCTGGAGCAGGTTCTTCTGAAGCTAGGGTTCGATGACATCAAGGGCTTGAGCGCGGAAGTGACGTCGGACCTGGTGGATGTAGAAATTGGCGACGACTGCGAACAGATTGCGACGCGGCTGGGTATCAGCAACAACCCCGTTCTGAATATCGCGCTGTTCATCGCCAAGATTTTCATCCGCCGCATTCGCATACTGTAGGTGCACTGATCGTTTGAACTTACTCCATACCTCCGTAATCTGACTGTATGCTGTGGTCAGGGGACTCGCTACCCGCGCAGGTCGTTCTCCGCCGCCGCGAAGGTGCACCTCTCTTGGTCCCCGTGGTGCGCGTGCTCGACGAGGTCCGAGTCCGGCGGCCCGCGTTGACCGTGGCTACACCCAGGAGGTCGTCGTTAATCTCTCCAACGGACCCCCTCACTTCCATCACCCCGTCGTCGCGCATGACTCCGTAGACTATCTTCCCGGAGTTGGTCACAGCTTGAACTTCCTGCTGTTCGGCGTTGGAGCACATGTTCCTCTTGCGCACTGGAGTGCACCGTCTTGAAGAACCCGTGGTGGCACACCGCCCCTTTCTGTAGCCAGCGGAAGCATCATCTTCAGTAACCGTGCTGATGTGAGAAAGCAGAGTTCGCAGCTGGGGGTTGATCTTGTTGAGGGCATCGATGTACTCATCGTAGCTGCTCCTACCCACGCGTTTTCCGGCCATTTAAAAAGCAGATAAAATGAATCTCTACGTCTGTGTTTACCTGCTTATTCTCGGCCTGTCCCTCTGGTTCGCGAGTGCTGGGCGTGCGGTTGAATCGCCTTCTACACCGCTACATGGAACTCCCGAGCAGCAGCGGTCAGGGGATCCTGTTCTGCATCAGCTGCTGATCGCTCTGGAGAGAGAGCGTGCAGAGCTGGAGGAACTACGAGCGCTCGTGATACGGCGAGAAGCTGAGATGCGCGAGCTGGAGCGCCGACTGGTGTAATCTTAGTCGCTCTTACGCGCCGGCACTACGGCGTGACGATGTCATAAGTCGATGCATCGCACGTATCTGCTCCGGAGAGAGACTGTCCTTGAACAACGCGTCCGCGACCTCCTCCTGAGGCGGGACTAGTTTCGGGCTCGGCTGCTGCCGTCGCTTGTAGACCGTGTAAATCAGCATGCAGATGATCGCCGCCGATACCACGAAGATTACCAGCTCCGCACCTCCCATTTATTGGCCGTTAAGTTCCAATTCGCTCGATCGAAATCTTCCGTCGTCGGAGATGATTTTTGCGCTCGGTACGCAGAATCTGCCATATCCGGAGAAGAGGAGAATACCCAGTATCACCAGGATGCTCAGCGCGAAGGCTAGAATGCAGAGATTTCGCCATACCAGGTCGTGAGGACGTGCGGTCTTACTGAAGTCCACGAAAGCGAAGACGCACGAGAGGATCAAGAGCACGATTCCCAACACCACCAGGTTAGAGTAGTTGTTTTTTACCGACCGGATGATGTCCATTTAACTATCTGAAAAACTATAGCACTGAATACATGAAGTGGTATAGAAACCACATGAAAAATACCGAATGGATTGAGAAGATAATGTTGAACTTGCTTCCGACGGATAGTGCGTGGTTGGCCAGCAGCGTTATGCCTATGAATCCCATGAGCAGCAGCGGTTCGTAGTCATTGATCATTTACTACGTCGAAACATGAGCGGCGACCGATATGCCTACCAGGAGAAGACTAGCATGATCTTACCTTCCCACCCTCTGGAGCGCAGGTAGACGTGTATCCTAACTAGCTGTTCCGTGCTAGGGTTTATCAGGTACACGGCTGCGGGCGATGACTCTCGATCCAGCGCGAAGTCAGTGTAGCTGCTGACACGAATGTTACAGGTACGATGATGCAGCGGCGGACGCGAGAACGGCGGCAACACCGCGCGGTAACTGGTCCCGTCTCTCATGAAGACGTCGCCGCAGAGGGGACGCGCGCCGGTATCAACGATCACCACAGAGTTATTCTCTACGAACATTTATCCTGTTGGAATTCACGAGGTCGCGGTTGTAAATACAGAGGAAGTAAAAAAGCACGAACATGCAGATCATTGCCATGGGTATTGGCAGCCACCCGACGAACTCTTCCTGCGTATCCATCGCTCCATCGCTCTCGCCCTCTTCGACAGCGTCACCTGCGCCTGCGCCGCGGCATGCAGCGATCAGGTCAGCTGTAGAGTTAGTGAGTTTCAGCGTCTCTACATTGATACGGCAACCTACATACTTACAATACTTGCGTTGTACGTCCTGGCTGAATAACAGATACTTGCGGTCGCGAGTACGGTCGGTGCATTCATGAAGCCAGCAGACTTTCGGTCCCAGTGCAAGCTCTAGCTCGGGCATGTTTGTTCCCGGTGTGACCACGCACCAACAGCGAGGATCATGTCGATGCTCTAAACAGTAGCGAATGATGGCTGCGTCCGAATAGGAGAAGAAGTCTGGGCGCGTATAATCGACGAAGTCGGAGCAGTATGACTGATCCAGGTTTTCCGAGCAGATGCCAGAGTAGGTAGCGAGCGCAACCTCACGCTTTTTCGATAGCCAGAGTAGGCAGTTAGGAGAACCGGGATCGCCGGGGCAGCGTGCGGACATGATGTCGTCGCAATGGTCCGTCTCGTAGCCGTTGTTCAGCACGGTGGGACACTCTGAGCGGTTATCGCTCATGCAGCAGCGAGCCAAGTCGCTGTCCGAGTAGAGGTAGTCTACGTTGACGAACCTGCAAAGAGTACCCTCCGTCACGTACTCGGTGACGTCTCCTGGTACCGGGCGCGGATCGTCAATTACGGATCCGGGTCTGAACGTCAGGGACCGGCAAGGCGCACCATGATCCATGACGAAGCGTTTGGATATATCCGGAGACAGGAAGGATCCGCAATGGCTCGGGTGCATGTTATGAGGCCGGCAGAAGGCTGGGTTGACTTCTAGCGCGTCGCGGTCCGTGTGGACGCTGGCCTCCTCGCGGAAACGCACGTACCTCCGGCTACCATCGGCGTACTCTGCTCGTAAGTACTTGATCCCAGGGATTCCTGACTCTTGCACGGCGAGCGCGGTCAAGCTCTGACCCATTTATTAGCGGAACTAATACGTCTCGGAGAAACTCGGGAAGATGCCTGGCTTAGCGCAGATGGGCGCGCGCGCGCCTGAGATACGGAAGACGTAGACTGCTGTCATCACACCAAGGATCAGGTGCAGCACAGCTTTGACGTTTCTACGTACGCCCATGATGCTGTTGAGGTAGATGGTTACTATAGCGAAGATGATGGTGAGTATGGCTAGACCTAGATGTCGCCCGGCCTGTGGATGGCCGATCTGTACGGCTACGCAGTAGGCGATGACTACCGCTGGCATTGGAGAGAGTATGGCGGACACGCAGAGGAAGACGATGCTGAGTATCGAGCTGGTGTTGATAGCAAGCACCAGCATGATCAACGAGATGAGCAGGCGAACGTCGCCGTTGCGCATGATACCGTTGTACACCCGGTCGTTCTGGCCTCCGTGCTCAGCCGGGAGGAAGGATAGCTTCTCATCGTGTGTGAAGAGTTCGTCCTCGAGCACGCCTGCACCGGCGTCGAACTGATCGAAGATATTGTAATAATTTAAATAACTCATTTATATATAAAAAAATGTCCGATTTTACGGTTATAGACGACAAACTATATTCCGCATTGCGGAAATCCATTGGATATGTTCCCCTGTATTTGTTCAACCGGGCAGGAGATTTCGTGGAGGTGGTCAGGCGGTCCGTCTTTGAGTTCCTGCTACCGACAGGGTACTTCACTAATCTTGCCGTACCCTTAGGAGGACGGAGCTTCCCTACCGGGACGAACACCATGACGGACGCTGCTCTGCTCAAGCTCCCGGAGCTATACCCCTGCCAGCGACGCGTGATCGACGAGCTAACAGAACGCTTCAAGCGTAAGGTGGCTGAACGCAGGCCCGTTTACGCTACGTTGCACTTAGCGTGCGGGTTCGGGAAGACCATTACCGCCAGCTACCTGATAGGCATGCACCGCAAACGTGCAGTGGTCTGCGTACCGAACAAGATGATCCTCGCGCAGTGGTCCGCAGCCGTACACAAGCTAGGAGTAAGCTGCTATGTTTCCTCCGAAGGCGCCGCTAAGCTACTTCGCGTAATAGATGGCCGTGACGTCAGCGTGCTAGTCGTTGTAGACAAGCACCTTGCTAATGAAGCTTTCTGCAAGCTGGTCTCGCGCCGCTACGACGTCTTCGTTCTCGACGAAGCGCACACGTATAACCTCATGAACCTTTCTGCGATGACGCGTTTCCTCAGCTTTCACCCTCCGAAGATCTGTTACTTCCTCACGGCGACACCGAGGCCGGCCAACTCCATCTACTGCAACGACGTCATCAACGTAACGAAGTTTTCAACGCTGCAGAAGGTTACTTGTGTGATCAGAGAGTTCTACGAAGACTTCAGCACTGCCTCGATCCAGGATCACTGCCGCAAGCTTTCTTCGCCTCAGAACAAGTACCACCTCTACACCGAAAAGATCCTAGCAGAGGATGAACCTCGGAACCGTACAATCGTAGCGACGGTAGCTGAAGCGTTCGCCGATAACCGCATCGAGCGTGCGTTAGTCATCACCAAGCTCCGCAAGCACATGTTGTGTATATTCCACGGGTTGGCACAGGAGTTGGGCACGGACTACGTGTTCCTAGGTGATGCTCGTAACCGAGCCACGACCGAAACGGTACGTCGTCTGCGTGACTCCGAACACTTCATCTTCGTGTCCACGCTAAACTACTCAGGAACCGGTTTGGATATTCCACGCCTGGACACGCTGGTAGTATGTACCTCAGTTATGAACAACATGCAGATAGAACAGATGATCGGACGCATCTGTCGAGAAACTGACTCGACACGTCGCGCTATCTACCTGTTCCCAAACACTTCAGTACGCGAAATCCGCTACACAGTAGGAATATTTACTCAGAGGATAGGTGCCGTTGCTGCCAGGCTAGGCTTTAGCGAGTTCGCTGAGAGGACACAGGTTGGACCCGCAAGCCGCACACAAAAGTGATGACCCATCACGGCCAACTCTCAGGTCGCGAATATTGAACCGGTTGATGTCCGAAAACATGACAAGTTTGGACTGGCAAATCGAGCACGTGGTACAGGCATCATCCAGACTAACCTGCTCTTCCACGGTCATACGTGGCTTACGCCGTTTCCTGCGCGGTTTAGCACCAGCATCGTCGTCTAAAGCGGCAATCACCTGCGAAGGTGCGCGGCCGGTTCTCCCAGCTCGCGTATCAACCATCGATTTCGTAAGCGGTACACTAGAACGAACTGCCAGCCCTGGCGCCGCGCGGGACAGCCCTGGCGCCGCGCGGGACAGCCCTGGCGCCGCGCGGGACAGCCCTGGCGCCGCGCGGGAAGCGCTTGCTCCACCACAGCTCTCCATTTAGAGGCTGAGAAACAGTTCCTCGTAAGCCCTTCCGCACAGCTCACCCGCGTGCCTTATACCTTCTGCGGAGTCGCAGCGTACCAAGGTGGTACCTGCTCGTGCTTCGGTCAGCCTATCGCAGCGTAGCGGCGTTCCATCTTGAGAAGCTGGAAAGAAAGCTTGTGTACCAAACGGTGTGAACGCGTAACCGAACAGTGCTCGTCCGTCCACGCAGATGAAATCTTCACCGCGTAGTCTGGAAAAGCGGCGGAATGCGTCATGCTCCAACCGCAGCTTCTCACTGATCCGAGGTACAATTACGTTAAAAATGAGAATAAAATAGCAAATGATCAGGAATAGGGCGAACATGTCCAAGGCGGCCGATTTATCTAAGCTGAAAGAGCTGCTGGAGCTGCGCCGATCGATGCAGCTCCCTACACGTGAGCACGTAGGACGGTATAACGAGCTGCTCGAATGGGCGCAAGAAACGTACTGGCACGTACCGCTGTCCGTAGAAGAGCGTTCGTTATGCATTGAGCGCTACTACAGGCGCCGTACACGTAGCCGGTTTTCCCTAGTGCCAGGAAACTACTACTTCGCTTTAGAGTACTTCGGTATCGAGCACGTCTTCTCTCACGGAACCATGGTAAACCGCGAAACTGGTAGGGAAGTCACTCTGGAGCCCAAGCTCGCGGAAACACTGGCTGTGTTAGAATCTTACGATCCTCAACTGGCCTTCTTGAAATTCGCATGCTATCGTGGTAAGTACGTTCTGGAAGACGCTGTTTCCAGCGGGTGCGCGTTAGCGCCACTACTCGAACGTGCTTCTGAGCTTGGTCTTCTTGCATCATCATGCACACGCATTCGCGTGGAAAGCCATCGGTCTCTTACCGAAGAGCATGCACGTCTGATCGAACGCCGATCATCAGCTTCTCCAAACATTTACGCAACTGGGCTGATATGCGTACGCGAAGGAGAAACGATCAGGGACGCTGTAGACTTCGGCGCGCGCGTGTGCTGTTGCGTGCAGGAACTGCGGTTGGACAGTATCGGAGATAACCTCTTCCTGCCGTATGCGCTATCTTTCGCCGGAGATGTTGTTCGTTTTAAGTCCGTGGACCAGGTAGTTGACAACCGCGTACACGTCGGTTCCTTTGTGTCGACTCGGCGCTCCGGTAAGCAGTTGCTGATGGTTTCCGCTGAAACGCCGCAAGTTGTTGAAACACGCAACGAGTCTGTACGTAGGTTGCTCAAGCATTTCCGACACGAGTACTTCATCAACGGTGCATACCTTTCGAAGACCTCCGGTGTGGACCTGTCTCAGATCCGGGCTGGTAATCGGGTCAAAGTTCCTTGCCGTAACCTGGAGGAGATGGTATCTTTGATGAGGCGCGATCGTGAATTTGCGGAAAAGATAGTACATACATCACCGTTCGATGTAACGTGCGAGTATCTATCCTACGACAGGTACCGCTTGGTGAAGCTGATCAACCATATTGAATTCCGCTTGGAAAGCGGACGTATAGACTCGTTTTCTCTTGACTCTAGGACTCTGTTGCGAGAAGAACCTGACCTGGAACTCATCTATCTTAACTTTCATGTCTTCGTAGTAGTCTTTAACATGGTCGTCTCGGCGAAGGAAGCATACCTTGCACAGGACGCCGGTGTTCTCGACGACACTGTATCAGAGGACGCGGGCAAGACGGTCGAGGTAGCTGAAGATCCCGATACGGCTCCTGATTATCCAGTAACTACCGATGATACGGTAGCCGAATCGGAAACTGGAGCAGGAGAAACTATGGCTGAGTACTTAACAGACGACGATTCTGCAACGGAGGAGCGCGAACAGGGGGCATCCGCGACGGGAGAGTCCGAACATGGAGATTCGAAGCCTGAGGAACCCGAACCGGCTAGGTCCGAGATAGAAGAATCGATAGATAAGGAGATGGAAGAGGAAGAGACGGAACCCAGAAGACCTGAGATGACCTATGAAGACCCGGAGAAGAGAGATGGTAAAGCCGACGTTGGATATCCCGAGGATCTCACTGCAGCCATCTCCGAGTCTGAACTCTCGGAGATTTCTAAACTTGCTTTAGAAGAGCCTTCCGTCCCAGCTCCGTCATGTCCTTACCTGTTACGACCACGGCTATTAGTCAAACGCGGACGCAGAATATAAATGGCTGTGAACGCACGTTCGGGACGGGAGATAGTATGCGCTTTCGATCTAGGTGTGCGTAACTCAGCGTGTGCGTGTTTCATAGTCGACTCCGAACGTGGTGTTGGACTGGTTTCTCTGGAGAAGCTGGATTGGTCTCGTGACTGGGAGCAACGTGTAGCAGAAGCGGTACGTCGACATTCTCCAGACGTGGTCGTTCTCGAAAAGCAGATGATGGGGTCTTCTAGCGCCAAGTTCGTCTACTTTATCAAGGGTCTGCTATACGGTAGCGATACACGCGTGGTCTGCCGCAACCCGGTAATGCGTGGAGGACGTTACCGTGACCGTAAGCGTGCTTCGGTTAGTCTCTTCTTGAACCGAGTTGCGTTTCTTTGCCGCGAAGACGCTCCCGTTGAACTACTGGATGCTTTAATTAAATTGGACGACGTCGCGGATAGCTTCAACCTAGGACTGAACTACATCGTTAAGAAAATGAAAAATTAGACAAACTCGAGAGTTTAGGGTCTCGCGATGGAGGAGTTGCTTACCTACTTGCACTCCATAGACCACGCGTACACGCGTACGATATTCAACTTTCACATACGGCACTCGCACGAGATTCCTGTCATTTATGAGGTCATAAAGCACCGCATCGTAGACTCGAACGTCTTCTCCGATGTGATACCCAGCACGTACGTGCTCTCTGAAATAAAGAAGTTCATATATTGTGACATAAACATTACAAAGCACGTGCTCAACCATGCTTCCTACCCGGAGTATCCGCAGCAGAACCACAAGGTTTCCAAGGTCTCGCAATACTTCGATGTCTGCATCGCGGATACGTCTCGGGACACGCTTCGCACTCGAGACATTTTCATCAACGACAAGTCATCGCTCGTTTCATACATCAAGACCACCAACAAGAAGTTTAAGATAGACTACGGAGAAATAAAGAAGACTATAACTTACAACTCGGGATCTTCAGGGTACTACTCTGGCCGTCGCTCCGACGAGTATCTATCGACTACGGTCCGCACCGACAAGAGTAAACCTTGGATTAAATCTATATCGAAGCGCCTGAAGGTGGATATTTTGGGGCAGGCGATCGTGACGCGCGGCAAAAGCTCTATCCTGCAGACCATAGAGATTATCTACGCTAACCGCACGTGTATCAAGATATTCAAAGATTCAACAGTGCACGTTATACTTTCCAAGGACAAGAGCGAGGCGCGTTGTGTTGATCTGATCGATAAGCTATTCTCTACCTATCGCATTCTCTTCTTGGTGATCCACGCGCTGACGATCAACGACCTATTCAGGAGCTACGTGGACATCGTCGATAGCATACTAGCAGCAGAGAGCTTCGGAGAGAAGATAGAACTCATCCGAGCACACAACCACATGTACGGCATCTACAACTTTCGGATAGGTATGTTCAACATCACCTACACACGCCCTATCGGAATAACCGTCTTCCCGTCGCTGCTAGACTACCGTAGCAAGATCAAGTTCTTCAAGGGTAGGAAACTTAACATAGTCGCGCTTAGTTCGCTCGCTGAGTGCCGGCGCTACGTCGAGGAAGCGGCTGCCATCTTGGAGGCTATGCAGGTACGCTCAGAACGTTTACGAACTCTGGATGTAGTCACCGCCGCGGTAGAAGAACTCAAGGACCTCATACTCTGAAGCTTAAAATGTAAAAATTATTACCTATCTAAAATGGACCAGAAACTTGGGTATAAATTTCTCGAACCTGACCCCAAGCAGAACGTTTTTTATCGACCTCTGCACTTCCAGTACGAATCCTATTCGAATTTCATCCTCTACCGCCTCAAGGAGATCCTCTCTGTCCGGAGAACGCTTCTCTCCTTCAAGAATGATACCGAGAAGATCGTACTGGAGATCGACAAGATCAAGATTACGCCTCCGGAGTACTCTCCTATCATCGCCAGCATCAAGGGAAAGGGTTACGACGCCCTGGTGACTTTTACAGTAAACATATACAAGGAAGTCATGACCAAGGAGGGACTCTCCATCACCAAGATAAGCAGTTATGAAGGTAACGACTCGCAGCTTATCAAGATTCCACTGCTGATAGCTTACGGGAACAAGAACCCGCTGGATACATCCAAGTTCGTCTCCCCGAACATCATAGGGGGCATCTTCATAAACAAGCAGTCTATAGAAAAGGTCGGGATCAACATCGTGGAGAAGATCACTACCTGGCCAAAATTCAAGGTTATTAAAGCCAACGCGTACACGTTTTCCTTTTCTTCCGTATCTCCCATGACCGTGCTCCCGACCAAGTATAGACACTACAAGATCACCATGGACCTCGCGCAGTTGGAAAACTGCACCATCTCCTCATCGAAGACGTTCATCACTGTGAACATTATCCTGCTAATTCAGTACCTGATCAGCATCGATCTCGAGTTCATCCGACGCAGTCTCTCCTACGACATGCCTCGTGAAACCACGTACCTGATCAACGCCATCGTGGAGAGTACGCGATCCGTAGCCGAATCGGAAGAGTACTTCGACATTGGCGAGTACGTAGACGGGCTAATCGAGGCTGAGTACGTTAAGCAGCGCTCGCTCCTTAAACTGGAAGAGTTCCGCTACGACATGATCAGCAACTTCCTCCCGCACATGGTCAACAGTTCCAACCAGATGAAGGGCTTGTACGTACTCAGTCTGCTTCGCAAGTTCATATTCTGCATCTACTACACAAACCGGTACCCGGATCGCGACTCCATGATCTGCCATCGCATTCTCACCTACGGGAAGTACTTCGAGACGCTGGCCAACGACGAGCTGGAAAACTATATCAACAACATCAAAACGGACCTCTCCAACAACCACAAAAACAAGGGTGTGTGCACGGTCAGTATCCACGTGTTGACTACACCGGGTTTCAACCACGCATTCTCAGGACTACTCAGCGGTAAGTTCAAGAAGACGGACGGTAGCTATCGCACGCACCCGCACTACTCCTGGATGCAGAACATATCGATACCCCGCAGTGTAGGTTACTACCCCGACCAGGTTAAGATTTCGAAGATGTTCTCGGTACGCAAGTACCATCCAAGCCAGTACGTATACTTCTGCCCCTCCGACGTTCCTGAACGCGGTCCGCAGGTAGGACTTGTTTCGCAACTGGCTGTACTTTCGTACGTGACCAACATCAAGACCACCGAGTACCTAGACCTCGAACGCGCTATCACGCGCTACATATACGCCTACGACAGGCAAGACATAAGCTACTTCGAGACAGGGTTTCCGATCACTATCGAGAACGCACTGGTAGCCGTGCTGAACCCCACGCTGGTAGACGATTTCGTCCAGGACTTCAAACACAGAAAGCGCATGAACTACTTCAACAACCTGGAGATTGGAATCAGTAAGGTAACCGACAACATGAACGAGATCCGTATTAACATCGGCAGCGGGCGCCTGATAAGGCCCTTCCTTGTGGTATACGAAGGTACGTTGGTCATGGACACGGTCAGCGAAGACCTCGAACGCAAGATCGCCATGATGACCTTCTCGGACGTACAGCGTGAGTATCCTCATGTGCTGGAGATGGTCGACGTGGAACAGTTCACCTTCAGCAACGTCTGTGAATCGGTAGTTAAGTTCCGGCGGCTAGGCGAGACGGAACGTCGGCTCTACGACTACTGCGACTTTCCGGCGGAGTTCCGTGACGGATATGTGGCGTCTACGTTGGTAGGTATCAACCACAACTCCGGCCCGCGTGCCATTCTCGGCTGTGCGCAAGCTAAGCAAGCCATCTCCTGCCTGAGTTCAGACATCCGCAACAAGATAGACAACGGAATTCACCTGCTTTACCCCGAGCGCCCGATCGTGCTCAGCAAGGCTGTGGAAACTTCCAAGATCGCTATTAACTGCTTCGGGCAACATGTCATCATCGCGCTCATGTCCTACCGGGGCATTAACCAGGAAGATGGAATCATCATCAAGAAGGAATTCGTCGCGCGGGGAGGACTGGATATCGTTACCGCTAAGAAACACCAGGTTGAGATACCTCTGGAAAACTTCAACAACCGGGAACGTGTCAAATCCACGGCGTATTCCAAGCTGGACAGTAACGGTCTCGTCAAGCTGAACTCCTTTCTGGAAGCCGGAGATGCGATTGCTAGGAACATCTCTTCGCGGACGCTGGAAGATGAGTTCGTCAACGACAACCAGATAAGCTTTGACATCTCCGAACGATACACAGACATGTACAAGTCTCGCGTAGAACGGGTACAGGTAGACCTCACGGACAAGGTTAAGGTACGCGTGTTGGCCATTAAGGAGCGACGTCCTGTACTTGGCGACAAGTTCACCAGCCGCACTAGTCAGAAGGGCACAGTAGCGCGCATCGTACCCGAAGCGGACCTACCCTACGACGACGACGGTACCTCTCCGGACATCATCATCAACTCCACTTCCATCTACTCCCGGAAGACCATCTCCATGTTGATTGAAGTTATTCTGACAGCAGCTTACGCCGTCAAGCCCTATAACAACCAAGGAAAAAACCGCCCGATCTGCTTCCCGAGTAGCAACGAGACTGACATTGAGCACTACGTGGACTTCGCACGGCGCTGCTACGCGAGCGTTTACCCAGACATGCCTAAGGAAGAGCTGGAAAACAGCGTCTTCTGCGAGAGTACAATGTATGACCCGGAGACGGATCGCCCCTACCCAGCCAGAGTCTTCATGGGTCCTATCTACTACCTGCGCTTGCGGCACCTAACGCAGGATAAAGCTACCGTACGCTGCAGAGGCAAGAAGACCAAGCTGATTAGGCAGGCCAACGAGGGCCGCAAACGCGGGGGAGGAATAAAGTTCGGGGAGATGGAACGAGATTGCTTGATCGCGCACGGAGCTGCGAACACCATCACTGAGATCCTCAAGGACTCTGAAGAAGATGCGCAGGACGTCTACGTCTGCGAGAACTGCGGGGATATCGCAACTCGTAAAAATGCGTCTTTGTACTGCATGCGATGTACCAAGCTTAACCTATCGACGGTACTGACGCGAATCGATACGACGCACGTCTCAAAGGTGTTCATCACCCAGATGAACGCACGCGGTGTAAAGATCAAGCTTGGTTTCGACGATCAGGAGCCTCGCTTCTACCGCAAGATGCCTCCGGTAGACCTGAGTCCACGGCTTTTCCCGCTGAAGTAGATGGTAGGCATGATCTTGTTCACTCAGGTGCATATCCTGATTGAGCGTCCAGCTTTACGGGCAGTTTCAGCACGTACACGCGGATCATGTCGTACGTGTGGTATAGTAGACCTAGTTTGCGTGAGACTTTCTCACAGCAACTCGATGAACTATAGTAGCTCTCGCTGAGGTCGTTGAAGAGCCCTCTCAGCTTCATGTAGAGAAACCATTTTTTCTCGGCAACGTCATGTTCCGAGAGCGTAGCTGCCGCGAGCTTCGGACGCGCAACTTCCTTATCTCTCCCCGCAACGGGCACTGCTTTCTGGTCGCCCTCCGCGGACACCGCCAGCTGTTCGTTAGCACGGCTTCTCAGACCCAGTGCGCTACCGGCTATTCCCAGCGCACCTCCAGCTGCGCTAAGAGCACCGCCCGCTACCGCGCCTACCGCGCTACCTGCTAGGCCTAGTGCACTACCGGCTACCTTCCCCACAGCGGCACCGGCTATACCTAAAGCGCCTCCAGCTACCTTCCCTGCAGCAGCGCTAGCTATACCCAGCGCACCTCCAGCTGCTGCTCCGACTAACCCTCCCGCTACAGCGCCTACCATACTACCCGTTGTCTCTCCCAGAGAGCTACCGACCGTAGCTCCTTCCTGTATTCCTACCGTCTCACCCACAACCTTACCTACCAAGCCTCCGGCTACCGCACCGATAGCACCTCCCATCTTACCAACTACGCCGTCAGAGGGCACAACGGCGCCTAAGGCGCTACCCACCTTGCCAAGAGCGCAGCTGACCGCACCGACCACGCCTCCAGCTGTAACCACCACGCCTTTAGCCGAGTTGAGACTGTCCGCGGCTACGGTTAAGGAATCCCCTGCCGAACCTATTACTCCCCCAGCAGCGTCTACGACGCCCCCAGCTAGTCCCACTGCACCACCCACCTTGTCCACTACACCTCCGGCGGCTCCGAGAGCGCTTCCTGCTGCACCCACTACACTTCCCGTGATTTTGCCTAGCGCTCCAAAAGACCCAGACAGGGAATCACCAACCTTGCTGACCGTGTCTCCCGCGGATCCCATAGCTCCTCCCACGGTACTCACTGCTCCGCTCACCGACTCGATTACATCGCCGACAGTATCTACCGCGCTGCCAGCTAGGCCCAGCGCGCCACCTGCCGTGCCTGCTGCTGCAGATGCCGCACCCAATACGCTCCCGACGCCTCCAGGAGAACCCAACGCTCCGCCAGCTGCGCCTGCTGCAGCGGCCGCTGAGCCGAGCGCGCCGCTTGCCATACCGATCGCGCTTCCAGCTACCTTCCCGACGACGTTCCCAGCGAAGGCTCCTACCGGTCCTCCGGCTACCGCACCCAGCGCACCACCCACCTTGTCAGCGGCGCTGCCAACAGCACCGAGCGCCCCGCTCGCCAGACCCAGCGCTCCGCCGGCCACGTCCAGAACATCACCAACCTTCTCTAGGGTGCTATCTATGACGTTTCCGTCCGACGGTCTCCTCTCTAGCCCGAAGACTCCACCTACCTTCTCAACAGCGTCACCTGCTAATCCCACAGCACCACCTACTTTGCCTACGGTTCCACCTGCAAGACCCAGCGCACCTCCAGCCACCCTGCCTACTAATCCCCCGGATTCACCGAGCGCGTTGCCGGCAGCCGCTGCCGCACCACCCACCTTGCTCAGAACGCTACCCACCTTGCTGAGCGCACCGATGTCAACGAAGAGGTCAGCCATCGCAAACCTGTACTGACCGCCACCGCGTTCAATTCTGACATCTGCACTCCTATCATAATCTGGATTGTCGTCAGCATCTTTCAGGAACAGACATGGTCGTCTAACGCGCGGGAAAAACATGCGGTTTCTGTTCCGGTACAGATCCTTCTCTTCGGCAAGCGTGTTGCTGCGGATAAGCAGGATCGCGCCAACGTCGACTATGTCATCATCACAGTCCTCGCTGGAAGATAGCTCCTCGAAGCTGGTACGGCCTTCCTCTCCGTAGGTATTCTCTACGTAGTAGTACTCGTACCGTTCGTGACTGTCGGTATCCGAGTCCTCATCAACATGTTCTTGGAGCGAAACGGTAACTATTCCTTTCTGTTCTTCCATGTTACCTTCTAGATCTTCTGCCGTTACCGGTACTTGCCCGTTATCTTCCTTTTCCAATTCCCCGGATCTTCTTTTGATGTGATCCGTTTCCAGCTTCTCACTGCTCACGTCTACCGCTTGCTCCAAGTTTCCTACGTATACAAACGCTGCTTCCACGCCACCCGATATGCAGATTCCATCCTCGCCTCTGTAACCCAGACCTTCCATAACGAACTCGGGTACGGAAAGCCCAGTCGTGAACTCGACTCCGTTGAAGATGAGGGTTAGTTCCGGACACGTACGCTTTGAGGCGATCGCGAATTCCAGGTAGTCACGGTACCGTTCAACAGCAGGGGCTGCACCTAAAGCTGCCGTAACAGCTGCTTCCAGAACTTCTGGACTGATAGGGACCAGGCAGTACGCAGGAACGCCTATGAACATGTACCTGCAGAACTTACGAGCATGTGTCAAGGCAACTTTGCGCAAGTAACTTTCCAGGAACTCCGAGAACCTAGATTCTACCTCTGAGACTGCAGAACCCGTGCTGATATTAAGGTCGATGTTACCGTAGTACAGTAAGAAAACGGTATGGTAGAGCACGTACCTGCCGACGGTATTGATATCCGGGATAGTTTTCTTACATTTACCTTGTACGTGTACCCTACCCACCGAGAGCAGATACCCAGGCAGCACACCGTTGCGATATGACGAGAATAGTTTCAGGTACGGGTGCTCTTCAGGCCTGAACAGCTCAGCGGGCACTCCCGCAATCTTTTCCTCTCCACGGCTTCGTCGGACGTAGTCCCGGAAGACGTTCCTGACCACCTTACGCTCTCTATCCGTCAAGTGCGAGAGTTCATCTAACTGGTCGTGCCAGCGTTTCGCAACAAGCTCTTCGAACCTCACGATACTGAGGGGATAGGTAACCTGCGCGTTATCTGTTCTGGGTTCACCGTCACACTCATCCATTTATAGGATGTATTATTTATCAGCGATGAGTGAAAGAATACACTTCATTTAGGGTACAGAGACTCTTCGAAGGTTCTGCCGGTCAGCGAGTGAACCGGGGGACGGACAGCTACAGAGACATCGGTCTGAATATCTGTCTTGTTGGACAGAGCTACGCTGTACTGTCGCATAGTCTCGATATGTGACTCGAGCCGCGAAACTTTACCGCGGTTACCTTTGCAACACTCCGAGTTAAGGGATTGTATGACTCTATTCACTCGTTGCATCTCCGTGAAGAAGCTAGCCACCACGTCGGAGAACGACGACCAGGGGTACGGAGGCTCGTCAGCGATGGGTGGTACCTTGTTCTTGTCATCGGGTATTGTAGTATCGTCGATACCGTCATCACCGACCTTTTCCGGTGAGCTAGGATCTTCCTGCGAAGGCGGCGGTGATGATGGCAATCTAGGCAGAGAGGTGTTGTTGATAGGAACCTCTGTGTAGACGTCCGCTTCCGAGTCATCTCTACTACCAGCTGGAGTAAGCAGTTTACTCGGATCCTGGTAAGGGTCTTGGACAGGCGCGGCTCCCTTGGGCGGTACGATCAGGATGGCGCTAGCATCGTAGCGGTAGTCTACGTCAGGCACCGGGACGCCTGTATCGTAGCGCGTCTGCATGTCGGAACCGGTATCGTAGTAGTATCGTGTACCTTCTATGTCGTAAACGTATATTAGCACCTGGTAATAGGTATTCTTGACGATGCGGTCTCCGACGCAGAAAGCCAGTCCTTCCAGCAGGAACTCCGGTGCTGATGCGTCAAACACCCAACCCTCCGTCATGTACTGCATCGTCAGGTGCGATGTTCTTGAGGTGTATCGCGACCCTCCTTCGGTCAAGCGGTAGAACTCTTTGTATATCGGCACGTACTCGGCAGTTAGCGAGTTCATCTTGCCTCGGTAGTTAATGACGTCGTAGTCCATCTCGTTAAGCACGTACATAGGTGTACCCACAAACATGTGCACGCACTCGAACTTGCGGTGGATGTTAGCAATCTCTTCCCATAGCATCTCAAAGGCACGCGCCATGGCGCCGCGCATGGTCTCGGAACTAGCTTTCGCCTCTATCACTATACGGCCTTCGTCGTTGTACCATACCATGAGCCGGTTGGTGATGTAGAGCGCGTAGCGACCTACCGTAGTCACTGTTTCCCAGGTCCCTAGCTGTTCAAGGCGGTCTCGCAATCCAGAGTACCCAAACATGGCAACCCTGAACGTGTTGATCGTCGCGTACTCGATCGGCATCAGCAGGCGCGCCAGACGCGTCTCTGTCTGCTGCGTGCGCGCCTCCGGCGGCGCACCCTTCATGTAAGCTCTGATGACGTTGCGTATGGTCTTGCGGTCGCGCCTGCGTAGGCGCGCAGTTGCCGACAGGGGAACTTCCCACTGCTTTCGGACCATTCGCGCGAAATCGCGGATGACGATCTCGTCATTCATTTATATTCTGGATTTGAAGGCTTGCCCTGTACTGGCAAAGTGCCCGATGCGGTGACCTTTTACAGCATGAAGCTGTGCTTGGGACCTGGCACGGAGGTACCTATGGTCTGGACGTCGATCTTCCGGACCAGTGCGAGCATGGTATTTCTCAGCGTGTCCGCGTGCTTCTCCAGCCTCCCTAGGTTATCCGATACCTCCGAGCAGCACTTTCCAATGCGCATGTGGTCAGCTATCAACTTCTTGATTTTTGTTTCCAGTTCCTTGATCATGCGCGAAGTGTTGCTCAGGTCAGCCAGGTCTCCTCTGATCTTCTTGTGCGCCGGACTCTCGTCCTCGAGAGGCATGTACACTTCGTTCTTTGACTCCATGACCTCGACTTCCTTAAATTTCGCACCGTAGTCATTTCCAGCATCAGGATCGTCTTCGAACAGGGCCTTTCCGCACTCTGAAGGAGTGATGAGTCTCGAGAGGAAAGAATAGGGATCATCGTGTTCGTTCTTCTCCCCTACCATGACCGCAGAAACATCAGCTGTATAGTCTATGCCGGCCACCGGGACTCCTCTGTGCATAACATCTGTGTCGCGTAGGACGTAGTAGACGTAAGAGTCCGCATTGACGCGTTCGAGGTATACACGAACCTCGGAAGCACCTTTCTTGATCATGCGGTCATCTGCACGAAGGCATAGACCCTTGAGTACAAACTCGGGTACGGATGTTTTAAAGCTCCACTTTTCCCAGAGGAATTCCAGTGTCAGTTCAATGGGTGACGAGCTGGACTCGTTCCTGGAAAGGAATGTCAGGTAGCTATGATGCACTTTCATGTGCTTACCTATCAGCATGGCTCCTCCCCAGGTAAGAAGTTCCGCTGGGCGACCGGTACCCTGCATGAGGTAGGCAGGAAGTCCGATGAACATGTATCCGCAATTGTACCTAGAATGAATCTCTGAGACACGGTTGAGGTACTTGTGGCAGAATATGGAAGCGACCTTGGTAGCATAACTGGAAACTGTAGCCGTGTCCATGTCCACGTTCTCTCCTCCCGTTGTAATCAGGTACATGACCAGGTAGAGCATGTAGCGTCCGACTGTGGAAACGCTAGCGGTGTCCGGTAGCTGTTCCCAGAGGCTCCTGAGTTCCCCGCGGTTGAACTCCATCATCTCGATAAATCCTCTGGTTTCGGCAGCGACTCTGTAATTGAGCAGCTGTACGGGGTAACCTGCCGCATTTCCAGCAACGTTGATACCCGCGGAGGCCATGAAATAACGCAACACGTTCCTGATCGCGTTGCGATGCTGTCTGCGCAAGCAACTGTTAGCCGTAAGTATCTCGTCCCAGGTACTCCTCACAGCTTCCGCGAAGGCGGCTACGGCGCCTGCCTCAACCGTACCGGATCTTGGATGTCCGGGTACCGAGTATGTTGTCGCTTCACGAACGCTCTCTCTTGGAACCGAAGAATATGGCAGGTAGGGAAACGGCCTAGCTGGTGGGAAGGGTTGTGAAGGCTGGTACGGGAACGAAGGTGGATACGGCTGCGTAGCGGGAGCAATCCTGGGTGAGAACGGTCCGGGGCGGTCATCTTCCAACGTACCTGGTTCCAAAACGGGTGCTCCAGGAACGGCGGTCTCGGGATCTTCGTCAGTAGGCGTCATCCCTCCGGCTTCGTCTCGTATTTCCGACCCCGGGTTAGTATCCATTTATAGTGCATATTTTAACGTCTGTCTGTCAATTGATGGTTAATGTTCCGCATGCGATTGCTTTTCGGGCAACGACGGTGCCGTGCTTTCCTCGGTAGCATCATCGTGGGTTCCTGAGGTAACATTATCTGAGGAGACAGCATCTCCTACCTGCTCGCCAGCTTCGGATGATCCTAAGATGTCTTCTCCAGGCCTCGGTGGATCGAATAGATCGCTTTCCGAGCCCGGCCTTCTCTCTTGCGGACCCTCTTCCCCTGACACGAGCGAAGAGAAAATGTCAACTGTTTTACCGGTTGGAAATGTTTCGCCTACGGTTTCCATTTATAGGACAGATTTTAAGAATGAACAAGCTGATGAATTAAGACCTTCTGCGCTGTCGATGCAAGGGTTCCAGACGTTGCTGAGGTCGCCGTTGAGGTAGTTGAACTCTACGCATTCATCGAGATCTGCAAACTTGCGAACCTCTCGGCCCCTGACAGTTCCGAATCCGAACTTAGACACGGTAACGTAGCTACGTTCGTAGAGTACGCATCTCCACTTGGCGCGAACGTCGCTCTCGTCATCGTTGGGATCCTGCACCTTCCTGTCCACGTAGCTCCCTCCTCCTACGGAGCGTGCGTACTCGAGTCCCGAGTACTCTTCGTTGAATTCCTGGATGTGGTGAAAGTTTTCGTATATAGCGTAAACCTGCATGAGAAAAACGCAGACGGCGGCAGTAGCCGCGACCAGGAAGAAGACGGAAAGCGCATCCATTTAGATTACGCTATATTCTCGAGCAGTCTGGTAAACGCTTCATCTACGGCAGTAACGAAGCTCTTGAGGTTGACGGCGGAGAGGTCGAATGGATGGTAAGTGCCTATCTGGGCGTTCCCCCCAAAGAAGTTGACGATGCTCATGGTAAGCAAGTCATTGACGGCGATTACCTTAGCGGCTACATCGTAGGCGGAGGCGCCGCTGTCAGCCGCGGTAATGTCAGATTTTACTCTGTGCTCTTCGATGTCCGCGAGTAACCGCTCCCGCAGATATCCGAGCACTGACCCGAGGTACTCCGCGAAATCTACCCAGGGATACTTCTCGACGAAGAAGCGTAGTTCTCCCCGTGGTGCTATCACCCTGAAGGGCATGTCACTTTCGTAGTCCTTTGAGTACACTGTCTTAATGTTCATATGTTCGCGGTTGAACACTTCGACGTCGAGAAAGGAAGAAAGTTCTCTCACAAGGTCGTCGTTGATTTCCGTTCCGCTGCTGAATGCGATCATCTCTATGGTCTTTATATTCTTCGGTCGGTAGTCTAGGAAAGAATGCACCAGAGTTTCCTTAAGTTGTTCTATGGGAGGGAGTTTCTCCAGGATGTGTCCGTCCCGTATGATGTAGTACTCGAAGTCGTACATGGACACGTAGGTATCATCCTCTCCCTGTGTCTTGCGCAGGTAAACGCAGAAGTCGACACGGCGTTCTAGTATCTCTCGAGCGTACCTGTGGAACACCTTGCGGGTGGGCATCGCCTCCACGGACGTCAGCCACTCCTCGTTGATGGAGGTAGTTGTGTTGACCATGACCACGCCCTTCGAAAGCAGCGGAAACCGCACGTACCGTTGGCAGCCGTGCTTAATGAAGGTAGCGACGCTCTCCGGCAGGCGGACGTGCAAGCGTGTTTCCGAGCGGTACATCGCTGGCCTTTATGAGAGACTAAGAAATTTGAATTCGTGCGTTACGGTGCTCTGTCTCCGCTCCTAGCATGCATACTCTCCGTCGAGCGTGCATTCTTTTTTGATTTTTTGTTGAGCGTCAAGATCCTAGCGTTGATGCTGTTGATTAGCTCTTTGATGAGAGCGACGGTAGCCGCAAACTCGGTATCGCCTTCTTCCGTCAGCTTGGATAGCAGGTGGCCTATGTTTGCCTCGTCTATATCAGCCATTTAAAAACAGAAAAATAAATTCTTCCGGATTGTTAGCTTATAAATCTTCCAGTACGCTACTCGCGTAACATCGAAGGGTGCAGTCGCAAAAGCAACCGTATGCAACGTGCGCGAGCGGCGGCATAGACCGCGACAGCTCTGGCGCGCACGATTCCGATAACCAGAGCCAGGTCAGCTACCGTGCTTCCCATACCCATTTATCTATATGGAGGTTTTTAAAGCTATCCTGAGTAACGAGCAGCGCTTCTACTCAGATTTGGAATCGTTGCTGCCGCGCGAGAAGGTAGTGTATCACCACCGGAAAGTGAAATTCGTCTTCTACTCGCCACGAGCCTCGGTAGTGAACTCGTACGTATCTCCCGCGAGTATATCGCACAGAGATTTTTCAACGTTAGGCAAAGTGGTCATCTCCGGGAAGAAGCTGCTGTTGCTGCACATGGACCTTGTCTACTTCGGCGTGACGGGGAACGGAACCGTATACTACCTGGGCCGCAGCATCACCGACCTCTCGCTGCGGAGACGCAGAGTGTTCCAAGAGATGCCCTGCAGCAGCCCGGAATCGTAGCTATCAAATGGAGATTATCCGCAAGATCCATGCGGAACGTGTTGTCACCGATAAGGATGTGCAGGCGTTTCTAGCAGCTCTCGGTTTGCGCGAACCCGAACCGAATGTTCTCTCGTCCTCTGGTCCTCTCTTGCGGTGGTCCGAGCTATATCCCCTCGAGAGACAGGATTACACGGCGCGTGACGTAGTGGCGCTGTTCCGGGTGCTTGTCGGTAGCGTGCCATCCTTAGTGACGCGAGATCTGCTGTTTCATGCGTTCGATGACCGTTTAGGTGTTCGACTGGACACCTCGCGTCTAGACCTCCTGTTCGGGCACGGCGTAGCATCTCTACCGTTTCCCGCTTTCTCTCGCAGGTTGCTGTATCTGCTGGCGTAAGACTTCGCATGTTTGTCGTCGGGTTAGTTTTTACCTTTCGCACACGGCACCTGCTGGCTGTCTCCGGTAGCTGGCACCAGTCGGCGGTTCCGACACTCGAGTATCTCCGCTAGTTTGTCACGCATGTGAGAGAATTGCCCGAGAAGGATGCTTATGTCAGTCTTCTGCTCTACCACGTCTCTGTTAGCAGCATCGTAGCAGATACGCTGCTCTCCCTCTGAGAAGACGGAGTCCTCTATAATGTAGATCCGTCGTGTATCGTGCGATGCGGACTTCATAACGGATAGAGCTTGTAACAGCAACTTCTTGGAGCCTCCAACGGACATGGACCGCAGCATGTTCTCGACGTCCGTATCGGAGACGTTACAGCAACAGAGGTGTGTGATACTGGCCCTGCAGTTGGCAGGAACGTGTTTATAGGTTTGGCAGAGCATCGCTACGGAGATGTTGAGGTGCCTACCGTAGTTCATCAGCGAAACTAGCGTTTTGGAGCGAAGCTGCAGGTCACCGACATCGTCGAGGATAATGAGAAACTTGTGTCTGCGGTGCGATCGCTGCCGTGTCCGGGTCCTGATGTCGCCCTTGTCACCGGTACCGTGTTCCGATGACTCTATGTAACGAGAGAGATCTTTACGCACCGTGGACAGCGAATACTCTAGTTCTTCGGCGGAAGTAACCTTGTGTACATGGTCCGGCCAGACGTAGCTATTGTAGGCCGGGTTGATGATCGGCGTAAAGAGGAAAATGTGGCGGTAAACGGCGACCAGCGTCTCGAAGAGCGAGAGGAGGAAAAGCGTTTTCCCGGAACCGCTTCCTCCCAGTATGACCAATCGGAAGTGGTTCGCGAGCAGGCTCCTCCTCCGGAACCGAACTTCGGAAACCCTGTCCATTTGATAGGTGCTATATCTTTACATAATCCCAAAAATGAATAAATAAAGCTAGAAGCATCAATCGTGTATTCAAAAGGAATTCTACCGCAACGATGTCTAACGCGGTAGCAGAGTCCGTATCCGAAGATGATGCTGGCGCCAGCGCGTCCGGCTCCGAAGCTGTCAGCAGCGGTGCATACGCAGAGGTTGGCGACCCCCCTGCGCTGACGACGGAAGTTACCTGTTTGCAGCAGTGTGCCGTACAGTACGAGTATAGACCTGCGATGCCGGGTGAGACAGGACCTCCTCCCTGCGCGATCTACGCACCGGCACCGGGCCCGGGCCCGATCCCGGCAACGGGTCCGGTACCGATGCTAGGTGTGCAGTTTCCTATGTCCAACGTACGAATGCATCACGTTCCTCAAGTCAGCGTCGGTTACTACAACCCAGCTCCTCAGACGTACCCGATGATGGCTCCTCCGGCGTACCCGGTGTCCGCCCCAGCACCGCCACCGCAGACGTATGTAGACGAACACAGCATCGACTGGGTCTCCATGCTCAACGTTACCATGCAGAAAGCGTACAAGTGCTCTGACTACTTTCCCAATATCGAGATCAGGATGGTCTGCGGTCGCTTCTGTTGCACCATAATATACGACAAGGTTAAGTTCGTATCCAAGCTGCAAGAAACCGTGAAAAAAGCGAAAAACGAGGTCTGCATGCTGCTTCTTAACTATCTGCGCTCAGTACCCAACCCTTCATCCAGCGAGGTACCATGCACCCAGGAAGAGGTTCAGTGGTATCACAGCGTCATAAATTGTAAAAATGAGCAGAAACATAGGGAAGTTATAATACGTAACGGCATCGACTCGTCGAAGCTATCGCTTCCACCGCAGTCGCCGGGCGCTCAGCCCTGTCCTCCGCCGGGCGCTCAGCCCTGTCCTCCGCCGGGCGCTCAGCCCTGTCCTCCGCCGGGTGCTTGTTCTCCGATCCGCTCTCCACTCCAGATACCTTACCTACCCGGCGGGTACCTAGGCGGTGCTTCGTTCATTGCTCCAGACAGGCCCGCGCGCGAATACGGACAACGTCCTCAGGGCGTGAACGCCTCTAGCGCGTACGCGGGTCCCCGTGCACCAACAACGTCTGCCGCAACTCGTCTTCCCGCTCCACGCTTTGCATCCAGCTTCCAGCGGGGTAAGTCACGGCACGCACGCGGTAACTTAGCGACTTCCCGCAGTGCGACGAATGTGCATGCACAGGTACCCCTGACCGTTCACAACCAACAGGTGCCTCCGCCCGGCGACACTCGGGCATTTCCTCCTCTCCCGCCTAGGAAATCCGGTAGACCTCCAGCGACTCCAGGCCAGACATCATGCCAGCCGAAATACAAGGCGGGATCGGGAAAAGTAAGGAAGTCGGCAGATTAAGGTGTCTGCGCAAATGCCTTCGCAGCGACATGTTCCTGTGCTGCTCCAGGATCTTCGTCATGTTCTGCCTATCGTTGCTATGCCTCTCGGTGATCTACCTGACAACAGAGATCGACAAATCCGAGCGCCGGTGCTGTACGTGTCGCGGCGCGGTACAGTACGACGGGTACTGTTACTTGCGCGCTATCTGCGGACAGGGCATGGACCGTACCGAGAGTCTCTGTTCCTATTCGTCTTCATCAGAGGCTTGCCGAGCCATGAACGGCTCCCTCCCGGATCCTCAGGACTTCCGCGAGCGCGCCCTGTCCGATTACCTAGGGTCCAGCCCAGACAACAACTTCACGCAGTGGGATGACAGGCACCTCCAGACGGCGCTGAGCGACACTTCCCTGGTTTCCGGGTACGTCTGCAAAGTCCGGTGCGAACTGTTTAATTTAATTCGCGACGGTGTTCCTATTTAGCTCCGGTACGGACATTTTCGGGTATAGGTGGTGGGTTTCCTACTGTCTGCTTTCCGCGGCACCCCTAATCGTTCCACGTTATAAATATGAACCTCCAGACGCGGAAGAAAAGGAACCGAGTCTGTGCCGCCATTTTTCACTTCTTTTTTTCAGTATCTTTCCTTTCTCTGCTGGGCCACTTCGCGTTTTCTGTCCTGAACCGATCTTTAGATAAGCGAGGTAACGTGTGCGGAAACAGCCTGGACCGTTCCCGTTGGATGACCTTCAAGTGGAGATGCTACTTCCTGACAGAGATGCTAACGTTCGATGCCGCACGCGTCGCCTGCAACTCGCACGGAACGTCCCTGATAGACGTGTTCTCGCACGGTCGCCTGGATTCGCGTGACGTGATGGTAATCTTCGGTGTTCGCGCATCCTGGGTAAACGTACGCTACAACGGTAGCGAATGGCTGCACGGAGAACTGGAAGAAGCTGTAGATGAGACCGAGAAGAAACACCTGCCTCCGAAACGCGAGTACCATACCAAGCGTTGCGGGTATATGGATAACGGAGTAGTCAAAGAAACCAGCTGTACCAAGACGCAGCGCGCGCTGTGCGTGAAAAGCTTAGGCTAGCGCAAGTTAGTTACAAAACTGACGATAAAGTTCCCTAGAGCAGATGCCTGGCGACAGTGTGCAGCTCGTCACCGCTTTCGGAACCGTGAACCTCAGTCACGATGAAGTCTCGAGGCGATTTATCTCGGACTTCGACTTGGTTGCGGGGCAGCTGAGTCTCATCGGTCCCTACATCTTCGCGGACATAGATCTCGAATACTGCGGAGAGTTCCAGGTACCGCCATGGTCACATCCTGAATTCGCGTTCGAAACGCAGCTTGACGACTGCTACGTCTCGCTTAACAACTGCGTGGTGCACTCCTCACAGATGTCGCCAGCGCTGACGCTCTCCTTCCTCGCTACGGAGATGACACGATACGTCTACCGGCACGGTGACGTGATAGTTCTGGTAGCGCAACTCGGTGACTATTTCCTAGCGCCGGATCGTGCCTTCTGCTTGCGTACTCTAGCCAGTGTGGACTCCGGTGCCGTACGCGTCCTCGAGGTCTACGGTATGGCCGAGCAACAGTACGAGCTCGTACTCTTCCCCTCTCCCGAATATGTGAGCTCGCTGGCATCGCGGGCAGAGTTCTGCCTGCTGGACGGCGAGTGGGCTATAGTTGACGTCGGCGAATACGCATCACCTGACCCGTAGAAAGTGAAATAATAGAATAAATTATGTGTAATGGTAGTTAGCTAAGCCACATAACGGAGGATGTACAGAGTCATCAGCAACGTGTCCAGGAAAACATGTGAGGTAGCTAGTTCTTTGCTCGATGAGGGCGAAAATGAGGGATACCTCGCAGAGTCGTGTACCGCGATGCTGATCGAGTACCTTGACAGGTGCTTGGGTGGAGAATCCACCGTCCTGGACATCTCCGACGTCAGTCTGCTTCACCTCCGCTTTCCCGACACACACCAGAGATATTACCTGACCGACGACACCGACGACAGTCACGATATCTTCAAGGACAGGTTCACTGTCGACGACGGTATCGTCTACGAAACCCTAGAGTGTTTTTTCGTTCTATGCCTAGAGGGCTCCGTAGATCTAAGGGTCTTCACGGACAAGAGATCCGTCTGCGCAAGCGTAACGGCGGGAGAAGCTTTCTTCCTGGACGTAGGGACCAGCCATACGCTCGCTTCCGCCACCAACGAAGTAGAGATCCTGGTGATGCGGTGCCAACTCAGCTCCGTCATCATGTACGCCGGCGGCTTCACCCTCTCCTCGGACCACTTGGTATACGAGAAGATCCTCGGAGTGAACTTCGCTATCTACAGGTTGTCCCGCAAGGACAAAGACGAGTCCGTCGCCAGAGAGATCCTTCTGGCCAACAGGCGCATCTACGACCTGAAGACAGGTTCCGAATACGAAGTCATGCATATTTCACAGCTGCTGGACCAGTACAATCTTCTGAACGTACCTCTTCCAGAGGACGTACCAGAATCTATCTCGGAACTCTCCGGCGAAGACCTCGTGATGTTGAACGCGCTGAACCTCGAAAAGTTATTCGCCCGCGTCCCGTCCCGCTGCGTGGCCACCGCAGCGGGACATTCCGCGGAGACGTTTTCTGTCCAAATCGTGTACGGGGTCATCATGTGACTCCGCGGCACAACTTCGCCGCAGATTTCCTCCGGACGAGCCGTGCGGCGCACTCTCTACCTCGCGCCCGCGCGCGGAAGCGCCTGGTGCTCGCCTCGCGCGCAGGGCCTCTGGCGGTCGACCGACGGTTTCCCTCGCAATTTCAACTATCCGTAGCTATTTCACTAAAAAAAGTTTTTTTACGCACGTTCCTATCAACGGGCCATGATCCTCAGGTATATTATTTCTCTGGCCATGGCTTCGGCGCTGCAGACGAAGCGACGTTCCGCTACGTGCCTGCACGCATCACCCGAGACGGAGATCGCATACAGCAGGTCTTCGCGCACGGCCAAGTATGTACAGCCGTTGCCGGCATCTACCATCTCTCCGAGGATGACGGTACCCGGGTCGAGCATCTCGAGAACTACATCGTCTGACCCGAAGGGCCTGCAGATCCTAACCACATTCCTACCCAGAAGGATCTCGGTACCGGAAAATATCTCTCGCCACCGCATAATCTTCCAGCTGTCAAGGTACATGATACCGGCGGGATCATCTACCCCGAGGTAAGATTTCATTTTCCAGGAGAGGATTATTGAAAAAGTATCGGCTGATTGACCCGAGCTGGTGTACAACACCAACGAGAATGATAGGTGCAGTGTCGAACTCCTTATCGATCTTCTTAATTATCTCCAGCACCCTGCTTGTTCTGGCGCTATCCGTGATGCTGTACGAGCTGGTCAGGCTGATCTTCGACCATGTACATAGGAGACGGAAACGCCGCAACGTCGCGCCGCTGGGTAGCCAACGTCTCAGCTCTGTTCTCTGCGAGGAGGAACTTGTACCGGTAACAAGGTCGGTAGCCGCTTCGATAGCGGATTCTGCTGTGTCGGTAACGTGTTCCGAAACGCGAGAGACCTACGGAGAGACCTACGACGGGACCTACGACGGGACCTACGACGGCGTGGACTCCGACGAAGATGTGGATTCCGACAGCCAGTCTGATCATCGTGTCAGTTTCTCGGAGCCTACGGAGGTAACGCTTTCCGGGCACAGGCCGCAGTCCCGCGGTGCAACACCTCCGCACGCACCCAGCGCAGCATCTTCGTTCTCCGCGAGTGCGTCCTCTATCGTAGGGAACACTTCACCGCTGTCGGGTAGCGCGTCGGCTAGCGTGGCCTCGCTCGTGGAAGCGAGCGCGGCTTCTCTGGTGATATCGGCTATGACCACCCACCCAGGGCCATACCATCAGGTTTGTTTCGGAGAGGTACCTGATAGCCCGTGATCAAGCTCGTCACCGACAACGGTTTTTCTATCTCCGCGCGAATGAAAATAACCTCCGCACCTCTAAAAGTTAACGCGACCAGGCAAGAGCATGTGCTGCTGCCGCTTTCTGGTGCGGTGCTGTGCTACCATGATCGCACTGGCTACTGCCGCAGCTACAGGAGCCTACCTGTACGCTCGCTACCTGACACGGTCCGCTCCGCCCGAGGTAGCACCTGCGGAAGATGCATGGCCCGTGAAAGTGCTACGCTGGTTGCTGCGTTCGAAAACTGATGAATAATTCCAGGAGTTCTCGAGGAGTCGCCATGGCGCACTGCGAGAGTTATGTAGGGTTGCTGACTACAAGGATAAGCAATAGACTGCTGCAGGCCTACGCTAAACACGTCAGTTTGGGTTCGACGGGGTCTACAACTCAAGCAGCTACCCAGGAAGCGGTCAACCGCGTCTGCGAGAGCCGCACGACTAAAATATACGTCTTCAACGGGTCTAGGGTCTCGTTAGGCGGCGGCGATGAAGGTATTGTTTCTGACGATATGCCTGATTCGGACGCGGCAGACCGGGCGCAGGTACGGTCGCTAGTGATGTTGCACGACACACGCAAGATTTCCGACTACGGGTACCTCAAAACCTACTCGATCTCCAGAGGTTTTGGCGTGAGCAACTTCAACATCACCAAGGTACTGCAGCCGGAATCTAGGTTCCATGTCACGGAAGAGGAGGTCATGGAAACGTTGGAGTTCCTCTACGAGGTACATGACGTCACCCTGCTACCACCGCGGGAGATCCTATTCGTAAACAACAACAGTCGCCTGAACTCCGTGCGTTGCGGTACCAACTCGTATACGTTGATCATATTGCTGCTCTCGCACTCGACGCGTCTCCGCATCACGCGCAGCGATCGCGGATCACGAGAAGATGTGCTGACCACGCGAGGCGAGTACTTACTCTTCTCCTGCGACAGGGAATGTCTGCTGAGTCTAGATTCGGAAACGTACTCCCCTGACGGTGACATCTTCATCGCGACGGTACTGCACCTGGAGCCCTTATCGGGCGTACTGTCCGCAGACGCACGTCTCGACGATGGGAGCGCGTTCATGGTCTCGAAGAACCACCGCTTCATGCTACCCGAAATGTTACCTTACCGCTTTGCGTCGAGACTGAGTTCGGTGAGCTTCTTCGCAGTAGTGGTGATTTTCAATAAGTGCACCGGAGACAAGAGTTTCTACGTAGTCTCCAACGGTTCAGCTTTTCTGGGCATGCGCGAGGACAGGCTCTCGCCGGAAGTCTCCATGAACGCAACGATGCTACGTGTCGATAATGAACGTTTGTTCCTTCGGGAACTCGTGTACCGCGAGCTGACTCTGGCTCCGAGGGACGTGCGGAAAGCGATGAAGCTGGTCCCCTTGAGCAGAACCGTTTCTGAGCGGACACTCAACGCCTTCGTCTCGCATACCATCTTTCGCGATGACGAGGAGGCGGAGCGTACTCTCTGCGAAGACCGTTTGAACCTGATAACTTCAATCCGGAACGAGTACTGCGAGAGCGTAAGTGCTTGCTACTATGTGGCGTTTCTGACCAGTCACGAGAGCAGGTCGGTGTCGATTCCTCTCTCGCGGTTCTGAAGGTGCAGAGCACCGGTTTTTATAGTACTGCCCAGCCGTACGATCTGCTGCCCACGTTCGCGTAAATAAATGAAATAATAGCTGCTATGTGAAAATGGTTGTTCGCGACGCCGTTGGCGGGTAGGGCGCTCGGCGCCCGCCGCCTGCGTCGCGAGCCGGCTGCGGTCGGCTCGCAGCTGGCAGCGACCTCATTCGGAACATCGGGCATGTCCAAATTCAACGTCAATCAAGCGTACCTCGGGACGCTGTGGGCCAGCGTCCCGCAGTTAGGTCGCTACGCCGCTTCGCCGGGTAACCATCATGCTTTAGCCCCGTCGAACCCGTGCCAGTTTCTGGCGCGGTTCGGTGGAGATGCAAGGTTTCGTTCTAACAGTATGTCTTTCCTCAAATAGTCATAGTCATGTTTTCATAAAGAACATTCGGTAGGCGGGAGTATGCGCCCACCTGTCCAGGGATGAAGATTACACATGTTTCAAAGTTAGGTAGTTTAAAATATTAGTTGTGACCTTAACAGTTAGCTAAGATCTGAAAATTAATCCTAGTGGGTATAGTGCGTTTCCATGTTTAAATTGTGCTGGTATGTTGCTTGAGCGATATGGCAACATGTAAATAGACCAAGGCTTTAATGTAGTAGGAACAATCTTCCTCAGCGACATGTTATCTAGGAGGACGATAACATGCGTAGGGCCGACGTCGTTGTTCGTCGTTGGGGAGAACAACGACGTCGGGGTACGGGTTGTTCCGCTCTTGGAAAATCAATCCCAAGCGTGAATGATAAAGGTTTATTAAGTTGTGGTGTTAATGAACTGCATGTATCAATCCATCAAGATAATCCACTTCTAGGCGATATCATTAGTGGTGAACAGGTTAGATTTTGCCATTTCCCCGAACCGCGTGACCAACTCGTGGACGGGTTGCAGACATAACATACATATACCTGTATCTGTCTATAACCTTGTATTACCATGCGTGTTAGATAGTGTTAGAAGGAATTAGGACACCATGGTCTACCGTCGTGAGGTTCGGCGTCGCGTGCTAGAGGTAGCACGGACGTGGCGGCGTCACGAGGGAAAGACCGTCTCTCAGACTTGCCTTTAGTATTTTGCCATATTAAGACTACGAATCTGTTAGTGTCAGTTACGTGTACTGCGCGATCACTGTTTAGATATGATTGATCTAACTTACCTGAATAAGAGTCATTTTAGGAATATTCGTTGACAATCGTAATTCTCTCACGTCCTGGTCCCTCGAGTCCACACGGGGACCTGTCGCATCCCCCCGTCTCTAGCTCACAGGCATCAGGAACGCTTCGCAAGTCGTACAAGTTATCTGCTTCCGCCGTTTCTTCCCGCATAAAAATACAAAGACAAAAAAAACAAAAACAACAAAACCCCACAAAAAGCCAACTACCCTTCCCTCGCAACCTTCCTGCCTCATCGCGGCGCGAGGGTGAACGCTCGTCGGCCAAAGGAAGGATCGCTGGTACTTTTCACTCTAGCGTTAAATTGAAATAGTAACCCCCTTATTGGATGGGTTGCCGTTATCGTGACGTCTGAGCACGATAATTACGATCCGGTATGAACCACGGCGTACAGCCAGGTACTGAGCCAGTGGTTCATACCGCTGCGGATGACCTTGGCGGCGCAAGGTCATCCTCCGCATCCTTGCCACCATAAACAAGTTCGATTAAGCAAGATATTCTACAAAGGAATGTAAAACCAGCTAACACCTATATCTACAGATAAGCAATATGTTTGATTTCGGCTGACAAGCTACAAATCACAGTATACGAAAAGCGAAGCGGAGTTTATCGTAACACCAGGTACTATGTACGACCACACCGGTAGTTGGTAGGGGCGTAGTTTGATGAAATTGAAATGTAGAGTATTTGTGGAACTAGGAAACATGAACTGTAGATACATCTTTAAAATGGTTGTTATATGAATCGAGTATCATCTTGATAAGGCTCTTGCTTATTTAGTTGTAAGGTACTAGACTTTCGTTAGCGATGCTTGGGAAACTCTTGCCGAGTAAGTAAATTCAGTACTATTAGGTTGAAAGCCAACAAAGTTAAAATTTAAAACAACAGTTTAACGAGTAACATACAAACTCTCAGCTTTACAACGCTTAACTAATCACGAGTAAAATTTCTAGTACTCGGACCAAACGAATACTATGATATCTTCAGAAGCAGGTTCTAGACCCTGAACCCTAGACTCTAGAAAGTATTCAGCAGTTACTTTCCTCCAATAAATTACGCTGTTAGCGCACAGCTTCATCTGGCGAAGCTGTGAAGGATACGGTAGTTTATTGCAGGCGCGATTATCTGTATGCCGCCGCTGCTGTTCTCTCTGCTACCAGCGTAACGCAAGCTAGTACAAGTCACCGTAACGCTTTTTCTGCAAAAGTTCTACGAGTTCGCTGTAAGGTTAACACGCTACAAAAAGATAACATCCCGTTACGAACATGTTTGCTTAACATCGCCCATTTAGCCGAGTGTGTACGACGCCGATTATACAGAACGGTACGATATTAGTATCTTTATGCTCATCGTGATGATATTCGTGATCTCGATAACGTGCGGCTACCATATGACTGCGTTGCTGGAGTCCCTAGTGACAGCTACCGCTGGTAACGTAGTCCACTTTTTACCCGTTCCTGCTCTACGTGCTTAAAACGTGAAAAAGGATGCCGCTCTCTAGAACCTTCTCCGGTCTCTCTCTGCTCACCAGCTTGTCCGCGATCCTGACGATGGAATCGCGAGACGCTTCGTTGCCTCCGTTCTCGGAACTGGGTTGTGACCTGTACAGCATCGTCAACTTGTTGACAGTGGTCGAAGACAACATCGCTATCTCGCCGTTATCTGTTTCGGTTTCCATGATGATGCTGATACTAGGTTCCGATGGTTGGACGCGAGACAAACTGTTACGTGCTGCGTACCTGGACCGTGGTTCATCGGATCCGCACGAAAGCATGCGCGATCTGCTTCTACATCTGCGTCAGCTACGCGGATGCCTGTTGGAGATAGCGAACGCGATGTTCGTGGACGAAGATTATCCCTTTTCGGAGCGGTACGCATCCGACTTGGAGGAGTACTACGGCGCTACGGTAACCTGTTACGATTTCCATGGAGGTGTTTCGGAATCGGCGAGTTTCATCAATCGCTGGATCAGTATTCTGACAGGGGACACCATTCCTGAAGTTGTCAAGTACATAGATGCTAGCTCTAGGATGGTGATGGTAAGTGCTATGTATTTAAAAGGCAGGTGGGCCCTTGGTACTGGAGATGCGATGCTGGAAATTGCGAACTTCAAAGACGTTTCAGGACGGTCATCTGAGGTCGAGATGCTACGCCTGAACAACGCGACAATGTCACACTGCTACCTTAGCTCCATCGACTCTCTAGCTATCGAGATTCCTTACGAGTTACCCTCGGATATCAGCATGATTTTGCTACTTCCTGGAAGTCAGGGGCTAAATGCCGTGGAGAGCTCGTTGACGCCAGAGTTCCTGGCGAAAGTGCGCTCTAGGTTGGAACCTGCACAGTTCAGCTTGCGAGTACCGCTATTCTCTCTAGAGTCGTCTCTGGGTCTCAATGCCTGCCTTATGCTGATGGGGGTGAATGTCTTCGATGGCAGCGCCGACCTCACAGGCATCTGTGAGGACCCAGGACTGGTTCTTTCCGACCTATTGCATAGATGTTCCGTGCACGTGGAAGGAGCGGGTCCCTCGGACCCGAAAGTACACCGCGCCGTACCCTCCGACAGACCTGATCCTCCAAGCACCGGGTACTCGGGAATCTCACCGATTCCACCGCTGGAAAACGCATCGATCATCAATTTCCCGCTTCCAGGGTACGCGGAAGGGTACGCAGCTGGGTACGCTGCAGCATCTGCTGCAGCGTCCGCGATGCTGGCTTCGAAACCCTCTCACCAGGACCCTTCAGGTGGTTTTCCAGGGTGCACCGAGTTACCACCTGCAAACTACGGCAGCAAGGACGTTCCTTCTTGCCTCTGCAGATCAAAGTACGTATCTTCCGGCGGCAAGCTGGTCCTGTCGCGGCCGGAACTAGTAACTGTGGACCGTCCGTTCATCTTCCTGGTTACACATCGAGATACCGGCAGTATACTGGTCATCGGGAAATTCTGCTACCCTTTCGCATCCAAATCCAATCTCTCCCCGAGAGAATGAATGTTTTTACACTGTTTGCAGCCCTTTTTTTAAAACTGAATAACAAGCCGCTAGTTATACTGCTTACAACATGACGCGTCTCCACGTAACCCCTACAGCGCAGCTTCAACTGCTAGCGATCCTCCACGCGACGACGGCGCCGTCTACGGCAGCACCGGTACCTGCAACGGTCTCTGTGGACCCATTACCTGTAATCGGAACCAGATCGACCGCGAGAGATGCTTCTAGCCAATCGCCTCAAACGTTTGAGCTGCCTCCGATCGTGAGCTATGTGAACTCCCCTGTTGAAGGTGAAGTGGGCACGTTGGGGTGCAGATTGAGCGTTCCCAGCAAGGTCCGTTCTGTGGAATGGAAAAAGATAGACGAATCGTCTTCTAGCGGGTATTCCGACCCGATCACTTCACCGTCTGTATCGGTAAGCGTGTCGGCGGGCTTGACATCGACCAATCTCTCCTTCGAAAGTATCTCCCTACGCGACGATGGTTGCTACATGTGCGTATTCACAGGTCTCTCGAGTCGAGTATCGGAACTGGCCTGCATTTCCGTGTACATCTCTCCGAAGGTGCACCTGAGCTACAGCTACTCGAACGGCGTCTACCTTGTCAACTGTTCCGTAGCTTCGAGACCCGTGTCGACGATAGGATACGAGATCAACGGGACCGCGATTCCAGATTCCCAGGAGTACATCCTTGGCAAACGTTTCCTCGTCACCCGGCTTTTGGCGGTGACGGAGGACGGGACCGAAGTCACTTGCTCGGTGAACTATCAAGGAAGTATCTTGCGGTACAACGTGCTGCTGATGCGCGTACAGGAACCTCAGCGTGTCCTCTGGTCTCTACCGGTGCTGGGCGCGTCCCTGTTAACAGCTGCAGCGCTGCTGATATCCTTGTATACGTGCGTGCGTCGCAAAAGGAGATCCGAGCGCGTGCGTCCGCTACCCGAATCAGAAAGGATCCGTTGTCTTGGCTGGACCTACATGGAGAAAGCGATCTGAACGACACGGACGGTGCCAATTCCGTGTACCCAGTAGCGCTGTAAACTGAAATTATACTCGCCCGAGCGTTGCTGCTTCATCAACTTTCCCGTATGAATTCCAAACCTTTACTGCCGTCACCGTCCCCGCTACCGCCTTTCGAAGACTTCCCCACTGAAGGTATGATCTACCTGGTAACAGGGGGGTCCGGATTCCTCGGGGAGCGCATCATCCGCACTCTGATAGAGGAGTCTTTTCCTCTGCGTGTAGGCGGTATACGTAACCTGGATCTGGTGGTCAGCGAGTCATGGGACGATCTGTCTCGGTCGTCTCCCGTCTCCATGCGAATGATCATCGGCGACGTGACGGACAGAGATGCTGTGCTCCACGCAGTTCTAGGATGTGACGTGGTGATCCACACCGCTGGAGTGGTAGACGTGTGGGGACGCGTAGACGAAAACTTGCTGTACGATATTAACGTGGAAGGTACGCGTTCCGTCATAGACGCGTGCGTGGCCGCGGGTACGCGGTACCTGGTACATACGAGTAGCATGGAGGTGGTGGGTCCAAACTCCCGAGGTGATCCCTTCATCCGCGGCAACGAAGATACGCGATACGACACGAGACACCGAGAACCTTACCCGCTGAGCAAGCACATGGCGGAAGACTTGGTACTAAAAGCCAACGGGACACCGGTGAGCGGCGGCGCGTGCCTGGTGACGTGCGCGCTGCGCCCTACAGGTATCTACGGCGAGGGTCACGATCTGATGTTGGAGTTCTACGAGCGTGCGAAGCGCTGTCGCAACAAGTGTCTGCCACGCAGCGTGGATCCCTCTGTGGAGCACGGACGCGTCTATGTGGGCAACGCGGCATGGATGCATGTGTTGGCTGCGGCCAGACTGCCATCGCGCGCGCACGTTATGGGCGGACAGGCATACTTCTGCTACGACAACTCTCCGTACATGAGCTACGAGGACTTCAACGCAGAAATCCTGGGCTCATGCGGGGTGACGATCAGCCGCGTGCGAGTACCCTGGATACTCCTGGCTGTGCTAGCTCGCGGGAATTGGGTTCTGCGTCGCATGCTGCGTCCGTTCGTCAGGTACTCTCCAACGTTGAACCCGTACACGCTATCGATCGCGTCTACCCCGTTCACCGTGCAAACAGACAAGGCTCGTAGGCACTTCGGGTATGAGAACCGGTATTCGTGGGCGGAAGCGAAGCTCCTGACGGTACGTTGGGTCATGGAGCACGTTGGTCTCCGCGAAGGCTCCTGAAAGTGAAATTGTATGAAGGCCTGTCGTGACGCCAGTATTTTTTAACATGGACCGTTCTCTATCTTCTGAAGATGAGACGGAGGAATCTCCCCGCTGCTCCTGCGTCGGGGACATGATGCTTATCAGGTCCCTCATCCGGTGTTCGGATCCTGACATCCTTCCCGAGTCATCCAAGCGTATCCCGGTGACCGACATGTTGACGGTACGTCGCAACCACAGCACGCTGGAGCGGACAGCGGCATGTATCGCGTACGGGGTAAATCACCTCGATGGTAAGCTCCGCGAAAGGTCGTTTATGTTCTACAAGCGCTTGCTACAGTACGATGTCAGGAAGATGCAGGGAGCCATGAACTACGTCAACAGCTACGTATCTGGACTGTTCCACGTCTTACAAGTTATCGAAACTAACTGCGAACACGACGTGATACCGTTCGCTATGCGTGTGGTGTCAAAACTGAGTGAGGTGCGCACGTTGTCCGAACAGGTGTATGACGACATAGTGCGGTCCGGAGAACTGGTGCTAGGTAACGGCTGGGAAGATGCGGCTCCAGGAGAACCAATGGAGCTCGAGACACGGTTGCGATACTCGCGGAGGTTGCTGCTGGACGCGACCTATGACGTGGGCAAGCTGGTTCCCAGCACCGAGGAACTCGAGTCGGCGAAGACGCGTTGTCCAGCAGAGTCTAGAGACAGGAATCTGTTGGTAGCACGTGCTCTCATCGGTGCGACTCAGTCCCGCGTACGACGCACTCTTCGCACGTGCCTGCGGGTGAACAGGGCCATGGACAGGTACTTCGTGGAAGTATCCCGAAGTGTGGGCCGCGACACGTGGTACTTCAAGACGGTGAGCGTATCCTCCGGAGAGCTCGTAGGACACTCTACTGATCGCACACGCTACGTACGCACTAACGATGGCTTCTACGATTCCATAGAGATACTGAACCTGGGCATCTTCGAGCTGACCGTGGACATCTACTAATCGAGTACGGGATTCTTCCCGTTTTTGTGGTCTGTAGCAGACGATGGCCGACAAACGTGAAATTATAGAACCAGATATAGATTCGTATAGTACAACACTCCAGCTGCAGTAGGTTGACGCAGACATGCTTCCTGGACGTGTTATGACAGCAGCGGCTGCGTTAGCACTTGCGATCGTTACGGATACCTCTGCTACCTATCTGGGCGAGAATGAGAACGAACATGTGCAGATGTTCTATTCCTCTGTCGGACACACTGTGACCATGGTATGCTCGCTACCTCCCGAGGCGAACGTGTCAGCATGGGTAGTGATGTGGGTTAAGTCAGTCAACGTGCAAAGCTACAATCTTATATGCGTCTCTGGGGAAATGCCCTCGGAATTCAGCATACAAGAAGCGTACGCGAGAAAGGTTTCTGTCTCGGTCTTACGCGCGGATGAGCAATATAGACGCAAGATTGGACCGCATGCCGTGAAGAAGTGTTTCCGCAGGTACGTGGAGCGCCCGACGAGCTCTACTCGCCGCCGCGGGATTATGCGATCTACGTTTAACTTGACCATCGAGTCCCGTGAAGACTTCGGCTGCTACGGGTGCGTGATGTGCTTCAGCAACGAGACATCGGCGACGGAGTACTACATCAAGACCTGCATCCTGGAGAAGTTAGAGTGGCATACCGGTGCTATGTTTGCGATCGTCTTTCCGTTGCTGCTGGTCATCGCGGTCTCACTGCTGCTAGTTTCAGCGGTACAACGTTGCGCGCGGTACTGCACGCAGCGATTTGCGGACGCGCGGACACATGCAGCTGTTGAGGAACAGAAGAAGGTTTTCTGACTACACGTTACCGGGTTCGCACTTCCTGACGGATGAGTAAAAATAACAAGCAAGGTATGATTTTATTGCGTGTTAGCTCAGTATAAGGGAAAGATACGGGGAATTTCCATAACGGTAGCTTCGTTGCGGTTAGGCCATATGGCGCAGGGTGCTACGGATGTGGCCTTACGGTTTAAACTGCCCTTTTTTATTTCTAAACCGGTGTAGCTCTTACGCGTTTCCGTCCGTTGAAATATTGAAGCGTAGCGATTTCGGTCGTTATCGTATCCGGCATGATGGGAAAGTGAAAAATTAGTCTCTTATACAAATGTGGTTATTAGTTTAAAGATGTGATGACGTAAGCGTGTTGAGATGGCGACGGCCGCCGGCGCGGACATGCCGGCGGCCGCGTCGCCCACCTAAGCCACCGGTGCTGACACACCGGCAGCTGTAGGTTAAACCGTGGAGTCGATCTATAGTTCGGCACGCGCTAGACGCGCTCTTGTGAATGTAGCACTAGGAGCGCTGCATTCCCGAGAGCGGAGTAACATGGTACCTGAGCGTACTTATTTGACGGCGGCGGTACGGAGGGCGATGGCGGTGCGGTACCGATCATTGGTCGGTACGGCCGTCCTAATGGAGGGTGGCGGCGGTACGGAGGGCGATGGCGGTGCGGTACCGATCATTGGTCGGTACGGCCGTCCGGTTCGTTCGAGAACCGACTTTCTGGATGACAAAGATGATGCATCTTCCTGGTATCCAGTAGAACCTTGGACGTCGAAGTAGAGGCTCGATAACTGGTTATTTTTGTAAGGGTTCGACATGGAGGATCCGTAATGTAGTGCTATGTGACAATAAGTGAAAAATAACCTTGTTTATGTACTTGTCCAGCTATGGGGATGCGTTGGAAGTTGCCGTTTCTGACTATCTTGTCGCTGCTGCTTCCACTCGTTACCGGGGAGTTCGAGAGGGTACTGACTACTTCCGTACAGCATCTAACGATGAGAGTCCCGGTCTCGGTCTCCTCGGATCCTACCATTGACCAGAACCGTATCTACTGGCTAGTTATAGGAGGAGGTGGTACCGCAGAGCAGAAGCTATCGGAATCGGAATGCCGCGAGTTAGGAACCGTGCCGAACACCGTAATGGTAGGTGGTCCGTATCCTAGCGCGCTCTTCGTGGGACGGGGATTTTCCGTAACTCTACCTCCCAACCCATCAAGAAGGGGGAGATGTTTCGGTTGGGGTAAGAAAGAAGGATCCCTGACGGAACCCATCTTCAACCTCCCGCTTACAGGAACCAGGTACATCTACATGACGGATCGTCCTCTGGCTGCGCTGACGCGTGGTGAAGGGGGGTTGCTAGTCTGCTCGATACAGTGTGGAGGTCTCTGTCTAGTCTCGTGGGTGATCACCGGTGCGACGGTTACACTTTCCGCTACAGGACCTGACCGGGAATGCAAGTGCTCCCAGAGCATCGGAACCGTACCTGGCCCTACACAGGTGGACAGGCAAGGTACGGAACGCTTCCAAGTGATTGTCACGCAACAGACAGGGACCGCACACTGTCACATCACGTTCCCGTGTCTGAACGACGAGGTCAACGGGTGCACGTACATCCTCTCCACCAACCTACACGGGTGAGCGGGGCGGCCGCGCGGAGGAGAGGTGACGTCGCCGCGGAGAGCGACCGCGCACGAGGGGGAGCAAGGCGAGTTTTTCTTGAGGAAGCAACATTTTCTCCTCCCGGGAGGAAGACCGGTGTGCTCCCTCCCCGGGGAGGAAGATTTTTACCTAAGGAACACGTTTCCTCTCCCGGGAGGAAGGAACAGGTTTCCTCTCCCCGGGAGGAAGAACAAGTTATCTCTCCCGGGAAGAACAAGTTTTCTCTCCCGGGAGGAAGACCGGTGTTCTCCCTCCCGGGGGAGGAAGACCTGTTCTCCCTCCCCGGGAGGAAGATTTTTATCTAAGGGAGGAAGCAGAATTTTCTCCTCCCGGGGAGGAGGAACTGGTTTTCTCTCCCGGGAGGAAGACCGGTGTGCTCCCTCCCCGGGGAGGAAGCAGAATTCTCTCCTCCTCCCGGGAGGAAGGAACACGTTTTTCTCTCCCGGGAGGAAGGAACACGTTTTCTCTCCCGGGAGGAAGAACAGGTTTCCTCTCCCCGGGAGGAAGGAACACGTTTTCTCTCCCGGGAGGAAGACCTGTTCTCCCTCCCCGGGGAGGAAGATTTTTACCTAAGGGAGGAAGCAGAATTTTCTCCTCCCGGGAGGAAGGAACACGTTTTCTCTCCCGGGAGGAAGGAACACGTTTTCTCTCCCGGGAGGAAGACCTGTTCTCCCTCCCCGGGGAGGAAGATTTTTTACCTAAGGGAGGAAGCAGAATTTTCTCCTCCCGGGGAGGAAGACCAAGTTTCCTCTCCCCGGGGGAGGAAGACCGGTGTTCTCCCCGAAGGAACAAGTTTTCTCCCTCCGGGGGAAGGAAGAAAAAGTTTTCTCTCCCGGGAGGAAGGACGAGTTTTCTCCCCCGGGGAATCAAGTTTTCTCTCCCCGGGGGAGAGGAAGACCGGTTTTCTCCCCGGGGAGGGAGGACGAGTTTTTCCCCCGGAGGAACCCAAGTTCTCTCCCCGGAAGGCACACACGCTTTCTCCTTCCCGGGGGAAGGAAGAAAAAGTTTTCTCTCGCCGTGGGGAAGGGACAAATTCTCCCCGTCGGGGAGGAGGAACAACATTTCTCACCGTAGGAAGGAGAAAAGTTATCTCTCGCCGTGGGGAAGGGACAAATTCTCCCCGTCGGGGAGGAGGGACACTTTTGCCCCGTGGGTCGGGAGGAAGTTATCTCCCCGGGAAGGAGAAGTTTTCTACGCGTCGGGGGAGAGAAAACTTTTGTTCCTCCCCGTCGCGGAGGAAAACACTTGAGTCCCGTAGGAAGGAACAAAGTTATTTCTCTCCCCGGGGAGGGAGGAAGGAAACGTTTTCTGTCCCCGGGGGAGGAAGGAAGACCAGTTTTCTCCCCCGGGAGGAGTCAATTTTTTCTCTCCCGGGGGAGGGCAAGACCAGTTTCTCCTCCCGGGGGAGGAAGACAAGTTTTCTGTCCCCCGTGGAGCAAGACCAGTTTCTCTCCCCGGGGCAGGGCGGAAGAACAAGTTTTCTCTCCCCGGGTGTCAGGGGCGGTGGCTGGAGGTCTCCTGAGCGGATAGGAAACTCCTCGGACGTCTCTCGCCTGCCAATCCTGGGAGGCCACGATCTCTCAGGAGATATGGGGCTCGAGGGATTGGTTCTGAGGGGCGTCCTATCGGTTCCGCCCTCGGGGAGGATCCGAGTGCCGTACCCGGAACCCCTAGAGGATAGAAGGCAACGCCCTGCCCTGGTTCGGGGGATTCCTCCGTAATAAAGCATACTCTCCTGATGCACCCTTGTCCTGCCCTGTCATTCCGGGGACGCCCGAAGAAGCCGTCGGGGCCTGTGGAGACCGTCCGGTAATCCCGGTCCGCGGACACCCGGGGAAGGAACCAATTTTTTCTCTCCCCGAAGGACCAGTTTTCTCCCCCCGAGGAGGAATCGAGTTTTCTGTAAGGAAAAGTTTTCTCCCCCGAGGGAGGAAGATTTTTTCTCTCCCCAAGGACCAGTTTTCTCCCCGGGGAAGGGAGGAAGACCGTTTTCTGTCCAAGGAAAACATTTCCTCCCCCGGGAGGAAGACCGTTTTCTGTCCAAGGAAAACATTTCCTCCCCCGGGAGGAAGACCAGTTTTCTCCCTCCCCGGGAGGCATCGACATTTTTCTCCCTCCCGGGAGGCATCGAGTTCTCTCCCGGGGGAGGGAGGAAGACTTTTCTCTCCCCCGGGAGGCATCGAGTTTTCTGTAAGGAACAGTTCTCTCCCTCCCCGGGAGGCATCGACATTTTCTCTCCCTCCCCGGGGGAGGCATCGAGTTTTCTGTAAGGGCGGAAGGAAAAGTTTTCTCCCCGGGAGGCATCGAGTTTTCTCCCTCCCCGGGAAGCATCGAGTTTTCTCTCCCTCCCCCGGGGAGGAAAAGTTTTCTCCCTCCGGGGAGGCATCAAGTTTTCTGTAAGGAAAAGTTTTCTTCCCCGGGGAGGAAGATTTTTTCTCTCCCCGGGGCAGGGCGGAAGAACCAGTTCTCTCCCCCCCAGGAGCAACCAAAATCTTCTCTCCCCGAAGGGCGGAAGACCAGTTCTCTCCCCCGGGGCGGGCGGAAGGACCAGTTCTCTCCCCCGGGCCGGGGGGAAGGACCAGTTCTCTCCCCCGGGGCGGGCGGAAGGACCAGTTTTCTCCCCCCGGGGGGAAGGACCAGTTTTTCTCCCCGGGAGGAACCAAATTTTTTTTCTCCCCCCGGGAGGAAGGAAAAGTTCTCTCCCCCGGGAGGAACCAAATTGTTTTTCTCCCCCGGGAGGAACCAAATTGTTTTTTCTCCCCCCGGGAGGAACCAAATTGTTTTTCTCCCCCCCCGGAGGAACCAAATTGTTTTTCTCCCCGGGAGGAAGGAACAGTTCTCTCCCCCGGGAGGAAAGGAACAGTTCTCTCCCCCCGGGAGGAAGGAACAGTTT